ATGCCGAAGAAGCGGCCCGAGCCGTTCTGGCGAGAGCAGACGAAGTGCTTCTACGTCCAGATCGGCAAGAAGCAGCACCGCCTCGATCCCGACGAGGCGACCGCCTGGCGGCTCTATCATGAGCTGATGGCCAGGCCGCCGGAACAGCCCGCCATCATCCCCTCCTCGCTGGCCGCTGTCGAGGTGGTCGACCTCTTCCTCGATTGGTGCCAGAAGAACCGCGACCGGCTCACCTACGAAGCCTACCGCCGCCGCCTCCAGAATCTCGCCGACGGCATCCCCCACACGCTCCCTTGCCAGGACCTGAAGCCCTACCACCTGACCCGGATCATCGACTCCAAGGGGTGGAACTCGACCACGAAGAACGATTTCCTCGCCGCCGTCCAGCGGGCATTCAACTGGGCACTGACGGAAGGCATCATCGCCCAGACCCCGCTGGCGAAGCTGAAGAAACCGGCCCGCGAGATCCGCGAGCTGGCCGTCACCCCGGCCGATTACGCGGAGGTCATGGAGGCCGTCGAGGAGCCGAACTTCCGCGCCCTGCTCGATTTCGCGTGGGAAACCGGCGTCAGACCGCAGGAAGTGGTCAAGATCGAGGCCCGGCACATCGCAGGAAACCGCATCGTGCTCCCGCCCAGGGAGGCCAAGGGGAAGAAGCGGCACCGGATCATCTACCTGACGGAAGCCGGCATGGCCTTGGTGGCCCCCCTGGCAGAGCAGCGGCCGGCAGGCCCGTTGTTCCGCAATTCCGATGGGTCGCCGTGGAACAAGGACTCCATCAACTGCGCCATGCGCCGCCTCCGGCTCCGGCTGGCCGAGCAGATGATGGATCGTGATGGCCACCCGCGACCGAAACGCGGCCGCATCCCGAGGGGGCTGACCAGCCAGGCCCGCGCCGACCGGCAGGACGCCCTGCAGCGATGGAAAGCGGAGCGAGCGCGGTACGTTCGCGAGAAGGTGCCGAAGTTCCACCTGGGGGCGTGGAGGAAGGGGTACACCACGCAGGCGCTGAAGAACGGCGTCGAGCTGACGGCCCTCGCCTCGCTCCTTGGCCACCAGGATGGGCGGATGATCGCCACGACCTACGGCAAGGTCTATCAGGACCACCTTCACATGGAGGAGATGGCCAAGAAGGCGAGGAAGTCTTGATCCGCCAAACGGCCAGGTCCAGCACGACCCCGAGTACATGGCCTCGCTTTCGGAGCGGACGAAGCGGAAGCGGAAGGCCGCAGATGGCTGACCTTTGGCTGGGGCGGCTCAGAGGGCGGGCGCTGGGGCCTGGCGACCGGAGAAAGGCACCAGCTCGGCTCCCTTCGGCAGGTACAGCGGGTGCCGCGGATGGCCATCCCGCGTGAGGCCAAGAGCAAAAGGGCGGACGCCCAGAGCGTCGAGCCAGCCGAGGACGACGCCGTCCTGGCCAAGGTGTTCGCCGTGAACGCCCCAGGCGCACACCACCGGGCCATCGTGACCAGCCCGCAGCTTTCGGTCGAACCACGCCCGGTTCTCCGACCCGACGGGTTCCACCGCCCGTTTCAGATCGGCGGGGTCGGTCGCCCGGAAGGCGAACAGGTTGAGCACGGCCAGCCTTCCGCATCCCCACTGCCGGGCGTACCCGATACAGCGCCTGATGGTCGGATCGTCCTTCGTGGCATCGGCCGTCGAGGGATTCAACATGATGAACGTGGCCGTGCGCAAGCCGGGGCCGACCTGGCGGGTCAGCAGGTAGCGGTACCGCCCGCAAGTGGAGATGACGGCGTTCTGTCCGACGGGAAGGTCGAGGAGCATCAGGCCGCCACCTTCTTCCGGTCCAGATACCGCTCGACAAGCTTCCGCAGATGGCTGGTGTCGTTCTCTTTGACCTCGACGCCGAGATACGGATCCACGATGTGCTGGGCCTCGGACGCCTTGATCCCCAGGACGTCCATGATCGGCGGGTCGCTGCCGTCGTCCGTCACCAGGAAGAACGCGGTCACAGGATTCTGCTGGCCCTCCCGGTCCAGGCGCCAGATGCACTGCTGATGGATGCCGGGCGACCAGTCGAGCTCGCCGAAGATCCCGGTGCAACAACGGTGCTGGAGCCCGTCGACGCCGGCCCCGCTCCGGAGCGACATGATGAGGACGTCCGTCTCACCGTTCAGGAAGCGGGCCTTCGCCGCGTCCTTCTTCCCGGCGGTCTCGCTCCCCGTGTACATGGCGGGCTTCAGGTCGGCCAGCTCCCGGTTCCAGATGTCGTACACCTCGCGGTGCCAGCCCCAGAGGACCACGGCCTCGCCCGCCTCGACCATCATCCGGGCGAACGCGGCCACCGTCCTGGCCTTGGCCACGCCGGTCGTCTGCCGCATCATGATGTCCAGCTCGCGGGCGGCGCTCCCCCGCTCGACGAAGCTGGCCGTGGTCGCCTTGATGGCGAGGGCTCTGGCCAGATCCTCGACGGCCGAGACCGTCTTCTCGTCGTAGTCGATGTGCTCGACGATGCGGGAGACCTTCGGCAGTTGCTGGCCGACGTCCGACTTGAGCCGCCGGAGCATGACGTACTGCTCGCGGAGGTAGGTGCCGAGGGCCTTCGGGTCCTTGATCCGGTACTTGCCGTTGCCGATGGCGTCGCACCACTCCCGCTCGAACTCCGGCCACTGCCCGAGCGCGGTGTCGTCGATGAACTGCATGATGTGCCACATCTCGTCGCCGTAGTTGTAGATTGGCGTGGCGGTCAGGCCGAGATGGAAGGTGGTATGGGCCGAGAGCACCTTGCACGCAGAGCCCTTCGCGGTGCTCGCGCCCGTCCGGAGCGATTGTGGCTCGTCGTAGGTGACCGACTTGAAGTACCCCGTGGCGAAGATGTCCGACCATCCGGCCACCTGGCTGATCCGGTAGACGTAAACGTCTGCGGGCGGCAGCTCGTAGGGGCTGCCCTTCTTGATCAGATGGACCCGAAGGTGGGTGAACGCCTCGATCTTCTCCTTCCACTGGCGCTGCATGTGGGCGTCGCAGACCACGGCCGCAGGGAGCGCGGACGGCTCGGACACCATGAACCCTGCGGCGGTGTAGGTCTTGCCCAGGCCCCCCTCGTCGCCCAGAAGCAGGCGCCCGCGCCTCCGTAGCACCTCGATGGCCTGCCACTGGTAGGGCCGGAGCTGCTGCCCCTCCCGCAGCTTGACGCTGCCGTCCGGGACGTAGTCCGGCATCAGGATCCGCTCCATCTCCGCCTGGCGTTGCAGGAACGACTCTCGGCCGCTCTCCAGGGACGCCCGGTCAGCCTCGGAGATGTCCAGCGGGTATCGCTGCATGAACCAGTCGAGGTCGGTGTCCGTCACGATGCTGTGCGGGAGATGGTAGGGCGGGATCGCTGCCTTCGGGATACTCGGAAAAAGCTGCTTGAGGCGGATCGAGACATGCGGCTCGGCGCGGCCGATGATCCACTGGGTCTTGTCGTGGGAGAGCGAGACGGCGCCGTAGGACCTCATAGCCACGCCTCGCCCAGCCTCACGAAATAGGCGTCCTTACCCTCGATCTGGGCGGGAAGGCCCATGCTGAGGTTGGATGCCAGGATCAGGGAACCGACGCGGGGATGGTGGGCATAGCGGCAGAGTTGCCGGTAGACATCCTTCTTGCGGGCGCCCTTGAGTTTCAGCTCGATCCCGACATCCCCGACCAGGAAGTCCACGATGTCCGATTCCGTCAGGGGGAACTCGCGATCAAACGCGATCCCGGCTTGCGTCATAACCTGCTCGACATCGGCCTGAGCCCGCTTCTCGCTGGACAGGTCGATCCTCGCGCTTCGGATGAGGCCGATGAGAGTCTCGATACTCGAATTGCCGACCATGGCTACCTCGCCCGCCCGTTTCCCTTCCCGAAAGACCGCTCGGCCAGCTTATCGACCTGGCTTACCTCCCGAAAGGGCGGCTGCAGCTCGCAGATCGGCACCTCGACGTAGCCCGAGCGGACCATCTGGCCGGTCGGCTTCACCACGCCGGCGGCGACAAGGGCGTCGAGCATGCCCTCGTTTTCGGAGTAGCTCTTGATGGCCACCTGATTCCTGCCCAGGGGAACGTCGGGAAGGTTCACCGTGGCCGCGGCAATGGGCGAGCCGTCTTCGGCGTCGATCAGCTGCAGGGCCGGGCGGCCATTGTCGTACTGACGCTTGCAGACGATGCAATCCCAGGATTTGAAGCGGACGCGGACGGGGGTCATAGGGCCTCGCGCTCGGAGACGGCGGGAGTACGCTCATCCTTGAAGGGATATGTCTTGAACTTCTGCGGGGGCCTGCCGAACATCTTCTCGAAGCTGCTGCTTTGGGCGATGATGCAATATTCACGGCCATCCCCTCCCCTGACGATCTTGAAGCGGCCGTCGCCGTCTCGGCCCTTCAATACGACTTCGCCACCCTCCAGCTTCACAATTCGGGGCAGCATGAAGGGATAGTCCGCGTTCATGTGCATCCCGTCCGGCAGAGCGTGCGATGCCTCGGCGAATGTCTTCACGTACTTTCCGCAGACACTCATACTCTCTCCTCCCACGCCGAGACACAGACCGGCACGATAGGCCGGATCAACTCGCGCATAGCGTCGGCATAGACACGGATCTCATACTGGGCATGGCCGTCGCAGCGGAGGGTCAGGAACTTGAGCAGGTTGAGCAGGTTCACCGTGGCGAACATGTGGCTGTAGGTTGCCACCGGCAGGACGGAGCGGGCAAGTTCGCGGGGCCAGCCTCCTTCAATGAGGCGGCGATACTGGGCGAAAGCCCCTTCCATCACTTCGCGCGCGTGCTCGACCTCTGCGCGGCGTTGCTCAAGCATGGCCGCGTCGGTATCCCCGATGTCCCTGGCCTGCTTGCTACTCGCCGACTGCTGGCCGATGAGAGCGGGGTCGGGGACGTAGAACTCCTCCGGCAGCTCCCGATACCGGGCGGAAAGCTCGTTGTAGCTCCATGTCCGGTGGCGGTGCCACTGGCGGAAGACGAAGATCGGGGCTTTGATCTCGAAGGTGAAGCTAACCGCCTCAAACGGCGTCGTGTGGCGGTTCTTCCAGAGGTAGCGAATCAGCCGAGCGTCGCTGCCCTGATCCTCACCGGCACGCCAGGCAGCGTCATACGAGACACGGGCCGCACGGACCACCGACAAATCGGACCCCATCGAGTCAACCAGACGGACGAAGCCATGATCGAGAACGTCGATCCGCGCGTTCTCAGGCGGCTGCATTCGACGGGGCTTTCGCTGCGGTTTCTGCCTCCAGGCGCTGAATCTCGCGGTCGATGTACCAGCGGGCCTTCTTCAGGTCTTCCAAACCGTTCTTGTGGTCGGAGCGCCAGAGGTATTTCATGGCGTTTCCGACGTTGAAGTTCATGTGCTCCGTGACGGTGATGCACTCGACGCCCGAAGGGTGCGAATTGTAGTGCTTGGGATGGTTGACGTTGTCTGACACTTCACCTCTCTTTCCGCCCGAGTCCCGGGCGATTGGTTGTTAATTCGCAGTAAGGTGCTGGCGATGGAGCTCGCGGATTCTGGCTTCCTCGGGACGGCCGATGCCTCGCGATCCGGCGAGCCAGTGCCCTACGGCACGTTCAGTCACGCCGACGAACTCGGCCACAACCTTTTTGCCCCCTACCGCGTCGCAGATTTCCCGGAATTCTTCCTTGGTCATGCCAGCCTCCGGTTGTGCGAGACCGATGAGGCCAGCGACGCCAGGATGCAGCCCGCCCCGACCAGCCCCGTGACCGCCTCGGGGACGTGCCAGCTCGTGCTGCCGAGCATCAGGACCGCCAGAGCTCCGATCCCCCAGTGCGCACCGTGTTCGAGATAGACGAACTGGGCCAGCGTGCCGTTGCGGACCAGCCGGACGGTCATCGACCGGATCACGAGGGCCCCGATGCCGAGGCCAATCATGATGGCCACGATGTCGTTCGTGATGGCGAAAGCCCCGATCACCCCGTCCAGCGAAAAGCTGGCGTCGAGGATCTCGAGGTAGAGGAACCCGACCAGCCCCTGCCGGCCCGCGACGCAGGCGGCCGCTTCCTCGCCATCGCCGCAGAGCCCCATCGCGCCCTTGATGGCGATGTAGCAAAGCAGCCCCAGCAGTCCGGCGACGACCGACGCCCCGGGGACGGCCAGGAGAACGGCGATAGCCAGGCCGATCTCCACGGCCTCCATGCGGCCGATCTGCACGAGCCGCCGCTCGACCCAGCCCAGCCAGTGGACGTCCTTGGCCTCGTCGCAGACGAACTGCAGGAAGACCATCAGCAGGAACATCCCGCCGAAGGACGCGATCGCGGTATGGGCCTCGGAGAGACGCCGGCCGTACTCCACCGCGTCCGAGACGGCCAGGATTGCGACGTCGTCGATGCTTCCGCCCCCGGCGAGGGAGACGATCAGCACTGGGAGCACCAGGCGCATCCCGAAGACGGCGATGAGGATGCCCCAGGTGAGAAAGCGGCGCTGCCAGATCTGGGGCATGTTCTTCAGCACCGAGGCGTTAACGACGGCGTTGTCGAAGGACAGGGAGACTTCGAGGACAGCAAGGAGGAGGACGGTGAACAGGATCATTTCGAGAACCAGCGGGAAATTTTCACAGTGACGTAGACGATGACACCGACGGCGAGGAACAGAAGCAGATTGATCACCGCTTGCACTCCCCGCCGACCTGGGCCAATGGGAGGCAGAACATCCCGCCTTCCTTGCCGTCGGCGTCGAGAAAGCACACGACCTCATAGCCATCCGGCTTGCAGATAGAGTAGATCCCGGTGATCGTGACCATCCGCTTGAAGCCGCCGTCGCCCATGACCGTCAGGATGCCGACCACTAAGGCCACACCGATCAGACCGGCGGCGAACATCAGCCGACTCATTTGGTCCATTCCTCGATCCTCGCCGTCAGCCAAGGCGCTCGGCGCGAGACCCATCCCTTGAGCGCTTCGTCGTCCGTGAGGATGAGCAACACGCCGAACACGACGATCGTGGAGCGAGATGCGAAGAACGCGCTCAGGATTATCAGGAGGCCAATCCAAGCCGATACTTGCGAAAGCTGAGCGAGAAGGTACTTTTTCATTGCCGTCTCCCAAAATGAGTGGGCGGGGTCGAAGCCCCGCCCGGTTAGAGTTATGCTGCGACCTGCAGGCCGAAGCGAGTAGCGAGAGAACCCAGTTCGCCGGCTTCCGCTTCACCGACTGCCACGAAGTTCCAGTCGGATCCGTCGCGCACCAGCTTGCCGAGCACGAACGTCGCGCCGGTGTAGTCGCCGGTGATCTTGTAGTTGGCGATCTCCTGCTGGTTCTCGGCGTTGACGATGCGGATGTGGGCGTTGTCGAGGTCTTTCAGGCTCTGCCCTTTCTGCGCAGCCTGATAGATCGAGGCCACGAAGAGGATTTCCTTGATGCCTTCGGGCACGGTCGTGAGGTTGACGTCGATCACTTCGTCGTCGCCCTCTCCCTCGCCAGTCAGGTTGTCGCCGCGGCTGGCGACCGAGCCGCAGGCCGAGACTTTAGAGCCGAAATACACGAAGCCGCCCTTGCCCGGCAGCTTGCCGTTGGCATCGAGCAGGAATGCCGCGAGGTCGAGGTCCATGGTCTTGCCCTGCTTGGGGTCCCAACCGGCACCAGCGAAAACCTTCGTCAGGCCGGGAGCCTTCTTGGTCAGGGAGACGGTATCGCCTTTGGTCATTGAAACAATATCGTTCATAATGTAATATCCTTAATGTTAGATGAAAAAGCACCGGCGTCACCCGGTGCTTTTACGTTTAGAACAATGTTCGCGATAGTCAAGCGGTATTTGATGCATCCAGTTCACCGGTGCAGATGCTTCAGTTTCGCCCGCCGGACCGGTGCCGGGGGCGGACCTTGCACGATCACCGGCTCCGACGCCCTCAGATACTCCGCCAGGTGCTCCTCGGAGATGCGTATGCAGCCCCGGCCGAGACCGACGCGATGGCAGCGCAGCTTGCCGGAGGCTACCAGCGCATAGACCGTAGCCTGACTGACGTCGAGCCGCTGTGCTGCCTCCCGCACCCGCATGTCCGGTCTCCTTGTCCTTTCAGCGTTCCCGTTCGTGTGCTTTCGCGTCCACCGGCTGCTCGACGCCCAGCCCCTTGCCGTCCAGGATGTCCTGGAGCCGCCCCTGGGGCGTCTGCCACTGCCGCTCGATCTCGGGCAGCACTCGGTCCAGCTCCTCAGCCGGGACCGGCTCCGGCAGCGGCTCAAGGTGCCGCACGTCGGCCGCACCTTCGGCCACCCGCTGCCCGTAGCTCGCTGCATCTGCATCGCCGTAATCGCGGACCCGCGCGGCGTGCTCGTCCGCGCGGATCTCGGCGGCCAGGGCCTTCGCCTCTTCCGGAGACGGGTATTCCTCCAACTCGGGGCCCAGGTCGTCCCAGGCCGTGCGGAACGTCACGAACCGGTAGGGGTTTTCGCCACGCTGCGCGATCTCCGTCAGCTTGTCGCCCTTCCCCATCGCCGCGTCCAATTCCTGCGGCGTGACCAATTCCTCCCGGATCGCGTATTGGAGCGCGCCGAGGTGGCTGGATGTCTTGATGCCGAAGTCAATGACGGTAGCCCTGCCAGGCCAGACGTCGAGCTGGCAGCACTCGATGAGTTGCTGGGTGAGCGGCCTGATGGACCCCAGTTGGTCGCCATGTCCTCCCAGCGACTCGCGGCCCTCGTCGCGGAAATCTTCTTGGTCCGGCATTGCTATACCTCCTCGCCCGCGCCCGGACGCTTCTCGAGTTCCTCCCGCGCAACTCGGTAGAACTCCCGCACCGCCTCGATCCGCTCCTCCTCGCGCAGCACGGCCTGGATGACCCACACGCACTTTCGCGCGATGCGGATGCAGAGGTCGTGGACAGCGGGGTCAGTTGACTGATGGCCTCGCAGCATGGACAGGCTCCGATAGTCGCCGCCTCGCCTCCTTCACGGCTTCGAGGCACGCGCAGGTGATGAAGGAAACCAATTCGGGGGTCGTGGCGCCGGGGCTCGTCTGGATCATCTCGACGATGAGCAGGCCGGCGGCCAGGGCACAGTCGTACTCGATCGCTTCGGGGTCGTCGGGCATGGGCCACTCATTCACCGCTCCCTCCCGCCGCGCTCGCGGCTCCTGTCGATGGTGTTCCCCTCCTCCTGCGTTGCCATGCCGATCAGACGGTTTCGCTGGGCGTCGCTGATCTTGCCGGGGTCGATCTCGGACAGGAGGATGTGGCCCTGGTCGCGGTTCGAGACGCCCGACCAGTCGACCGCGTCCTGCAGGATCGCGAGCTTGCTGCGCTCCGGCATGTCCTGCCACGGCCGTTCCTCGATGCGGTAAGCCTGGTTCCGGCCCACAACCGCCGGATAAGTGCCCTCCTTGATCCGCATGATGTGGTTGAAAACCTCGCTCAGGCGCTTCTCGTCGCTGGGCATGGCTCACTCCAATTGAGGGCGGGGCGTCCGTGCCCCGGCCGGTCATTTCAGCAGCCGCGTGATGACGCTGATGGCCTTGGTGGTGGCGGCCTTCTTGGTCGCACCGGCCACCGCGGGGCTGTTCTTCGACAGCCACTTCCAGGCGATGGCCCAGCCGACGACGCCGATGACGAAGGCCCGCCCGAAGGCGTCCGCGGAGAATGGGTTGGTCGGGAAGTCGAACATGAGTCGCGAATCTCCTTGTGAAATGGCGTGAAGCGATCTACTCTCCGGCTGTCAGCTCCGCGCCCGAGGCGCGTCGAGCCTCGGCGGCCGGGGCTTGAACCTGGCGGTCGCAGCCCCGGCCGCCTCCTCACATCTCCCGCCCCATGTCCCGGTCCTGCTGCTGCGAGGGCGGGGTCGGCTGACTCGGGGCATCCAGGATGTCCTGGAGACTGAACTCGCGGGCGCTGGGACCGATGTCCTTGAGGCCGCCCATCTCCTGCGTGACGATCTGGGGCGTCGGGTTACCCAGCACGCCCGGCTCCTCCATGGGCTTGATATTGCTGTCCGGAAAGGCGGCCAGGGCCTGCGTGATCTCGTGGGCGCCAAGACGCCCCATCGCTGCCAGGTGCCCCTCGCCGAGCTTCCGCCCGGCCTGCTCCTGCGGCTCGATGCCCCCGGCCGACTCCGCAGTGCGAGTGGGGCCCGGGTCGGACATGATCTGGTCAAACGCCTCTCTCGACATCTCGATGCCTCCTTCGGTTGGCCCGGCTCGCGCCGGAGATTGGGACTCTAAAACCCCGCCATCGCGATCCCCACCGCGCCCGCCAGCACGAGCATGAGGATCGCCGTCAGCCACACCTCCGCCGTCCGGAGGAGGTGGTTCCGTCGCCCGTTTCCCGGGCTCTGTTCCTCGTAGTAGCGCGTCAGAGTAGTGCGGATCGGGGGCACGCCCGGGGTGAAGGTGATCGCCGTCCGGGCGGGCAGCGCCACGACCTCCTCCGGCTTGAGAAGCTTCCGGGCCTGCTGGGCCCAGTTCGAGTTGCTGCCCCAGGACTCGGAGAGGCTGGTGCTCGGCTCCGGGCTGCTGACCTGCCGCGAACTGCCGGTGTTCGTCCCGCCGGAATCCACGACGATGGTCGCTTCGCCCAGCCGGGCGCTCACGTACTCCGACGTCTGCTGGTCATTGACGCCGAAGAATACCTGCGTCGTGTTCGAAAGAAGCGTGGTGTCGCCGCCCTCGCCCCAGCACTCGCGGAGCTGGCCCATCGACTGGTAGTAGAACTGGAGGCGCACGCCGTACCCGCGATACTTGTCCACCGCATCGTCGAGGCAGTCCATTCGCCCCAGGCTGGCGGCCTCGTCCAGGATGAAGTGGACCTTGTTCTGCTCCTGAAGCCCCCCGTCGACGACCGCCCGCAATGCCGCCCCGATCCAGAGCCGCAGCAGCCCGGCCTGGGTGGTGATCTGCTTGGGCGGCAGGACCAGGTAGACGGTCATCTTCCCCTTGCGCAGCTCGGACAGGTCGAAGCTGCTGGCCCTCGTGCTGGCAGCGACGGCGAGCGTGTCGAGGAAGTTCATGAACCGATTCGCCGTGCTCAGGACCGAACCGAGCTCCTTGTCCTTGTAGTTGGTGAGCTGGTTCCCGAGCCTCGCCACCATGCCCTCGTGCCCGGTCTCGTTTCGGAGGACCTCGATGATCGCCTCCCGCTTTGCCGGAATGGTCAGGAGCGTCCTCACGGACTGCAGCGATCGGTTCTCGTCCCGCCCGTAGAGCGCCACAGCTACGAGCATCGCGGTGATCCAGAGCTCGGCGCTGTCGTTCCAGTACGGGTCCTTCTCCTCGCCTGTCCTGATCACCATGGCGTTCGCGAGCGCCCGGCAATCGTCGATGAGCAGCGGCGACCTGGGGTCGATGGTGTCCAGGGGATTGAAGGTGTCCGGGGTTTTCGTCACCACGTTGAACGGATCGAGGACCACGGTCCTGTGGCCGAATTTCTCGCGGCGGTGCCTCGCGGTCAGCTGGTAGTTCTCGCCCTTGAAGTCCACGACGGCCATCGAATCGGGGCAGTTCAGCAGGTGCGGGATGACGCAGGACACGCCTTTCCCCACGCCGGTCGGGGCGAATACCGCGATGTGTACGGCCTTGTTGAGCCTGACGGGCACGGTCTCGGCGGGCTGCCGCTGCAGCTTGCGCATCGACAGCATGAGCCGTTCGCAGGCCACGACCGGGGGGACCCGGCGATCGAACAAGGCCCGGATGGACTCGAAGAACCCCGGCCTGGGCAGCGTGACCTTGCCCACGATCAGGCCGGATTCGCCCTCGAGCATCCCCGCCCGGTCCAGGTCGTCGATGTCTGCCCAACGGGCGGTCCCAAAGGCGGTCAAAGTCCGGACACGCTTCCCGGCGGCCGCGAGCAGCACGGCCAGGCCGATGCCGAGGGCGAGGACGGGGATACCGGCGGCGATGGCCGCGAGCAGCAAGGCGAAGATGATGACCGCCAGGATCATGATTGCGCGGCAGTATCGCATGTCTCCTCCAGCGTCGTGGGCTGTGAATCGGTCGTCATGGAACTGAGTGCGGTTGTTTCCGTATCTCCGTCAGCAGGAGGGGCGCTCTGGTCAGGGTCTGAGTGCCGTTCCCTCTCCAGCTCGATCTGTAGCCTGAGCTTCCTCAGCTCGTGCTCGCGGAGGGTTGCTTGGTTTTCGAGCCGCAGGTAAGTGCCGAAGTGCCAGGCGCCCCGCAACATCACGGCGAAGGCTGCCATCATCGAATAAAAAAACACGTTCACGGCGAGAGACATCGCTGACCTCCCGGAAGGCGTGACAGTTCTGCCTGCGCCCGCATGATGTCCAGCTCCAGCTCTTGGAGCTTGGCGGTGCTCTCCGCTACCCATCGGGCGTGCTCCAGCAGGTCGCTGATCGCCAGCGTCCAGGCGAACAGGGTTGCGCCGATGGCAAGCGCCATCTCCCACCAGTCGCTCATGTGGCCTCCGAAGGTGGTTGACCGAATGGAATGGCTGTGGCAGGTTCGTGGTGCTGTGGGGCGAATCCCGTAAAGCGCGCAGAATACCTCCACGAGGGAAACGGCAGAATCACCCACAGCGCCTCGAAGTCCTCGTAAGAGGCCGCCGGGAGTCATGACCCGGCGTAGTTTCCACCCATCGTGTGCGGTGGGTTCAAAGGCCCCTCCGGGGGCCTTTGCTTTTCCCCATCCTTCTCCAGCAGCGGCCTCTCCTCCGGCTTGAGGATCACCAGCGCCCGGCTCGTGGGTTTGCAGCTCTGGCAGCCGCAATACGGCTCGTGCTTGTCGTTCTTCCTCATTGCGATGCTCATGTGCGCGCACCTTCCACGACCAGGCGCAAGGGGTGCGCTGTGAATCGTAGAAAACGCTTTGAAACGTAGGAATTCTGCGGGGTTTACCCCGGCGCTGCGGCTGGCTAGTTAGCTGCCGCAATATCACGCCACACGTTCATCGCGGTCTTGGCGTTAAGCCCCTTCGCCACGGCCTGCTTCATCTGCTTGACCGCCTCGGTGGCCGCCTCGATGGCATCCTCCAGCGAGATCTCGTCCCCGGCCACGGTGACCACCTGGCCGGACACCAGGGGCACCTTGATCTTGCTGGCGCGAACGGCTGGCGCTGCGCTGGACCGCTTCCTGCGCCCATGACGTTCCAGCTCGTCCCGGGTGACGCCGCTGAGGGTCATCGCAAGCAAGCCACCTTGCTGATCGCTCGGCAGCTTCGCGATCGCGTAGGCCTTGGCGAAGCCGAACTTGCCGTCGAGGAACGCCTGCCTGGCCTCGGGGATCAGGTCGTCCGGGCACAGCCACCGGGTCACGGTGGACGGATCCTTCCCGAGGTGCGCCGCGAGATCCTTGCGGGCCCACTCCGGGTTGAGCTTCAGGAGCTCCGAGCAGGAGAGGTAGATCTCGGGTTCGGAGAGATCCACTCGCTGGACGTTCTCCGTGAGATTGATGACCTTGATCTGTGCGGGCGTGAGCGTGCTGGGGTAGATCGAGACAGCGGCCGAGTCGACCTTGGCCAGACGGAGCGCCGCGAGCCGGCGAAATCCGGCGATCAGCTGGTGATTGTCGAGGACGATGAGGGGCTGGAGCAGCCCGTTGGCGACGATCGAGTTGCAGAGCTCCCGGATCCCGTCGTCGATCTCAACCTTCCTCGCGTTCTGGCCCTCGATGATCTTGTCGAGCGGCCAGGTATCGTGCTTCGGCTTCGGAAGCGGCATGTGGACCTCCCCGTCAAGAATCGCTGAGCGCGGACGACCACTGGTCGGTGGCCGAGAATGGCCACACGCGAGGTCGCCGGATGATCGCGGACCGAGTCCCGGACGCATCGCGTTGCGCCGGATGGCGGACCGCTCTTGCGCCGAGGCAACAAAGGCCCGCGTCGGGATCGCGGTCTTTACTGCGTCAGCGGACGCTTCAGGCGTCTGACTAAGAATACGCGCGAGCGGCCTGGCCTGAAAATTTGGGAAAAATGCGGCTCAGATTTTTCCCAGATGGACGCGCGATCAGGATAGGAGGTCGGGGCGGGAGGAGACCCAGTCGGCGAGGGCCTGACCGGCGGGGGTGAGCTCGGTGCGGGATCGGCCCGGGCCGGGGGCGAGGCGGGTGAGCTGGACGCCGAGGGATTCTCCGAGCTTGCGGACCTTGTACGCGGGGCCGCTATGATCTGGGTTGTCTGCCGCTTCGTCCGCCTGCCGCGCGACGTGCCGGAAGGACTTGTGGACGGTGAACGATCGGAAGACGGACAGCCGGTCCAGCGTCTTTGCCCGCGCCGCGCCATTCAGCAGGGCCGTCAGCTTGCTGGCCGCCTCGGGGTACTCGATATGCAGCAACGAGGAGGACTTGTCCCCCGCCTTGTAGAAGGCGGAGAACTTTGCGACCGCGGCGGTATAGGCTTCGGCATTCCCCAGCGACGCTTCCATGTGGGCATCGAGAAAGGCAGCCAGTTGGCCCGACGCCAGCGAAGCGAAGGTAATCGCCATATTCGGGTTCGTGGCGGACCTGATGAAGATGCTGTATTGCCTGTAGGCCGCATGAAGCTCCGCCTGGGTCATCAGTCCCTTCGATGCAAGGACGCCATCGATTTCATCGGCTGAGATGCCCGCGGAGTGGCACTCGCAGAGCGAGTCGTATGAATCGCAGATCCTGATAACATGCTCGATCTCCGACTTGTCATCGAGCAAGGGAACCGTCAGCCGAAGGCATTGCAGGGCGAGGCGCCTCAGGTCGGCAGCCCGAGCCTCGTCGTTTAGAGACTTGATCCGGTCCAGCCACTCTCTTGGGACCTGCATCGCCACCCCCCCTCCGAACGCAGCAACCTCCTGAACAAAGCGCCATCCACCATGGTAGCGCCCGCCGTCTCGCCGGTCAATCCCGGCAGACGCCCGATTCATTGCCTCCCTCCTTTTTGTTACCGGCCCCGACCGACGCCTATTCCTGGCACTATGAACCCGCCGCCGGGATGCGCAAGCAGAGAATCGGTTCCCCCTGAAGGTCTCCCCCAATTCTCTGCTTGCCCACCGCCGAGGCTTCCCGTCCGAGGCGGGTTCTGGGGGCGTGCCGTAAGGCTCGGTGGTCGAGCCTGTAACTAGAAGGAGAATGTTATGACTGATTCCAAACCTATCGCCATCATCCGCCAGACGACGACCGTCTCGATCGCTTTCGCGGAGAAGCCCTCGGAAGAACGCCGCCGTCAGCTCCGTGACGCTGGCTACCGCTACGAGAACGGCAACTGGTTCCGCAGCGAGCCGCATAGCCAGATGGCTACCGAGGAACTAGTTGCGCAAGTCCTCGCGGCATAGTAACAACAAGGGAGCCAGACTCTACATCTGGCTCCCTCAACCCTCCAACCGAAAATCGAAAGGCATTACCCTTATGGCAAAGAAAATCGCTCTTAGCAATACCCGTCGTGATGTAATCCGCGAATACGGGCTGAAGCACATCAAGACCAGCATCGACCGCAGCAAGGAGCAGAAGCAGCTCGCCATCATGCTGAAAGAGGCCAACGCCGCCATCCGTAGCAAGTACCCGGAGGCGGAAATGGCCGTGCTGCGCAAGTATGACCTGGCTCGCGTAGACCGCTGCCTCAAGTTCCAGATGCCCAGCGGCCGGGTGGACGGCTTTACCTTCAACGCGGACTGCGAGGTGGCGGACATCCCGTATAACCGCCACTGCAGCTACTACAACAGCACCGTGTTTCCGGTCTCCGAGGCGTTCGAGAAAGCCTTCGACGCCCACGCCAAGCACAAGGCCGAGGCCGACAAACTGCAGCAGGAGAAGATCGATCAGTTCACCAGCTTCCTGATCGCCTGCAAGACGGTTGAGGATTTCATCGATGTCATCCCTCTGCCCGAGGACATCCGCAAACGGCTGGGGGCAGACTCGACGGCTCTCGTGGCCGTGACGCCGGAGACCGTGAAGTCGCTCAAAGCGACCTTCAAGAAAGCCGCCTAACGAAAAAGGGAGCGGCCTGCACAGCCGCTCCCGCCTTCTATAACCTCAAGGATGAGTTGAGATTATGACACCTGCTTACAGCAATCCACCACCGCTTGCAATAGCCCCTGACGAACTGATCGTTGACAACTTCGCGGGTGGCGGCGGCGCATCGCTCGGCATAGGCATGGCCCTTGGCCGGTCGCCCGATATTGCCATTAATCACGATAAAGAAGCAATTGCGATGCATGCCGCGAACCACCCGGAGACCAAGCACTATTGTGAGGACGTCTGGCACGTCGACCCGATCGAGGCCTGCGCGGGTCGCCCGGTCGGGCTCGCATGGTTCAGCCCGGACTGCAAGCACTTCTCCAAGGCCAAGGGCGGCAAGCCTGTCAGCAAGAAGATCCGCGGCCTAGCTTGGGTCGTGATCCGCTGGGCGAAGGCCGTCAAACCCCGCGTCATCATCCTGGAGAACGTCGAGGAGTTTCAAGACTGGGGACCGGTTCTCCCAGATGGCCAGCCCTGCCCGTTGCGGAAGGGCCAGACCTTCCGCCGCTGGAAGTCACAGCTCGAAAACCTTGGCTACCGTGTCGAACCGAAAGAGCTTCGGGCCTCGGACTACGGAACGCCAACGATTCGCAAGCGACTCTTTATCGTCGCCCGTTGCGACGGACTGCCGATCCGATGGCCCGAGCCGACGCACGGAGACCCGAAGAAGATCCAGCAGGATCTATTCAGCATCAACCTGAAGCCTTGGCGGACGGCGGCCGAGTGCATCGACTGGTCGCTCCCGTGCCCGAGCATCTTCGAGCGGCAGCGACCGCTGGCCGAGAATACACTCCGCCGGATAGCCGCTGGCATCCGCCGCTTCGTCATCGAGGCGAAGGAGCCGTTCATCGTCAACCTGACCCACCACGGCGGAGACCGCGTCGAGCCGCTCGACGAGCCGTTTCGCACCGTCACCGGGGCGAATCGCGGCGAGAAGGCGCTCTGCACGCCGTTCATCGCGCGGACGGCGCACGGAGACGTCGACAAGAACGGCAAGCGACGGGGCAAAGGCCAGCATTCGGTCGGCGAGCCGCTTCATACGGTCACCGCGTCCGGCGACTATGCCATTTGCACGCCGTTCCTGGCTGGCGTCGGTGGCCGGGCCGGGCAGTCACCGGAGCGATCGCCAGACCAGCCCTACCAGACGATCACGGCCAAAGCCGACGCTGCAATCATCTGCCCGACCCTGATACAGACCGGGTACGGTGAGCGGGAGGGCCAAGCACCCCGAGTACCGGGCCTCGATAAACCGCTGGGCACTGTGGTCGCCGGGGCGGCAAAGCACGCTCTGGTGACCCCTCTCCTCGTCGGCACCGGCGGCCCCGCGTATTCGGCGAAGCCTCGCCCCGCTGGACAGCCGATGAACACGATGACGACCGACTCGCGGGCCGCTCTGGTCTCCGCCTTCCTGGCCAAGCACTACACCGGCGTCGTCGGCAGCGACCTGCCTGAGCCGATGGGCACCGTTACGGCGACCGATCACCACAGCTTGGTCGCTTCTCACCTGCTCAAGCTGAAGGGGACGTGCAAACACGGTCAGGCCGTGGACCAGCCGCTGGCCACAGTCCAGGCGGGCGGCCTTCACTACGCCGAGGTCAGGGCATTCCTGATCAAGTACTTCGGCACCGACCAGGACCCCCGGCTTCAGGAGCCGCTGCATACCGTCACGAGCAAGGACCGCTTCGGCTTGGTCACCGTCCACGGCCAGGACTACGTGATCGTCGACATCGGCCTGCGGATGTTGACCCCGCCAGAGCTTTACCGGGCCCAAGGCTTCCCCGAGCACTACCTGATTAGCCCCGTCATCGACGGCAAGCCGCTCTCGAAGACCGCCCAGGTCCGCATGTGCGGCAACTCGGTCTGCCCGCCGATCGCGGCGGCGGTCGCCAGGGCGCAGTTTGAAACCGCTCCGGTGGCGAGGGCGGCATGACGATCACCATCCTCACCGGCTGCTGTCTCTCGCTCCTGCAGGCCCTTCCCAGCCAGTCTGTTCATACCTGCGTGACCAGCCCGCCCTATTGGGGACTTCGTGATTACGGAATCGCCGGACAGCTCGGCCTTGAGCGGTCTCCAGCCGAGTACGTCCAGCAAATCACCGCCGTTTTCCGCGAAGTTCGCCGGGTCCTCCGAGACGACGGCACCCTCTGGCTGAACCTCGGGGACAGCTATGCAAGCCAAGGCGGCACAGGGCACCAGGGGAAGCACGGACAACGGCATGACCGCACCCACACGCAGCGACAACTGCTAGCGGCTGCTGGCATGTCAGACCTCAAGCCTAAAGACCTCGTCGGTATCCCGTGGCGGGTTGCCTTCGCCCTCCAAGAGGATGGCTGGTATCTCCGCAGCGACATCATCTGGTCGAAGCCGAACCCGATGCCGGAGAGCGTCACGGATCGGCCGACTAAGTCGCACGAGTATCTCTTCCTGCTGACCAAGAGCGAGCAGTACCACTACGACGCCAAGGCCATCGCTGAGCCGTGCAACTGGAACCCTGACGACACAAAGATGCCGGACGGATGGGACACTGGGCCCGGATCGCATGGCAATTATCACCGGGCCGGACGAGAGCAAGGCGCTCGGGTCAAGCGAAGCGGGAACAATAAACGGAAGTCCGGCACGGAGCGTGGCTGCCCGGAAGGTTCGGGAGCAAACGTCTGCGGGTCGGTCCCGTGGGAGGGCACGACGAGGAACAAGCGAACCGTCTGGACCGTCGCCACCAAGCCGTTCTCCGAAGCCCACTTCGCCACCTACCCGCCTGAGTTAATTGAGCCGTGCATCCTCGCCGGTTCCCCACTGGGCGGCACCGTCCTCGATCCGTTCTTCGGCGCGGGGACAACCGGGCTGGTCGCTGACCGGCACGGGCGGCACTGCATCGGGATTGAACTAAACCCAGAATACGTTGGCATCGCGGAGCGACGGTTGAGGAAGGATGCCGGGCTGTTCGCCGACATCGTGGTCGCTGCGTGAACGGGCCCGTCCAAGGCACGCTCTTCGACGTTTCGCCAGACGAACCGCAAACCCACCAGCTCCTCCCGCTCGATCAGTACGATGTGATCGCCTTGGGGTACAGCGGCGGCAAGGACAGCCTCGCCGCGCTGCTGGACCTGCTCGAACGCGGCGTCCCGCCCTCGAAGATCGAGCTTCACCACCACGACATCGACGGCCAGGGCGAGGCCCTGATGGACTGGCCCTGCACCCGGGCCTACGTACAGGCGACGGCCGAGGCCCTCGGCATCCCGGTCGTCTTCTCCTGGCGCGAGGGCGGGTTCGTACGGGAGATGCTACGCGACAACGTACCGACCGCCCCGGTGGCCTACGAGCGAAGCGGCGAGCGTGTCAGCCTGCCGACAAAGCGGGAGACGGCCGGCACGCGGATGAAATTCCCCCAGGTCAGCGCCGACCTGAGCGTCCGCTGGTGTTCGGCCTACCTCAAGATTGACGTGATGGCCCGAGTCCTGGCCAACGACCCGGCCTACCAGGGCAAGAAGGTGCTGGTCGTCACCGGCGAACGGCGGCAGGAGTCCTCGGCCAGGTCGAAATACGCCGAGGCCGAGCCGCACCGTACGAATACCAAGAGCCGGACGGTGCACCAATGGCGGAACGTCATCGACTGGAGCGAGGAACAGGTCTGGGACATCATCCGGCGCTGGAACATCCGCCCGCACCCGGCCTATCAGCTCGGCTGGGGCAGAACGTCTTGCCTCGCTTGCATTTTCGGCGACAGCGACCAGTGGGCGAGCGTCAAGACCATCGCCCCCGAGCGGTTTAAGCGGATCGCTGGGCTCGAACGTGACTTCCGCAGCACGATCCGGAAGGGCCAGAGCGTAGAGGAGATCGCCGCGCGAGGCAGGGAGTTCGTATCGGACAAGCCTTCGGAACTCCGGGCTCTGGCCATGTCGCCGGACGCCTTCACGAAGGATATGTTCTTCCTCGCTTACGGCGAGACGTGGATGCCGCCCGCTGGAGCTTACAAGCGGTGCGGCGGGCCGAGCTGACGCCGTGCATTGGCGGCTCTCATACCGGGCCGATATCGCCGCCCTGCCTCTGGCGAATCGGCACTACAGCCGCCAACGCCCCGCATCCGGCCAGTTCGTGGCCCCCGGCCGCTGCGTGGTCCTGACGGGCCTGCGAGCCGACGCCCTGTGGGTGAGCCTCTGGCAGAAGCACGTCGACCACGCCTGGAAGGACGCCTGGGTTTGCTCCCTCTTCCGCAACGAGTCGGCCGAGCTGTCCTCCGAGCTGATCCGTCAGGCGGTGGCCGCCTCCCGCTTCGTCTGGCCAAGCGTCCCCTCGCAGGGCATCGTCACCTTCGTGGACCCTGACAGGGTACGCCGGAAGCGCGATCCGGGCCGGTGTTTCGTCCGAGCCGGGTTTCGGCCCTGCGGCACGACCCAGGGCGGCCTGCTGGCGTTCCAGATGACGCCGGATGCCATGCCGGAGGCCGAGGCTCCGGTGTGGTGCCAGTTCAGACTGCTCTGAGCGGGCGGCTTGCGGCTGGTCGGGCCAATCTCCTTTGCCCCGATTTCAGCCCGCCACTTGGCCTTTGATCGGGAAAGCTGAAGCCGCAGTCGCCCAGTTCAACCTGCAGCGGGACCCTACCCCCTTCGGTGTGAACTGGTCGCCTCTGGCGGCTTCGGATCGCTCCCCGGAAGGCCCGATGGGCGGGCCGGAAACCGAAGAGAAGGAGAATCGAGATGTCCCAACCAGCACACAAGCTCCGCGACGGCTGCCTGCAGGCCGTGATCTGGCGCAACACCAGCACCAGCGGCCAGACCTACTACACGGTCAACCCCCAGCGTTCCTACAAGAACGGCGACGACACCTGGCGGGAGACCGACAGCCTCAACGCCGACGACCTGCTGGCCATGGCCGAGCTGCTCCGCGAGGCATACGCATGGATCAAGACGCAGAAGCGTGCCGACGCCAAGGGGCTGCGGGAGCGCGACGGCGTGACGGCGAAATAGCCGGGCTGGGGCGGCCTCCGGGCCGCCCTTTCCTTTTGACATCGTCGCGAAACCGCGCTACTGTCCCCGAGCTGCGGCGGCGCGAGAGCGTGACGACCACGGTTCCGGGAGGCTTCGTCTACCAAGTCGGTGGTTAATCAGCCCGGCCCGCAGAGACCCGAACCGCAAGGAGGCCTATGCCGCGTAAGTCCCGCCGTAAATCCGTCGAATCACCCGCCACCGAGCCCACGCCCGTCGCAGCGGTCCTTGAGCAGTCTCCCATTGCCCAGATAATCGCCTCCCGCGAGGCCAAGGCAGAGACCGAACCCGAGCGGCCCATGCCTGAGCCGAGCGAGGCGGATGCCGTCGCCGCGTTCCAGCGGCAGCGTGAGCAAGAGCAGGCCGTGACCGAGCCTCCCAAGGCCGAAGAGCCGGCCAGGCGTCAGAAGACGTGGGGCGAGACCGTCAGGCCCTGGACGACCCATGCCCGGGACACCGGCGTCCATCACGTCACGACCACCAGCCCGGACATGGTGGGTATCCGCTTCGACAAGGGCAAGGAGCGCAAGGCTGAGGAGAAGCGAGAGATGGAGGCGATCGGCCTCCGCTTCTTCACCGAGGCCCAGGCGTGGCTCAAGACCAACCGCGACGGAGCCTTCGATGAAACCCAGGACTTGGCCCGAAAGTTCGCCGAGCGACGCCGCCAGGCCGAGGCGGAGATCTCCCGGTGAGCGGCAAACCGCTGGACTGCGTCGGGGTTGATCCGGCGAGCAGCGAGGTCGGCAAGCACGACTTCCGGCCCAGCCCGACCGAGCCGATCCTCTTCGGTCCGGGGAGCATCCCGGAAGCCCGCGAACGCCTCCTCTTCGAGAAGGTCACCGAACTGGCCTTTTCCCAGAACGAGACCTGCCGAGTCACCCGCGAGCGGAACGCCTTGGCGAAGGCCCTGCAGCTCATTGCCGCCGGGCGGGGTGGAAGCCCCCAGAGATTCGCCGCTGAGACCCTCGCCAGGCTCGAATCCGGCGAGCTAAGGAAGCCCGCCGCATGAACTTGCAGGACCGCATCAACGACGTCCAGGTCGGCGATACCGTTCGTTTTTCGCGTCGGTGGCTGCGGGAGCACAACCGCACCGGAACCGATCTGGCGAAGGCCAAGGGCGTCGTCACCGCGATCGGCGAGGAGGACGGCAGGCAGCAGGCGAACGTCGAATGGGACCGGGAGGGGATGCCCGATCTGGTGAACGTCCTGAACCTGAGCAAGGTCAGGCAGCGCGAGATCGAATAGCCCCGCCGGATGCCCCAGGATCATCGCAGCGCAGGGAGCAAGGGCGGAGCCGAGACGTTTCGACGCTACGGGCCGAAGCACATGGCCGAGATTGGCCGCAAGGGCTTCCAGGCGCTCGTGAACCGCTACTTCAACGGAGATGCCCAGTCCGCGAAGGACTGGCTCCATCTGCAGGCCGCGGAGCGGAAGATCGATGCCTTGGTGTCCGAGAAGCTGGAAAGCGGCGAGGAGACCTGTGTCGAAATGCCCGTCCTGCTGAGCCCTGACGACGACCCGACATTCGTCGAGCCCGCGAATTGGTGCGACCGGGTTAAGGCGTCGCGGCAGTTGGCGGAAGAGTTAGACTTGCCGTTCTAAAATGGGGATCGACCCCGCCCAAGTGGCACCCTACACCAGCCCAGCCAGTTCGGCCTGAATCGGGTGATCCCGCCTCTCCCACCGGCTCGGCGACTGGTGAGCCTCGATCCTCTCCCTCATCAACCAGGCCCGAGCCTCCTTGTTCGGCGGCGTGTACGGCCCGCGCCACTTCGCCTCGATTCCGATGTTGCGGGCGATGTTCGTGGAATCGGCCGAGGCGAGCGGCAGGCGGGTGAATACCCTCGGGTCGAGCATCCGCAGGCCGTGCAGCCTGCAGAACGTGCGTCCCTCCCTGTCGCAGGCAACGTCCATCGCCTCGGCCATGCGGCCCCACCAGGCAGCCGTGCCGACCGTGGCAAACCGCCCCGAACTGCCAAGGCAGACACGGGGCCAGACCTGGACGAGACGTGACAGGCGGTCCACTGATTCGTGCATGTGCCAGACGGGAGCCCCGGCCCAGCGGGGGAAGGGCCAGGCGTCGAGAAGGGCGTCGTTCTCGGCCTCCGAGCCGTCGATGACGTCGGGGATGACGGCGAAGTCGAAGGCCGGGCAGCGGGCCAGCCCCTCGACCCAGGCGTAATAGCCGGACCAGTCCGTGACGGCCTCCCCGGCCATCCAGGCGGAGAAGGCCCCGTTGTCCACGGCGAAGCTCTGGCAGGCCTCGATGGCGAGCGAGAGCTGTTCCGGGTGGCGGAAGGACACGAAGGCATGGCCGCCGGCTATCACCCTGACGGCGGCCGTGGCCGGGGCGATCGGGAGGGCGGCATGAGCACCGCTCCGACCACTCTCCCGCCCGGCCCGTACCGCTTCGAGCCCGGCGAGTCCGCCGACACTTACCTCATCTTCGCCGCAGGCGACGACAAGCCGATGGTGGAGATGATCTACGTCGGCGGGGAGGAGGACTTCGCGTCCACGGCCAGAGCTCTAGCCCTACTGTTCACAGCTGCCCATAGGCTTCGTTCCGCACTGCGGGCCTCCTCCGATCGCCTGCTCGCCTTGATCGAGGAAGGCCGAGACCTGGAGGAAGACATGGAGGCCTATCAAGAGGCGTGCGAAGCTTTGGATGCGGCGGCATCCTGCGAGCCCTCCCCGAATTCGCGCGAGGCCCTACTCGTTGCTGCCCTGCGGGCGGTGCTTCCCTACGCGGAGGCCGAGCTGGCTTCGCTCCAGGAGGCCCAGAAGCGTGACGGTGGCTTGGAAGCCGAAGTCACCGCCTGCGATGCCAAGATTGAGCAGGCCAGCCAGCTTCTGTCGCAGATCGAAGCGGGGAGGGCGGCATGACCCACGACGATTCCGCCCCTCGTTTCACGACCCTTGGCTCTGAGCAGACCGACACCCACCTCCTGACTCACGCGAACTGGTGCCCAGCACCCTACTTGTCCAGCAGAGGCAGTAACGAGACCGGCGTCCGCAGCGTGGTCAACGGCCAGGTTCAGGACGACTTTTTCCTGATCCAGCATGGCTGGTATGACTGGCAGAAGGCCGCCGAGGTCATCAAGCGTCTGCTGTCGAAGGGCCGGTCCCCCCGCCAGGTCGCTGACGTCATGGGCTTTATGCGGGAACGCGGCTGGGTCAACCGACCGCCTCGGGCCACGATAGGCTGAATAACCTACCCCACCTCCCGCTCGATCTCCTTGATCTGGATGCTCGTGATCAGCGCCTCGCCATCCGCCCCGGCGGCGAATCCCCGGTCGCTCAGCCTGATCCAGGACGTGACGTGCCGGTGGATGCCGTCGTAGAGCTTCCAGAGGTTCAGCCCGCCGATCGTGACCTCCCAGATCTTCGAGCCCACGAACCGCAGCTTGATGATCTGGCCCTCCTTCTCGGCCCTGAACTCGCTGTGGCTGTCGAGCTGGACGTACTGCAAACTCACCACGCCCTTCGCCCCCAGCAGGCAGTGGAGGGTATAGAGCGGCTTGTTCGCCGCTCTCGCGTGGGCCTGGTACGGGGCATCGAGGGCGGGCAGTTCGGGCTCGTCGCCCACGCTGGTGGACGCCGATCCTGGTGCCGCCGCGTTCGGCTTGGGGGTCAGCCCGTTCGGCCCTGCGTTCAGGATGTCATCTAGACCTTGCATAGCTCCGCTCCTTCTCCCTCGCCACCGGCATAGCACTGGCCGCCTTCTCGCGCAACTGCTGGAACGCCAGTCGCATACGCTCCGCGAGCGTCTTCACCCGCCGCCTCGGCCGCACTGGAACCGGCACCGGCCGGAGTAGCTCCGTCGCAGACTTGCGGGAATCGGCCCTCTGGATGGCCTCGCGCAGCTCGGCCGGCGTCAGGTCGCTGTAGATCGTCGCCTGCTCCCGGCCGCGCGACACCGAGACGTAGAACTGCTCCGCGCCCATCGCCGGGCGGGATTCGCTCCCCATGGCGATCAGCACGCGGTCGACGGTCTTGCCCTGGCTCGCGTGCGAGGTGGTCACGTAGCCGTGGGCCAGGTGGCCGAAGTCCTTGCCCACGACCCAGCCGTTCTCCAGGACGATGTCGTCGTCCTTCGTGAAGCCCTTGACCCGGTAGGTCGCCCCGTTGTTCAGCTTGTGCTCGCCGTCCTTCGTCTTGCCGTTGGCAGTGATGCGGACCTGATCCCCGGCCGCAACCTCAATCGTTAACGGCGTGTACACCGAGAAGTGCGACGCCTTGGCGAATCGGTCGCCCGGCTTCCAGTCGAGCACACGGACGCGGTCCCCGGCCCGGAATGTGCCCGAGTTCCGGTGGAACTGGAGCACCTCGCCGCCCTCGTATCGCTCAAGGTCGCCCCGCTCGGCCTCCGTCCAGCCAAGGGGAACGAGGACGCCAATCTGTTTGCCCTCGCTGGCGATACGCCCCCGCTTTTTGAGCCGGGCCCGAATCTCGGCCGTGATCTCGCCGCCCTCGACATGGGTCGGGGCGACGACCAGGACGGACTTCCGGGCATCGAGCGCTGCCAGGTAGTCCTCGACCAGCGGGGCGTTGTCCTGGGCCTCCCTGACCCAGCCCAGGGCCTCGAGCTGGTCGTACCCGCTCAGAAGGTCGCCTTTGGCCAGGGACGCCACCGCTTGTTTGTAGCGGCCCTGCTGGCGGCGGATATCCTTCAACTCCGCCACGGGCAGCCCGGCGAACTCCTCGAGTACCCGCAGAGTCGCCCCGCGCTCCACCGAGCCGTGCTGCTTCCGGTCGCCCTGCAGGACGACGCGGGCCCCCAGCCGCTCGGCGGCGTCGAAGACCTCCCGCACCTGGCGGATGCCCAGCAGCCCGGCCTCGTCCACCCAGATCACGCCGCCCCGGGCCTTCTCCTGGAACTTCTCGTCGATCAGGAACCGGGCCACGGTGTCGGCCTCGGAGAAGCCTTCCTTGCGGAGCACGCCCCGGCTGGCCTCGGCGGAGGGGGCCAGGACGACCACCGGGCGGTCGATGCCCGCGATGGTCGCCTTCATCGTGTGGGTCTTGCCGGTGCCTGCGGCCCCGCGGATCAGGATGACCCGGTCGGGGGAGGTCCAGACGTGGCGGGCGATGGCGGCCTGATCGGGGGAGAGTTCAGATTTCGGTTGCGCCACCGTCGCAGATGTGGCACCATGGCCTCCTACGATTTGAGCGTCTTCGTTGAACCCGAAACCGTCGAGGCCGTTATGAAGCTCTAACCCCGATACGCCATTTTCTTTTGAGATCAAAGGCCGCTCATTCGAATCCGGGCGGCCTTTTTCGTTGCCCATCGGCCTGCACGTCCCCCGCCCATCCCTGGCGAACCCGATCACCCGCTGCTCCTCCGCGTGCACCAGCCGAGTCGTGGCCTCCCCGTCCTTCGTGAGCAGGCCCTGCCGCTTCGCCTCCTCCTGGACGAGCTCCGGCGTCACGGCCCCGATGCCGTGGCGGATCGCCGTCTCGTAGACCCGCTTCTCGTCCACCACGCTCTTGCGCTCGAACAGGTGGCCGATGGCGAACTCGACGGCCGCCTTTACGTCCCCCTCGTACCCGGCCTTGCCGATCAGCCCGGTAAGCTGTTGGCGCTCCACGTCAGTCAGGCGGCTGACCCAGTAGCGGTTGAGGTCGTCCGCACGTTCCTTGACCTTGCCCAGCCGGGTCGTTGCCCCAAGCGTGTTCCGGCCCTCGGGGCTGGTGATGCCCAGCTTCTCCGCCACCTGGTCGATGTAGGCCCGGCGGCGGCTGAACTTCCGGACCAGCTCGTCGGAGATGCCCTCGATCTCGAAAGCCTTGTCCTTCTTCCGAACGCCGTAGCCGAGTTGCCGAAGGTTCGACGCCAGTCGGTTGTGGTAGATGGCTTCGTAGTACGGGGCGTCGTGCTTGATCTGCCCGATCTCGGCGGCCTTCCACTTGCCCTCGAACTTATCCTCGGTGGCATTGAAGACGACCACATGGTCGTGAAGGCTCATGTCGGGCAAACCATCCTGGCCGCTGACCCGGGTATCCCGGTGCGTCACCCGGAAGGCGACCATGTTACCCGTGACCCGGTCCTCGTTCTTGCCCCCGGCCCGGACGCGGGCCCGCATGTCGGCCTCGACATAACCCATCGCATAGGCCACGGCCTCGCGGTGCGCCCACTCGATCCGATCGTCGCCCCGGTTGTCCGGCCCCGCCAGCTCGCGCGCGATGCCCACCGACTTCGTGCTGTTGAAGTTCAGGTCGATGCCGACCCGCCTGCCGTCGCGGGTATAGGTCGTGAGCGGCTGGCCGGTGAGCGGGTTCAGATTGTCGCAGAGCAGCTCGAAGTCCTCTTTCCGAGCTTGCCCCACCAGCCCGAGGGCCTCGGCGCCCTTGCCGAGCCAGTCGCCCTGCGCCTGCGCGTAATAGTCCGATGCCTGATAGTAGGCCTTCGCAGCAGCAGCATCGGTAATCCAGTGTGTACGCAGCACACCAGAATAATAGGGATGGTCAGATGCTTGTCAAACAGCAGTATGGGCGATTCGGCAAGCCGACCGGGCTGCTATGGGGTGCGCTTGCGCTCCCGTCGCAAGCGACCGGCTTGCGCCGCCCACCGCATCCCTATCGCGGCAGAGGACGGGTGGAAGCCCGCGGGGGCCTGTATAGCCACAGCCCGGCCCTAATGCGGTCAAGGGTTACACGAGCGGCTTCGCCGCCCTTGACCGCAGTCCGGGCCGCGGCGAAGGGGCATCCATTCGGTAGTAGGACGAGGCATCGAGCAAGCTCTTGCCTGTCCTACTACCTCAACCATTCACAGAAAGGAAATCACACCATGTTCCATCGCGGAGCCTACGCTTTCGTGCAGCTGAAGCGGACCGCCGCCCAGATCTCAGAAAAATGCGACCTCATCACCTCGAAGGTCTACATCGGAGATATCCGAGAGCACGTTCTGAAGGCCAAGGCGATTCATACCGCCCTCGAGCTCATTTCTAACACGCCCAACGCCTCGGTTAGCCGCTCGGCTCTGGAGGCATGGGGCAAGCAGATCGATGAAGCCAAGGAGGCTATCCAGAAATGGGCCAAGGGACTTTTCACACCAGAGGGGGAATCGACCCGCGAATCCGACTTCCCCTCGGATGAGGAGATACCCTACTGACGGGGCACGGGGCCGGGCGAAAAACCGGCCCCTCTCCTGAGTCGGTCAACTGAGCGGGGCGGGCGAGCCGCGGTGGAATCCCGTGCAATCCGGCCTCACACATCTCTCCTGTGGCGTGCCTGCAGGACATGGAACCGTTCCAGCCGCCGGCGATCACCGCAAATTGAGCCATTCCAAATCGCCGTCCTTCACGGGCACGATGCCGTCCGGGTAAAGTCCGGGCATGGGCTGACGGAGCGACCAGACGAAGCCGAGGAGGAGCAGGAGGCCCACGACGAAGACCAGGACCTTGATCATTCGAGGTCTGCCAGCCTCAACCATAAGCGCACCGTGCCAACTGTTCGGGAGCAAACTCGGTCATACTGCTCTTTTCTCCTTGACAGCCCCGCATGCGCAGTAGCCGTTCTGCAGATATTGACCCTCTAGCAGAGCAGCCTTTGCGTCTGCTCGCTGGCAATGGTTGATCCAGTTCAGAACATCCCTGTCCCGCTTCTTGAGTTGCTCGGTCAGATCAGCGACCTGCTTCCGGAGCGCAGCGTTCTCCGTAAGCGCCTCCTGGAGTATCTGCGGAAGAACTACGTGCATCGCCGTCACGCCTCGTCCAGGATGTGCATCGGCCTGGCCTCCCGCCGCTCGTAGGCCAGGTACGGCCTGGCAACCGGCCGCACCCTGTCGTGGTGGATGCCGCAGACCCGCTGGGACAGGCTGGACTCGCCCCGGGGTTGGACGTCGTATTGCCAGGGGTTGCACCGATGCACGCCCATGATCGTGCCTCGGAACTGTTTGCCGTTGTGGTCATACGCGATGACCTCCTGGCCGTGGGTGAAGGCTTCGGTCATAACCCGACCCTCCACCGCACGCTCTCGCACGGGCCGAACAGGCAAACGACCGCGAGCATGGCCAGCACCAAAAGCGCGAGCGGTGCCAGGACCAGGCATGCGATCAACACTCCGGTCCGCCGGAGCCAATCACGCAAGCCTCTCGTACTCGGTGAATCTGTCGCACCCAGCCACGTCGCCAGGGCCAGGCTCAACCAGATGACTAGCTGATACGCGAATCCATCGGGATCGCTTGGCAGATGGTCGCTCATTCCGGCTCTCCCAGCAGAAAGACCAGGATGCCGTCGGCGGCAGTGGACCGTCCCGTGATGGCTACTGCCATCGCGGCCACGAACAGGCCGCTGAGCAAGAAGCAGCCTATAAGGAACAGACCAGCGAACGCCGCCGGGGCCACGAGCGGAATCATGACCCGCTTGGGGAGAGACACGTCCTTCATTTCAGCCCCCACCGCTTGTAGCTGTCCTCGTTCTCCGGCGTGATGTTCCACACCGCCGCGATCACGGCGGCGCGGGCGTGGCTGTCGTAGACGACGTAGCCCTTCGGCCTGGACGTGCCGGCCACCAGGTCGGCGAGCGCCTGCCGGGAGTCGGCGGAGTAGTCCAGTTCCTCTGGCTCGGGCCTGGCAGTCACCGCCACCAGCAGGCAGCAGACCGCGATGTGCCACAGGGTCAGGGCGGGGCGATGCAGCTTATTCATGGGCAAATCCTTTCGTTGCGGGGTTTGTCGGGACGGGGCGCAGGGCGTCACGCAGCAGCCCGGCGGAGTCGATAGGCTTCGGGCGAAAGGCGTCAAGCAGCCGCTCGGCTTCCTCGGCGATGAGCTTCTCGCTATCCGCAGGCGAGGCGCCGTGCGTGTAGGTCGGGTACTGCTCGTCCAGCTCCGAAATGGCGCTGTCGAACTCGTGGGCCAGATTCTCTCCGACCCGCTCCATGATGACCTCGATGTCGTCCTTCCCGTACATCACCCTGTCCTTGATGGCCAAGTCCACCAGGGCCTTCAGGACGTTGCGGTAGTGCCGATGGGCGCGGTCGAGCTGTTTCTCGGCCTCCTCGGCGCGGTGCTCGGCGGTGTAGTGGACGTTATCTTCGCAGCGTAGTGACATATGCAAGTCCTCCTTGACTGTTCGGCAGAATTGTGGTCACCATAATCTAGATTTGAAACCAGCGCAAGCAGAAAAGTGAAACAGTTGTCCACCGTGATTACAGACCGTGAATTGCTCGGAATCGCCCTTCGGAAAGCAGGAAACTACAGCCGGTTAGCCGCTAGTTCAGGGGTAGGTCGCACCAGCCTCTGGCGGCTCGCGAGCGGAAAGCTGACCCGTAAATCTCGAAACAGCACTATAGAAAAGCTGACTGCCTATATTCTGGACGAAACCATTTCTTAAACAAGGACAGAGGGGGAAACAATGAAGTTTGAAATCATTCAATTCGGCAAGAACGACTGGCGCTTCTGCATAGTCGCCGGCAACGGCAAGATCCTTGCTCAAAGCGATTCCTACACCCGCAAGCGCAACGCCGTCGAGGCGGTCGCCCTCATCAAGGCTGGGGCTCCGTTCGCCCGGACCGTCGAGGTCGAATGAGGCCCGATCTGCTCACCCTAACCCGGCAGGAGTACGCCAAGCGGCACCCCGACCGGGACACCCGGGCGATGCCGATAGACGATACGCTGCTGGCGATGGCGGCAGCGATCGAGGGCGAGTTGGACCGCTACGGGAAGCGACTGGCCCGGCTGGAGGCAAAGCTGACAGCGAGCGACGCCGAATGAGCCCGCTCAACCAAGCGTATCTGCTCAAGGGCTGGCTTCTCGACAAGAACCCGCCCACCGAGGTGATAGAAGCATTGGAGGCGGTGATCGCCGAGCTGGGCCGCGTCCCGCAACCTGTGGTGACTATTGCGGGACCGGCGATATCCAGCCTCAGGCTGCCCCCATTGCGCGAGCCGGAGCCCCGAGCGGAAGGTTCCCCCGAGAGCCGTGGCGATCTGCCAGATCAGAACGCGCCTGGCGCCGACTGTGTGGACGACCACGGCTCTGAACCGACCGCACCGCCGAAGAAGAAGCGGAAGTATCCGGAATTGACCGCTGAGCAGAAGGCCGCGGTCGCGCAGCGGTTGAAAGCGGGCCGGGAGGCTAAGAAGCGGGCCTCTGCCGAGGATGAGCCCACGCCGGACTTCACCAAGGAAGAACTGCGGATCAAGGTCCCTGTGCATCGGCGTACGTCGAAACTGACCGACGCCGACTGGTCCGAGATCAAGGAGATGCTGGCCGCCGGTCGGACGCTCAACCAGATCGCCAGCGACTACGACGAGGAGCCGGAAGACCTCGATGTTTTCATTGAAAGGCGTCGGGGCCAGGAGGCACAATCGCCGGGGGAAGCCCAGGCGTCGCCGTCCAAGGTGGCGAGCGACGCAGCGAGGCAGACATGATCGAGGCGTTTATTCGCGAGCGAGGTGTCACCCAATGCCCTCCTCGCATTGTAGACGGGAACTCCCGCTCTTCCGCGAGAGGGCAGGAAACGCCGAATTGCTTCCTGTTCCGCGAAGTCACCGAGGCGCGAACGCCGGAGCAAAAGCTGGCGGTGGCGAAGATACTCCAGATGTTGCAGGACTTGGCTGGCAAGTCGCATGTCGCTCGCAACGAAGAGGGAGTGATTCGCTGGCGTGCCGAGAACTGGTTTTTCGGCCCATCCGATCTTGCTCAGTGGTGCGAGATGGCGGGGTACCGACCAGAAGTCGTGCGTCAGAAGGCTCGCGACATCCTGCAGAACGGCTGGCCGCAGTGGAGAGCTGCGGCCGGCACTGGCGCTCGGTACGAGGAACGGAAGGCCTTCCGCGCCCGCAGTAGGCAGCGAGGCTTTCAGTGACCAAGCCTCCCTTCCAGGTCGTCCACCGGCGGATCCGAACCCCGACCAAGCCCGAGAAATCCCCGGTCGAACGTAGCACCTACGTCCCGCCGCCGAAGCCCAGCCCGCTGACCTTCGCTCAGCACTGGCTCGGCTCCCGGCTGGAGGAGCGGGGCGAGCGAGGGGCATACCTGGATGGCCGCCCGGCAAAGCTCGACGCTCTGATGCGGGAGGCCAACCGCGTGGCCTTTGTGGCGGGGGCCGATATGCTGCTCTACAAGCCCGAGTGGCGGCCGTGATAATCAGTCCTGGCTTCGAGATCCTTTATAACCGGGTGTACGCCCTCCGCCAGGAATACCATCTCGCTCGCAGAGAGTACGACGAGGCTTTCGACCTCCCATACGACGATCCCGACCGCCTCGATCGCTTTCGGGCCGCGCGGGAGAGGGTTGCCCAGGCCAGAAAGCTCCTCGCCCGTGCGTAGCAAAGTGGAATCCCAGGCCGAAGACACGGCACCGACCGGTTTGCCGCTCCAGCCAGTCGACACCTACACCGACGAGCAGGGCCGGACGATCGCGATCTACCCCGCCAGGTACGCCGAGGGCGGGGGCAAGCAGCCGTTCACGGCCAAGCCGAGGCGTCGTGAGTAGCGAGTCGGTCATCGTCACCCAGTGCCTCGAGTGGCTTGCCCTCCGGCGAGTCTTCGCATGGCGGAACAATACTGGGGCCTGCAAGCTGGACGGACGATGGATCCGGTACGGGCACCCGGGTAGCGGGGACATCCTCGGCATTCTTCCAAGCGGCCTTTTCCTGTCCGTGGAGTGCAAGGCGCCTGCTGGCAGGCAATCCAAGCAGCAGAAGCTATTCCAGAAAATGATAGAGCGGAATGGCGGCGTGTATATCCTCGCCCGCAGTGCCGGCGAGCTAGAACGGCACCTCGTCGAACACCCACGATTCGCAGCCTTCGGCTTGGACCTCGGGCGGAGGGACGGCCTGAGCTAGGCTGCAGAGCCCCCCTTGCCAGTGCCGGCACGTCCCGCATGACTTCTGCGTCTCAATACGTTCGAGAAAAGTCGATAAACTCTTCAGCGCTTGCAGCAGTTCCTGCTTCAGCTTCGGGTCCATTAACCGTGAATCCCGTGAGGTCATAGCCTGTAATCTCCCAATACTTATCCTGTTGCTTCACCCGGATGCTGAACGGCTTTCGGAGCACGTCCGAATAGTACAAGGCCGTCTCGATCCGGTCCGGCGGCTCGACGCCGGATCGACGCTTCCACCAGCCGATCGCCTTCGCCCTCGCGAAGCCAGGAGGGTGCTGGAGGCAGATCCACTCGCGGTAGGTCTGGAGACCGCATCGATACTCGACCCTGAGGCTCGGGATCTTCCCTTCCTTCGAATGCTTGTGGTAAGTAACTGAATCCACGCGCACCCACTCCCCGAGCTCGGTCGGCGGCAGTTCGCCCAGCGACATCACCTCGGCCGAACTGGCGGTAGTGTCGTGCTTGATCCGCTCCGGAGGCGTGAACAGCTTGCCGCAGTCTGCGCATTCCAGCGAGCCGAGCGGCGAGGCCATGCGGCAATCCGGGCAAATCAGGCAGGTTTTCTCGTGGGTCTCCCGCTTCCCCCGTGTCCCGGCCGTTCGGGGCGGTTTCACGTGGGTAATAGGGCCGTGACGTTCGATGTTTCCCGCGTAGTCCAGCACCAGGCAGTTGGCCTTGCCCGGGTGCAGACGCATCCCCCTCCCGAGGATCTGCGTGTAGAGCCCCGGTGACGTCGTCGGGCGGAGCAGGACCAGCAGGTCGATGTTCGGGGCGTCGAAGCCGGTAGTGAGCACGTTGGCGTTGGTGACGGCCCGCAGCGTCCCGGCCTTGAACGCCTTGAGGATGGCGTCCCGATCGGCCGGCGGAGTGTCGCCGGTGACGGTGGCGGCCTCCACTCCTCGCAGGCAGAGGGCCTCGGCGACGTGTTCCGCGTGATTGACGCCCGAACAGAAGAACAGCCAAGACTTTCGATCACTAGCGAGGGCGAATACCTCGTCCAGAGCGGCGGCGGTCAGGGCCTCCTTGTCCATGGCCTCTTCGGTCTGTCTTCGGTCGAATTCGCCGCCAACCAAGTCGACCTTGGACAGGTCGGCCTGTATCTCTGAGGGCCGGGTCCTCAGCGGGCAGATGTGACCGGCCTCCAGCAACTCTGCCAGGCTGATTTCCACGGCGATGTCCGTGAAAAGCCGCTTCTCCCCCTCGTGCAGCAACCCAGTCCTGAGCCGATAGGCCGTCGCCGTCAGCCCGACGACCTTAAGGCGGCGGTTCGTCTCCTTCAGCCCGTCGATGAACGCCCGGTACATCGAATCGGAATCAGGCGAGAGCAGGTGGCATTCGTCGATCAGCACCAGATCGCGCCAGCCGAAGACGTGCGGCTTGCGGTACACCGACTGGATGCTGGCGACGGTGATCGGGTCGCGGGAGGACTTCTTGCCGAGACCGGCGCAGTACAGCCCGGCGGGTGCCTGGGGCCAGAACGAAACGATCTTGCCGAAGTTCTGCTCCAGAAGCTCCTTGACGTGGCTGAGGACCATGATCCGCTGGTCGGGCCAGGATTCGAGGATCAGCTTGCAGAGCGCCCCGATGATGACGCTCTTGCCGCTGCCAGTCGGGGCGATGATGAGCGGGTTGCCGGAGTTATGCTCGAAATACTGGAACAGGCCGTCTATGGCGCGCTGCTGATAGTCCCTGAGCTGCATACTACATGGATTCGCGAAGCTGGATGGTTACCGTATACTGCTTGCCGTTTTCCTTGTTGCGGAACGACTTCTCCCACTGCATTGAATCGGCCGTTGCGAGCTGAGCATAGGCGTTGATCATTTGCAGCATGAACAGTTTGATGTCCGGCTTGTCCGTGGTCGTCGGCTTGACCGGAGCCGCAGCCTTCTCGTCCAAGCCGAAGAGCTTGTCGAAGAACTCCTGTGTCCTCCTATCCATGGCATACCTCCCTGAAATCACACATCTTGCATTTATAGTGTTCGGGCTTCTCCGACATGCGAGCTGGGGCCTCGCTGGCGGATAGAATCCGCTTGGCCTTGGCTAGCAGGGCCTTGGCCATGGTCGGGTTCGCCTCCGTCCGACAGGCGTCGTGGTCCCGGCCGCCCGGCGTGCAAACGGTCAGGTAGTGGCGTGTCAGGTCGAGCAGTTCCATGTACACGACTGCCTGGGCGTAATAGACCGGGTCCCAGGCCTGGAGCGTGAGCTTCTCGCCGAGCGAGGCCTTTAGCTTGCGGAATTCGTCGTACTTCTTCTGACCGACCTGCTTGTGCTCCCAGACATGCGGCGTCTGCGGGGCCTGAAGCAACCCGAGGATGACCCCGTCCACGTGCCAGCCGAACCGGTCGTCGTACAGCGTGCCGCCGATCTGGCCGCCGGTCGCGTCGTCCACCGTCCACAGCTCGACGCCCGGCACCATCCGCAGCCGCTCGGCCATGAGCGCCTCGCCACGGTGGCCATCCTCGAAACGCTTGAGGCTGGCGGAGTCGAAGGGCTTGCGGGGAATATCCGGCCTGATCGAGTACCAGAGCTTCCGCTCGCAGGCATCGCCGATGGCCGAGGCCCCGAGGTAGGAGCGGCGCGGTTCCAGTGCCGCACGCCGCTCCAACTCTCGGTCGATCGCCGCGAGCGTGGGGTCAACCACTTCGGGGATCAGGGCCACAGGCTATTTCCGCGCCCAGGCGGGTGCCGCCTTCGCGGCCGCCGGTGCGGCAGACCCAGTCGCTGAGACAGCACCCGACGAGGATTCCCCGCCCACAGCCTCAAAGCCCTTGATGACGTTGCGGGGGTTGTAGCCCTCCTTCCGCTCCACATCGACCTTGATCATCAGCGGCTTGTTGTGCAACTCACTGGAGTCCTTGACTTTCAGCTTGCCGACCGCGTGGCAGACCGCCGAAAGCTCACGCTGGCCGATCTCCTGGGCCTGCGGGTTCGTGTTGACGATGTTGAGGTTCGCGAAGATCAGGGCGTCCTTGTGGTCACCCTCGATGACTCGGAAGCTGAGGGTAAGAAGGCGGTCGTGGGCCTCCGGACCGTTGTATTGAATCGCCTCCTGAGCCTTCTTCGTCGGTTTCACGTCGCTGGCCTCGATGATAGCCTTGTACCAGCCGGGGGGGACCACTTCGCGGGGTTTGGAGGGTTCTACCTGAGAAGCGTCAAATTCAGCACCTAAGTAAGCCATAAGTTCTTCCTTTCGTAAGTTGATCGATGGGTTGTTGGCTGTAGCGGGGAGCCACCCCAATGGTCGCGGTCAGGCGGCCATGTCTTAAGCGGCCTCCACGCCTGCCTCGGACGTTTGAGGCTCAGAGAGGGCGCCGGTTAACGCCTCGTTGAACGCAGCCCACGAGAACGGCAGCTCCGGCGGGAGGCCGTAGCGGTTGCCGGCCATGAAGGCGGGGCTCTCGACGGTATGCAGCACCCGGTCGCCCGCGCGGCCCTTCGTGACCTTCTTCTTGAAGCCCACGTCCTTCGCGTCGATGTAGACGTCCTGATTGGCGAACAGGAGGCAGTCCGACCACTCGGTGAGGATCGCGGCCGACTTCGCGTGCAGCTTCAGCATGTGCCGATCGTAGGAGTCGGTGAGTGGGTTGTCGTAGCGCTTCACCTGGTCGTGAGCGATCAGCAGCACGGCCATGCCCTTGTCGTTCCGCAGGGCCGTCAGTCCGTCGAAGAGCTGCTTCCAGAGATTCACGGCAGCCACATACCCCGCCCCGTAGCCGATGTCCTCGATGGACTTCTTCCCGGCCTCGGCGGCCACCTGCTGGAAGATCAGGGCCTCGAGCCAGTCGGCCGAGTCGATGACGACTGTGGAGAACGGGTGGTCTTGTGTGTAGAGGGCCTCGACTGCAGCAATCACATCGCCGTAGGACGTCAGTTTGTCCTTCTGTACGCGGGCCACGTTGAGCGCCCCGGAGCCACCCTCGATGTCGAGGATGATGGCGCCTTCGATGTCGGCGGCGAAGGTCGTCTTGCCAATCTTCGGAGGCCCATACAGCACAAGCCGGGGCGGCAGAATAACGCGGGAAGGTTTAATTTCGGAGAGGTTTAGCATTTCGGTTGTCCTTTCATATTCCTGGGAGTTAAGCCGCATCTTTCACACTGAAGGCAGGCTTCTTCGGCTTCAGCGTAAGGGCGGGCTGGATCTTCTTGTAAGCCTCCGGCAAATTGTCGCGCAGATAGCTGATGGCCTTGCCGTCGGGCTTCCAGACGCCGGTGAACGGGAACGGCACCGAGGCGTCCCAGTCCTGATAAGCGGCGTTGAGTTGCTCCTGCGACCATTCCTCGCTGAACCCCGTGGCGATCTTCATGCCGGAAGGTAGCGTGTGCGTGCCTTTCTCGGGCAGCTCTGCCTCAACCAGTTCATAGATTTGGGATTCGATAGCGATACGGCGGGCATTGGCTTCGGCTTCTTGCTGCTTTGCCTCTTTCCATGCCTGAGTGAGGAGTGCTAACTTCTGGTTGGCGTCTTGGTGCATAATGGCTCCGTAAGTTCGTTGTTGCATAATTTGGTAATTCGTAGTAAGCAGGACATTAAATGCGATGTTTTGCAATGTCAAGCGATATTATGCGAGGTGCTATGGAGCTATGGAACGCTAAGCAGACAGCCAAGTTTCTCGGACTGACCTACTCACAGCTATGGAGAATCATTGCTGAGGGGCTGCCCCATCCGCCCTATATCGTGGTTGGCGCGCGCAAGCGCTTCGTCCGCTCCGAAGTTGAGCGATGGGTGCTTGAGAACCAGGTCACCAGCCCTGCGTCCAACTCCGACGGCGGTACCGCAGCATGACCCGTAGCCCCTTTCAGGCCGCAGCACCCGGGCTACGCGCGCAGGGCTATTCCGTCATCCCTCTGGCGCCGACACAGAAATATCCGACGATCGAGCGTTGGAGCGAGTACTGCTCTCGCCTACCGACCGACGAGGAGCACGTCCGCTGGATGGGCTGGGTGGCCTCGAACATAGGCCTTTGCCTGGGAGCGGCTTCCGGCGTCATGGCCCTCGACTTCGACGACGACGTCGACGGGCTGCATGCCTCGATTCTGACGGTGATCCCCGATTCGCCGGTCAAGAAGCGCGGGGCCAAGGGCTTCACTGCGTTCTACCGCTACTCCGGCCAGCGGAGCCAGGGCTACAGCGTCCGCGGCACCCGCGTGCTTGACGTGCTCTCCGACGGGAGGCAGACCGTGCTCCCGCCTTCCCTGCATCCCTCCGGAGGGGCCTACGAGTGGGTGACGCCCGTGAACCTGAGCATGGTCCGGCCCGACTACCTGCCCGAGATCTCCGCCAGCACCATGCAGATCATCTCCTCGCTGTTCCGACCGGAGCCGGCACGGGCTGCCCCACGCCAGACCTTCCACGACCCGTATCGCGAGACCGAACTGGCGGACATCGCCGAAGCCCTTCGCTGCATCCCGGCCGACGATTATGACGTCTGGATCCGGATGGGCATGGCCCTCCGGCAGCATCTGGGGGACCGCGGCATGGCCCTGTGGGACCAGTGGTCGGCGACAAGCCCGAAATACGACGCCCGCGAGATCCCGAAGCGGTGGCGGAGCTTCAACCGCTCGGACATCACGATCGCCAGCCTGTTCTACACGGCGATGGACCACGGTTACATCCCCCCGAGGCGGGGCCACGATCGTCCGGCCGCCCCGTCGGTCACCATTGAGGAGGGCGGCAACCTCCGCCCTTTCGCCATCGGCCGCGTGAGCTATACCCCCGATCACGCGGCCATTCTGAACCCTCCGGGCCTGGTCGGTAAGATTGCCCGCTGGATCAACGAGACGAGTATCTATCCGCAGCCGATGCTGGCCGTGGCGGCGGCGATCACCGCCGCCGGGGCGGTCATGAGCCACAAGGTCCAGTCTCCGACGCGCTTACGGACAAATTTCTACACGATGGGGCTGGCGCCCAGCGGTGCGGGCAAGGACCACGCCCGAGACTGCGTGACGACTCTCCTGTGCCGGGCAGGCCTTGAGGGGCTGATCGGCGGCACCCCGGCGAGCGGGGCCGGTCTTCTGACGGCGCTCCGGGAGGGGGGCGGGAGGTGCCTGGTGCTCTGGGACGAGTTCGGGCGCGTGCTGAAGAACCTGACCCACAAGAACGCCGGCAGCCACCAGCGGGACATCCTGACTTACCTGATCGAGCTGTTCAGCTCCTCGAAGAGCATGTACGCCGGGGTCCAGTACGCCAACCACGACGGCAAGATGAAGCGCACGCCCATCGACCAGCCCTGCCTGTCGGTCTACGCGACGACCGTTCCCGAGCGGTTCTTCCAGACGCTGACCTCGGACGACGCTATCGACGGCTTCCTGGCCCGCTGGCTCGTCCTGGAGAGCAAGGAGTACACCCTCAAGCCGGCCAGGCCCACGGGCGACGTCAACGACCCACCGGAGGAGGTCCTGGCCGAACTGCGGCGATGGAAGGACGCCCCGAGCAACTACGACCCGCGTGGCAATGTGGACGGGGTGCTCCGGATAAGCCCGATGGTGGTCAGCTACTCGGAGGAGGCCGAGAAGATCATTGGTTCCTACAGCGAGGCCATGCGGCGCCGGGCCGCCGAGGAGTCGGCGGCGCGCAGCGGCCTGTCGGCCATCTACGCCCGCTCGGCCGAGCACGCCATCAAGCTGGCCCTGGTCGCCCACGAGGGCGACACGATCGAGGCGGTGGCCATGAGCTGGGGGATCGCCCTGGCCGACCACTGCGCGGCCTACATGGCCGAAGCGGTGAAGACCAACGTGGCGGAGAGCGACCACGAGCGAAACCTGAACAGGGTCCTGCAGGTCATCCGGGACGGAAAGGGCAACTGGGTGGACAACCGCACGCTGCTCCTGCGGACCCGCAACCTCAAGTTCAGGGAACGCAACGAGATCATCGCCGACCTGGTCGAGTCGGGTGACGTCGAGCGGGAGGAGGTCGACGGCAAGACCAAGCACTCCTACCGCTACCGGGCATTGCGGTAGCGACTACGGCTCGTCCTCGCCCATCTGCCGGAGCGTCTCCCTCAACCTTTGTATGGCTCGCCACAACAGACTCCTCACCGACTGTTCGTGTCGACCGAGATATTGTGCGATGTCTTGAATCGAACGACCTTCCCAGTACCGCAAAAAGATGACGCGCTGTGTTTCGGAGCGAAGAGGGGGGCTCATCTGCGCGAACGCAGTCTCGAAGAGGTGGGTCAGCGCCTCCCGCTCCCACCATGGCAGCCTCTCCTCGCCCGCCGGCCTCTTCATCGTCAAGATGAGCCGGGTCCTGGGCGGCAGGGGCCGGAGCCCGAAGGTGATCGAGGCCAGCATCGTCGAGGTCCGAACCAAGCCGCGTGCGGAGGACGAATCCGAGGTCTCCCCGGCCGTCAATCGGTCTGGCCGGTCAAGGGCCTGACGAGAGCCGGACGATCAGCGAGGCAGAACGGGGCCGCCCTTCGTGGGCGGCCTTGTTCTTTTTGAGCCCGATCTCGTCCTGCGAGGATAAATCGCAAATGTTGCAATTAATCGCACCCTGTTCTGCGATTTATTGGACAGGGCCGACCCTCTGAATTTTCTCAATATCATTATTATGTTTAATATATAAAATAAATAAATCACATAAATCACATTCCTGCTTCGGTTCCATATTAACCATTAGGGTGGTATTAGGGGGAAGCAATTGCGATTTATTCGGCCTTCGGAGCCGGCTGTGCATCATTCCCCTTCTGTTTCAATGACATACAGGCAGCAGATAAATCGCAGCGACTTATTTGGGATGCGATTTATTCAGATGGGGCCCTTCGGTGCGGGCATGTACCGCCATAAATCCTCCGTAAAGAACGGCTTGCGCCCCACCACATCCTGTGGCAGACTGCCCAAAACCAGCTAGGGGTGGGGTATGCAGGAGCCGGACATCGAGCAGGACGTCGTCACCGATCAGTGGCTCGCGCAGCATGGCATCCGCATCCCCCGTGCGGCCGGCGTCTTCCAGTCCGAATCCGCCTGGGTGAAGGTGAGCTCGGCGGGTAAGATCATCGCCGCGGGCGAGCGCGACCAGACGGTCCTCGCCTGGCTGGTGGAAAACGAGACGCTCAGCAGCGCCGACGTCGACTACGGCATCGCCTACGTCACCTGCCGGTCCGCCGAGCGGGCCTACCGGCGGCAGATGGGCTACAAGTCCAGCCTCGACCTCTCCGTCCTGGCAGGCGGCTCGGGGCTCTCCTGCGAGCAGGCCGCCAAGGTCTTCTGCCTCACCCGCAACGCCATCGGCCGGGAGAACGTCGCCATCATCGAGTACGCCTGCGACACGATCCGAAGCCCGGACATGCCCGCCAATCACAAGCCCAACTATCGCCGGGCGTTCTCAGCGCTCGCGAGGGCCTTCGACCAGGCAGTGAAGGACGTGCAGGAGGATCGCGTGAGCGACGAGCCGCAGATTCCGCTTGCAGACAGGATCAACATGTGATATTCGTAGAATTAGAAAGGCCACCAGTGTGTCCAGATTTTACCGCCCGCGCATAGCGGGCTTTTTAGTTTTATGGCCCGGAAATCCAGCTACAGCACCAAGATTGCTCAGGAAATCTGCGATCAGATCGCGGGCGGCAAGAGCCTTGTCCGTGTCTGCAAGCAGAAGAAGCTGACCTACAGCACGGTGATGCGATGGCTAGAGCAATACGAGGATTTCCGCGAGAAGTACGCGCAGGCGCGGGAACTCCAGGCCGATTACCTCGCGGACGAACTGGTCGATATCGCCGATAACGAGAAGCTTCACCCGGAAGCCCGGCGCATCCGCGTGGACGCCCGCAAGTGGAAGGCGGCCAAGCTCCGGCCGAAGAAATACGGCGACAAGATTCAGCAGGAACTCACGGGCCCGGACGGCAAGCCGCTTCCTGCGGCCCAGCAGAACACCGTCATCCTGGCCGACCTTCAGGGCAAGTCGCTCGACGAGCTGACCATGCTGTTCACCGAGAAGATGAAGGGCTAGCGCCCGAAGATCTCAATCGCTGCCGTGATCGTTCCGGAAGCCATGACCCACCCAAACCAAAGGAGGATGGCGGCGGGGAAAAGCAATAGGCAGCCGACGGAGAATTGCACGACGCCAAGTCCGAGGGTGAATACGAAGTTTACTCCTTCGGCGAGTCTGCTTGACTTCGGCATAGTCTATTCCTTTCTGTTGCGTTCGGCATCCAGCATCAGTAGCAGGGCTGCTACAGCCGGATGAATCGGGTTTTCCTTGCCCCACGCCGCGATAGTGCGACGCGGGGTTTTCAGTTGGCGCGCGGCCTCGGTCTGGGAGCCGAACAGCCTGTTGAGCAGTGCGACGAGTTGTTTGCGGGTCATGCCGCGAGGCTCTGCTGTTCGACTTCAACCGAGTAGCCGAGCTTGCGAATGTAGTTCAGGTCACGCTGGGTAAGAGTCTTCTGACCAATCATGGCAGCGAAGTTCTGGGCCGCTTCACACACGGGGTAGATGGCTTCGTTGCCGTATACCTGGCGGATTTTGACGGTGATCTTCATGGTTCGATTCCTCTCTGTTTCCGGCGGCATCATCGCCGCTCATGAACCTGACCATTGTGCAGCGGCTGCACTTGCGCAAGCAGAAAGTGCATGGAATGCACAACAAAATAAAATAATCACGATGACCCAATAGCTTGTAGCATGGCCTTCGGCACGGATGAACTGAAGCAGAGCCTCATCCGGCGCCTGGAGATCATCGACAAGCTCGACCGGGACCCCGAACTGCAGGCCATCGCCATGGCGCGGGCGGCCAAGGACCCGGTGTGGTGGTTCAACACCTTCGCCTGGACCTACGACCCGCGCGGCGCGGCCAAGGGCCTGCCCGCTTACCTGCCCTTCGACCTGTTCCCCCGCCAGGAGGAGCTGATCCGCTGGCTGGATGACCGCGTGGCCGCCTCCCAGGAGGGCTTGGTCGAGAAATCCCGCGACGTGGGCTGGACCTGGGTGGCGGCGGGCTACGCCCTGCACAAGTGGCTCTTCGCACCCGGCTTCAAGACGACGTTCGGCAGCCGCAAGGAGGTCTACGTCGACCGCATCGGCGACCCGGACAGCATCTTCGGCAAGATCCGCCTGATGCTGGACCGCCTGCCGCACTGGATGCTGCCGGCGGGCCTGAACCGGGCCGAGCACGACAACTTTATGCGCCTGATCAACCCGGCCAACGGGAACGCCATCACCGGCGAGGCGGGCGACAACATGGGCCGCGGCGGGCGCTCGACGCTCTACGTCGTGGACGAGGGCGCGTTCATCGAGCACGCCGAGAAGGTCGACGCCGCCATCGTGGCGAACGCAAACACAAGGATCTGGGCGTCTTCGGTCAACGGCACCGGCAACGTCTTCTTCCGCAAGCGGCACTCCGGCCACATCCCGGTCTTCCGTTTCCACTGGTCCGACGACCCCCGCAAGGACGCGGCCTGGGCCGAGGCCAAGCAGCGGGAGCTCTCCTCGACTCCGGCCACCTGGGCGGCCGAGTACGACATCGACTACGCGGCCTCGGTCGAGGGCATCTGCATCCCGGCAAAGTGGGTGGAATCCTCCTTGAAGCTGGCCAGGGCGCTCAAACGGCAGCCGCAAGGGCCGGGTACGGCGGGGCTCGACGTCGGCGCCGGTAGGGCCAAGTCCGTGCTGGTCCCCAAGTTCGGGCCGGTCGTGGTCATGCCGACTTTCTGGCAGACCGTGGACAACATCCACGTCACCCACGACGCCCTGGACGTGGCCCGGAGCCTCGGCGTCCGGCAGGTCAACTATGACTCCGCCGGCGTCGGCAACACGGTCACCAGCACGCTGGTGCATGCGAACACCGAAGGCGTCACCGTCAGCCCGATCAACGTGGGCGTGCCGCCGACCGAGACCCTGATGCCCGACGGCCGCATGGCCTCAGAGTGGTTCGGCAACCTCAAGGCCCAGCTCTGGTGGGCGATGCGCGACGCCTTCAAGGCCACGCACGAGCACGTCCGCTACCTGGAGGGCTACGAGGACGGCGTGCCGCACTCGGAGGACGAATGGATCCTGCTGCCCGACTGTAACGAGCTGATCGGCCAGGTCTCGCTCCCGAAGTGGTTCAGGAACGAGGGGGGCAAGATCGTCATCGAGACCAAGAAACAACTCGCGATGCGGGGCGTGCCCTCGCCGGACTACGCCGAGGCCCTCGTGCTCAACTATGCCCAGGGAGGTTCCGGCTTCCACTTCGCGTCGATTTAGGAAAGACCGGACCGGATGGGATTGTTCACGAGCTTCAAGCAGCGACTGGGCCGCAGGCGGAATGAGCCGCAGCGCGACACCGAGGTCTACCCCCGGCTGATGCAGATCATGTCGGGGCAGCGGGTCGCGCACAACACGCCCGTCTTCAAGCCGACGCCCTGGAATCTCCGGGCGTTCTCGACGACGCCCTACGCCCGCCGGGCGATCAACACGATCAAGAACCCCATCGCCCAGCTCGAATGGGAGGTGGTGCCCAAGAAGGGCGTCACGGACAACTCCGAGATCCGCCGCCAGTGCCAACTGGTGACCACCTGCCTCCGCAGCCCGAACAACGAGGACAGCTGGCGGTCGCTGGTCGAGAAGGTCATCACCGACCTCATGCTCGGGGCCGGGGCCATCGAGATGCAGCTCGGCGGCGACGCGAGCCGCCCGCTCTGGCTCTACCCGGTGGATGCCCTCTCCGTGCAGATCTACGCGGGCTGGACCGGCGACCGGCGCGAGGCGAAATACTGCCAGGTGCCGGGCTACGGGATGCTGACCGCGGGTAACGGCATCGACCTGCTGGCGGACGAGCTGATCTACATCGCGCCGAACCCGTCGACGGCCCACCCCTTCGGGTGCGGGCCGCTGGAGATTGCCTTCACGACCGTCTCCCGCCTGCTGGGCGTGGGCGAGTACGCGGGCAACGTGGCGACGAACGCCCGGCCCACGACCCTGCTCAACCTTGGCAAGGCCACACCCGAGCAACTTGCGACCTTCCGGACCTACTGGACCAACGAGATCGAAGGCCAGGGCAAGATGCCCATCCTGAGCGGCGACGGCATCGAGCCCGTCAAGCTCACCGCCGACGGCGACGAGGCCCTATACCTGAAGTGGCAGGAGTTCCTGAAGACCGAGATCGCCACCGCATTCGACATCTCGCCGCAGAACCTCGGCGTCGAGCGGGACGTGAACCGCAACACCGCCGAGGTGGCCGAGTCCCGCGACTGGGACCACGCGATCAAGCCGTGGGCCGGTCTGCTGGCCAGCCATATCAACCGGGACGCCATCGAGGGGCGGCTCGGGTTCAGCCAGGTCGAGTTCCGCTTTCTGGGCCTCGACCGCGAGGACGAGAAGCGCGAGGCGGAGATCCACCAGATTTACATCAAGAACAACGTCTACACCCCCAACGAGGTGCGCAACCGGCTGGGCGAGCCGCCCGCGGAGCACAAATGGGGCGATATGACCTTCGCCGACATCCAGATCGCCACCGCCGCCGCGGCGAAGGAGCGGAAACAAGACGGCCCCGCCGAGGACGGCGCGGGCGACGAACCGAAACCGAGCAAGAAAGGAACCTGATCCATGTTCGCACTCCACACCATCGGCCTCCTGTCCGGCAGCAAGCAGCCCGCATTCGGCGATCGCCTGCTGATGGGCGTCGCAAACAACGTTGCCTTCCCGGCCTCCGCCAACGCGGTCACCGTGCTCGGCTCGATCACCGCCGGCACCGGCTTCACCAACATCAGCACCGTCACCCTGGCGCCCAGCGGCGGCACGGGCAGCGGCCTGAAGGCCGTGCCCACCTCCCTGAAGGCGGTCTCGGCTACCGTCGTCAACGGCGGCACCAGCGGCTACGCGGTGAACGACACCATCACACTGACCAACGGCGTCGTGCTGACCGTCGCAAGCGTGAGCAGCGGCGTGGTCGCCACCGTGACCGTCACCACGGCGGGTGCCTTCACAGGCCAGGTGGTCACCAACCCGGTCGCGCAGGCCTCGACCAGCGGCTCGGGCGTCGGCACCCCGACCTTCAACCTGTCCTACGGCCTCGGCACCGCGGCCATCGTCGACAGCGGCAACTACACCGTCGCCCCCTCGATGACGGTCACGGACAGCGCCGGCGGCACTGGCGCCTCCATCGGCACCTGCACCCTGGGCGGAAACGGCAACGCGATCTTCAAGTTCGTGCCCTTCCAGGCCGCCCCTCCTTACAACGTGCTGGTCGAACCCGGCCTCGACTGCCGCCACTACGTCCCCTCCTCGCTGAAGACCAGCACGGGGTTCACCGTCGCCCTGGTGCCGCCGAGCACCACGCTGGCCGCCGGCACGTTCGACGCAACGCTAATCGCTTAACGGAAAGGAGTTCCGACCATGTCGAAGAAAAGCACCCAGAAGCCCACCGAAACCAAGGCCGAGAAGTCCCAGGCGGTAGAGGGCACGGTCGAGACCACCGCCCAGGAAGCACCCGCTCTGGAACAGGTGGAGGCCTCCAATGAGCAACCGGGGGACAACGCGGTGAATGAACCCGCCGAACAGAATCCGGAAGACGCGAAGGCTGAGGAATCGGACGACGAAACCGCAGCCGCGCCTGCGCTCGCTACCGAGCCCGCAGCTGCGAAGGCATCCGATGAGGCGGAATCGACCCCGCTCCCGTCGGCCCCCGTCATCCCCCCGGCGCCCACCGACCTCGCCAACCGCCTCACTCTTGCCGTCCGTGCCATCGTCGCCACCGGCGCTCCCGAGGCGGTGCACGCCCTGCACAAGGCCGAGCTGATCCTGGGCGACCTCAGGAACGCCCTCCCGGCGGCCATCGCCTCGGCCGGTGACGAGCAGCTCAAGGCCGACCTGACGAGCCTGCTCGCGGTCCTGTAGGTCCCATGTCCGAGCAGGGACTGTACGTCCGCCGTAACCTGACCCCCGATTCGGCGGCCGCTTTCGCCGCCTGGGCGAAGTCGCAGGGCTTCACAAACCTCGTTCCCGAGCACGAGCTCCACGCGACCATCGTCTACAGCCGGGCCCCGGTCTGGTTCCGCCCCCAGGGCGGAAACATGGCCGCGAGCACCGGCGGGCGATTCGTCACGCCGCTCGGGGCCAAGGGCGCCATCGTCTTGCACTTCGTCTGCCCCGAACTGGAGGCCCGCTGGAAGGAAGCCCGCCAGATGGGTGCGTCGTGGGATCACGGCGACAGCTACTCCCCCCACGTCACCATCACCTACGACGCCGGAGACGTGGACCTTTCGAAGGTTGTCCCCTTCGATGGCGACCTGGTGTTCGGCCCCGAGATCCACGAGCCGCTTAACGAGCACTGGGCCGAGGAGAAGGGCTTCGTGAAGCTGGAGGCCGCATCCCTCGAAGTCGTGGACCGCATCGAGGCGATGGCACTCATCCTGCCCCACACGCCCGGCCACCCGAACAAGCATCCCTTCAAGGGCATCCTGACCCGCATCGACCAGCCGAGCGACCGGCCGCCCGAGGGCAGCAAGAACCGCCGCGTCATCCTGACGCGGGCGGCTGCCGAACGCGCGTTGCCCACGCTCCTGGGGATGCCCGTGGACCTCGCCTCCGACCTGGCGGGCCACGACGTCAAGCGCAAGATCGGGACCATCACGGCGGCCACCATCGAGGGGGACGCCATCCACATCGAAGGATTCCTATACGCGGCCGACTTTCCCGATGAAGTCGCCCGCGTGCGGTCCGAACGTAGCCTGCTCGGCTTCTCCTACGAGATGCGGAACATCTACGTGAAGGACACCACCGCGGCTTCGTGGGAGATCACGGACTGCGTCTTCACCGGGGCTGCGATCCTCTACAAGGACAAGGCCGCATACTCAACCACATCACTGGCCGCGCAGGCCGAGGAGAACACCATGGACATCAATGAACTGAAGGAACTGCTCAAGGCCCAGGCCGAATCCCAGGAAAAGGCGATGAAGGACGCCCTGGATGCGGGCTTCGCCACCGTGAACAAGCGCATCGACGCCATCGAGGCCGCCGCGGCGGAGGAGAAGCAGAAGGCCGAGGAGGCTCGCGCCGCTGCCGCCGCCGAGAAGAAAGCCGCGGACGAGAAGGCCGCTGCCGACATTAAGGCCGCCGCCGAGAAGGAGGCCAGCGACAAGAAGGTGAAGGAGCTGGAGGACAAGCTCGCGGCCCAGGAGACGCAGATCGCCGACCTGAAGGCCGCGGCGGCGAAGAACGCCCAGCCCGCCGAGCGCAAGACGCTGACGCCCCATGTGACCGCCCTGCTGGCGCGCAGCGGCCTCACCCTGCCTGGCGAGAACGCCAAGCTCTCCCTCGGCGAAGTCGACAAGGCGTTCGCCTCCGCCAACCTGGAGCCGGTCCAGCGCATCGAGCTGAAGAACGCCCTCTCCAAGGCCGGCCTGCTCGCCGTCTAACGCAACCCATCACATCAGGAGTACCACACCCATGACCATCAAACCCGAACACGGCGCGCAGTTCGTCGATTCCATGCAGGCCGCCGCCGACTTCCTCGGCAACGGCGCCATCGAAGTCAACATGTACGAGACCGAGATCTTCGACCTCGTACGCCGCTCCTCTCCGATCATGGAGCGCATCAAGGCCGAGCCCGCCAATGGCCACCCGCACCGCTTCTTCGAGCAGTCGGCGATCGCCCAGGGCGCGTTCACCGATCCCCGTAGCATCAGCTACTCTGCCGGCGGCCCGACCCGCACCGAGAAGGTGATCTACATCAAGGGCATGGTGAACGGGTCCAACTTCGGCCTGTTCGACGTGCAGGTGACCCAGCAGCAGGGCCAGTTCAGCTACGTCGAGGCCAAGGACGTCAACGACATCATCAACGGCATCCAGGTCGTCCGCTGCCAGAAGATCTGGCAGGGCGCCGACACGTCCTACGCCTCGCCCACCAGCATCGAGTACTACGGCCTGCTGAACCAGATCACCCGCCAGGCGACCATCGCCCCCGGCGCGTCGATCATCGACGGCATCAAGGCCGAGGTGGCCGCGATGGTGGCGAACACCAGCTACGTCGTCCGCCCGACCGCCGTCTACGTGAACCCCATAGTCGGTGACCTCATCGACCGCGAGGCGAAGGCGGCGAGCATCAAGCTGAGCGAGGTGGTCGTGGCCGGCGTGACGGTGAACGCGATCCAGACCCAGGCGGGCCTGCTTCCGATCATCTCGAACGACCCGTTCCTGCCCAGCGCCACGGGCTCGGCCTACGGGTTCTCGGCTCCCCCGGCCGGGTACAAGAACTACTTCTGCGCCATCCTGAGCGAGTCGCTTGTCACCCGCCCGTACATCGACGGCGGCAAGCACAACGGCGGCATCCCGCAGTTGTACCAGCTCGGCCTGGTCGGCGACCTCCAGAAGAAGTTCGTCGCCGTGCTGTTCGACGCGGTTCTCGCGAAGGGCAGTTCCTATGCCCACTCGATCGTGGCCGTGCAGCGTCCGTAACGGTTGCGCGAACGGCCCGAGAGGGCTATAGCTGAAGGATAGGCCGCGCCATACCGGCGCGGCCGCCTTTCAGGGAGGAACCCATGTTCGTTTATCTGCCGCACAAGAAGTCCACGCACACGATGCACATCAGCCCCGCCGCCGACCCGCGGATCAAGGGCGAGGTGCCTGCTGACTGGGTGGACGACAAGAACAACCCCCGCACCTTCCAGATCGAATTCCGCCACGGCAAGGCCGAGGTGGACGACCAGATCGGAAAATACCTGGTCGACAACGGCCTCGCACGCAAGACCAAGCTCATCATGCCGGAGGACGACGAGTAAGCCATGACTCGTGCAGGTTCCCTCCGGCCTGGCGTCTGACGCCCGATGGCCTTCGTTCCATACCTGGCCTCGGATGAATACGCGGCGTACGGGGTGCCCGACGCAACCCTGCAGCAGGTCGAATCGGCCTGCCGGGTCGTCAACACACACCTCGCCCGCCCCGAGGGGCTGATGTGGTCGCCGGACGCCACTGGCGCGCCGGCCTACATGACCAACCTCGCCCCGAGCCGGACGCTGAACATCCCGGCGCCGATCGCACCGGGCCAGAACGTCGTGATCCCGATGCCCGGCCAGGCCATCGGGCAGCAGCATGTCGGCGAGGTCGTCATCCTCGACCGGGCGGATCCGGCCAAGGCCGAGGCCTGCGTCATCACGGCAGCCAGCGGCTCGGCGTTGACGCTCGAATCCGTTCGGTTTTCCCATTCCGCCCAGGCCCCCATGGACTTCGGGCTGACGATCTACCAGGAGCTGCCCGTCCCGCCCCGCCGCTCCACCGTCCGCCTGTCGCGCACGCCGGTGGTGCGGATCCTCTCCGGCTTCGGCCGCTATGCCGTCGGCAGGAGGTCCCAGCAGTTCGAAGGCCTCGACATCAACACCAACCTCCTCGCGATCACCGCGGCATTCGGCGGCCCCCCTGCGTGGACCCCGTTCCCCGCCGACCAGGCCGACGTCAACGTCCAGACCGGCGAGGTGTGGATACCGCCAGGGCTCCTGCTGGCTCATTTCTCCGACGTGCGGCTCCGCTACGTCGCGGGGTGGCCCAGGCAGAACATCCCGAGCGAGATCAAGCAGGCCGTCGCGGGCATCGTCCGCGCCGCCATCGACTCGCCGTTCGGCGGAAACATCAAGGTCATGAAGGCCGGGGACGCGACGCTGGAGCGGTTCAGCGCCAGCTCGCTCGACGCCGACACGAGGGCTCTGCTCGAGCCCTACAAGGCCCTGCTGATGGCCTGAGCCGATGAGCTTCCTGTACCCCCGGACCATCTCCATCCGCCGCCCGAACCAGGACCCGACGCTGGGCGCACAGCCCTACAGCGGCCTGCGGGCCGACAGCGAGACGGAGATCGCCAGCGGCATCGCGGCCCATATCCAGATCGACAGGCAGAACCCGACCAGCCCATCGAGGCTGCCGTCGGATGCTGTCTCTCTCCCGGTCTACAAGATCATCGTCAAGGTCGCTCGCGGCCTCGTGAAGCGGGGCGATGTCATCACCGACGATATCGGCAACCGCTACCAGGTCATCTCGCCCGACTGGGGCCCGATGGTCACGACCTGCCGCGCCCAGTTGCTGGAGACCTGACCGCATGCCCGACCTGAGCGAAGTCGAGAACGTGCTTGTCTCGCTGCTGACGCAGATCGTCTACCCGAACGGCACCGCGGCGGATTCGGCAACCGGCGACAGGGTCAAGGTCTTCCGGGGCTGGCCCATCCAGGGCAATCTGGACGCCGACCTGAAGGCCGGCATCGTCAACCTCTCCGTCTTCCCGAAGGATTCGGAGAAGAACGCCACCCGGGCCACCGGGCGAGAGTGGGAGGAAGTGCCCTCGCCGCCCGTCACACTGACCATGACGGTCTCGGGCAACGCCATCACCGTCGGCGGCACGCCCTGCTGCCCGTTGAACGTCGCCGTCCTCGTGGACGGCAAGCCCTTCGTGTATCCGCTCCAGGCCACCGACACACCCACGTCCATCGCCACGGCCCTTGCGTCGCTGATCAACACCTCGACCCTGGCCACCAGCAACGGGCCGGTCGTGACTGTGCCGGGGGCTACCCGCCTCGTGGCGCGCGTCGGGGCGGTCGGGAGCATCGTGAAGGAGGTGAAGCGCCAGGAGAAGGGATTCTGCATCACCGCCTGGTGCAGCAGCCCGGAGGTGCGCGACGCGATCGCGGGCGTGCTCGATTCGGCCCTCGCCGACCTCACGTTCATCTCGCTGAGCGACGGGACCTCGGGGAGGATCCGCTACGAGCGCACGCACACCATCGATTCGCAACAGAAGTTCGGTCTTTACCGAAGGGATTTCCACTACGCGGTGGAGTACGCCACGACCGTCGTGCGCAAGGCCGCCGAGATGGTGGCCGACATCGTCAACGCGACCGGCGATACCGGCGCGTTATCAACCACTAATGAATGAGGCAAGCATGAAGGCCCTGGTAGTCAAGGAACCGTTCGGGGGGTACGAGCGCGGTAATACCATCACCGACCCGCGGCGGATCGAGGAGATCCTGGCGGGCGAGCACGCCCGGCACGTCTCCCCGACCGAGCTGGAGGAGCCGCCCGCCGAGGCCTCCCCGGCCGAGCCGGCGAAGAAGAAGAGCAAGTAACCCGCAGAAAAATAGGAGCCGCCCATGTCCGGTCTGATCGTCCAGCAAGGCCAGGTGAACACGAACGCCATCGTCGTCCCCAATCTCATCATCCAGATCGTCCCACCCTCGTTCACGCTGCTCAACGGAGTTCCCACCAACGTTGTGGGCATCGTCGGCACCGCAACCTGGGGCCCGGTGAACAGCCCGGTGATCGCCTCGGGCATCTCCGACGCCACCCGCCTGTTTGGCCCGATGCAGCCGCGCAAGCACGACCTGAACACCGCCGTCTTCGCCGCGGCCCTCCAGGGCGGCGCGGCCAACCTGCGCCTGGTGCGCGTCACCGACGGCACGGACGCCGCCGCCTCGGCGGCCGTCCGCCAGGTGGGCGTCTCCGCCGCCTCCGTCGCTGCGGGCGGCTCCGGCTACGCGGTGGGCAACACCATCACCCTGACCGGCGGCGCCGTGCTGACCGTGTCCTCGGTCTCCTCGGGCGCGGTAACCGGCGTCACCGTCACCACCCCGGGCTCGTACTCCGCGATCCCGGCCAACCCCGTGGTCCAGACCGCGACCAGCGGCAGCGGCAGCGGCGCGACGTTCAACCTGACGTTCGCCACCGGCCTGACACTCACCGCGATGTACACCGGCAGCAACGGCAACAACCTGACCTACGCGATCGGCGCCGGCTCGAACAGCACGCCGGGCGCGCCGACCTACAAGCTGACCTTCCAGCTCCCCGGCCAGCTCCCCGAGGTGTTCGACAACATCGGCGGAACCGGCAACGCCCTGTACCAGAACATGGCCAGCGCCATCAACCTCGGCCAGAGCGGGCTGCGCGGCCCGTCCGAGCTGGTGGTCGCCACCGCCGGGGCCGCCACCCTCGCCCCGATCACGGGAACGGGCACGCTCTCGGGCGGCACGGACGGCACGGGCACCATCAACTCGGCCACCCTCGTCGGCCAGGACACCGTCCCCCGCAAGGGCATGTACGCCCTGCGGGACACCGGGGTGAGCGTCGCCATGCTGGCGGACGCCGACGACTCGGCCCAGTGGACCTACCAGAACGCCTTCGGCCTGTCCGAGGGGGCATACATGATCGGCGTCAGCCCGGCGGGCGACACCATCACCAATTTCGCCACCACGGTCGCCAGCGCGGGCATCGACAGCTACGCGATGAAGATCCTCTTCGGCGACTGGTGCTACATCTCCGACCCTGTGAACAACCAGGTCCGCCTGATCTCGCCCCAGGGCTTCATCGCCGGGCTGCTCGGCAACCTCACGCCCTCGAACTCGACCCTGAACAAGCCGATCCAGGGCATCGTGGGCACCCAGAAGACCCGCCTGAACCAGCAGTACAGCCAGGCCGAACTGCAGGCCATCGCGCTCGCCCGCGGCGACCTGATCACCAACCCGGCCCCCGGCGGCAGCTACTTCGCTGCCCGGTTCGGCCGCAACACTTCCAGCAATGCGGTGATCCACGGCGACAACTACACCCGGATGACCAACTTCATCGCCGCGACGCTGAACGCGGGCATGGGCCTCTACGTCGGCCGCAAGATCAGCCCGACGCTGATGAACCAGGCCTACGCCACGCTGGACGCTTTCCTGTCGAACCTGGAGCAGCAGGGCGAGAGCCAGGACCACCAGATCGTCCTGGACGCCTCCAACAACCCGTTCAGCCGCACAGCGCTGGGCTACCTGCAGGCCGACGTGAAGGTGCGGTACTTCAGCATCACGGAGGTCCTGTTAGTGAATCTGGAAGGCGGCCAGAGCGTAAGAATTGATCGCGTGAGCACCAATCCTGCTGTATGATCATTCTTGAGTATGGAAAAACGCAACAGGCATAGCGCAAAACGAAACGCGAGTCGCTCTGATTCGGAAATACAGTATCCGGCCGAGAAATGCTGTTCGGTTTGCAAAGAGACAAAGCTAGCGGCAGCATTTTCCAGGGCGCGGCGAGAGAAGGATGGCCTGAAATCCAATTGCAAGGGATGCGCCAAGGCGCAAAGACGCAGCTGGTACGTTCGGAATGCGGAACGTGAGAAGCAAAAGGCCGAGGAATGGCAGCGCGCCAATCCTGAGAAGAAGAAACTGATTGCCAAAAAGACCTACTACAAGAACCACGCCTCTCGCAAAGCACGTCTAATCGCTGCATACCGGGTCAACAAAGGGAAAATCAGCAGGCAGCAGCGTGAGCGTTACAACTCAGACCCTGAATTTCGCCAGAACAAGATGGCGCGGGCAAAGCAGTACTACAAGAGAAGCAAGCCCAAAATTGCTGAATACAAAAAGAAACTGCAGAGGGAGCAACCCGAAAAGCTCCAGGCATGGGCCAATTCTGCTCGAATCAAGCGGGCTGCCGCATCGGGGAAATGCACTGCCGACGAGTGGCAGGAGATCCTCGAGTACTTCAATTACCACTGTGCCTACTGCCTCCAGCACGAAAGCATGGTTGGCAGGTTGTCAATGGACCACATGACACCGATTACACGAGGCGGGGATAACAGCCCAGATAACATTGTCCCGGCCTGCAAGCCGTGCAATTCCTCGAAGTACAACCTGACCGTACTTGAGTATCTTGGATCTATGAATATTCCTCGCAAAGATCGAACAATCATCGCCGTCTAAGGAGCCGCCGCATGACCGTCAACAACTTCACCACCGGGCGCGACGTCAGCGTCCAGATCAACACCGCCAACGGGCCGCTGCTCATCCCGGCCTCGGCCATCCTGAGCTTCAAGGCGAACCCCGAGGTGACCAAGCTCCGGTCGAAGGGCCTGGACGGCATCACCCGGAACGCCGTCATCCCCGACTCCTGGCAGGGCTCGATCACCATCGACCGCCTCGACCAGACGGTGGACAACTGGTGGGCCCAGGTGGAGGCCGACTACTTCGCCAACCGCGCCACGGCCCCCGCCACGATCATCGAGCGGATCCAGGAGCAGGACGGCACGGTCAGCACCTGGCGCTACGAGGGCGTGTGCCTGACCCTGGACGAGGCGGGCGACTACGCCGCCGACAAGAAGGTCGAGCAGACCCTCTCCTTCGAGGCCGCGCGCAGGGTGAGGGTGTCGTAGCATGAGCAAGGTCAAAGTGCATGACGGGGCCGAAACGCCGTCCCAGAAGGTGGTCGCCGACGCTAACCGCATCGTGGAGGTGACAGACTCCCGCGGGCGGAAGCTCAAGCTCCGCCAGCCGCAGTTCGCAGACGAGTTCCGCATCGTGGCCGTCGTCGGCGCCGAGCTGGCCGCCAACCAAGTCTACATGGGGATGCTCAACCCGCTGCTGTTCATCACCGAGATCGACGGCATCGTGCAGCCGTTCCCGACCTCGAAGATCGCCGTGGACTCGCTCATCAACACGGCCGGACGCGAGGGCTTCATCGCCGCAGTCCAGGGCATCACGGAGCACTTCGGCGGCGACGCCGGCGACCTGGAGGCCCAGATAAAAAACGGGGAAGGCACCCCGGGCTGAGGAACCGGCTCTGGCTCGTGAAGAACGGGGTGCCTTATGACGTCGCCTTCTCCCTGCCCGAGGCCGACGTGGCCGCCTACGGCATCATCTTCGGCGAGTTCGAGGGCAACGAGTTCTCTTGGGCCACAATGAGCTGGAAAGAGCGTAAATGAAGGAATTCGGCCACATGGCGGCCTTCGCCGCCCACCTGACGACCATGGCGGTCGCCGTGAAAAAGTCCGAGCACCGGATCCTCGATCGCATCGGGAAGCAGGTCAAGAAGCGGGCAAAGGCCAAGATCGGTGAGTACCAGGAGGCGGCCCCACCGTTCGCTGGCTGGGCTGAGCTGGCCGATTCGACCAAGGCCGACCGCGCCAGGCAGGGCTACCCGGAAGACGAACCGCTGCTCCGCTCCGGCGCGATGCGCGACAGCATCGGCCACAAGGTCCACGGCACCGAGGTGACCATCGGTTCGGATAGCGATATCGCCGTCTACCAGGAACTCGGCACCGAGCACATCCCTCCCCGCTCGTTCCTCGGCGGAGCGATGGCGGAGGAACTGCCCCGCCTGAAGGAGATCCTGGGCGAGGAGATCGTCGCCGCGCTCGTTGGCAAAGACGTATTTCAGGGCAAGCTGCCCATCGGAGAGTAGATGTTCGAGGCTTACAAGGTCGGAGTCACGCTGGCGCTGCACAGCAACGTAAGCGCCGCGCTGGGCCTGATCGCCCGCGACTTCGTCAAGACCGACCTCGAGGCCAAGAAGCTCCAGAAGACCCTCAAGGAGATCAAGCTGCTCGGGCTGACCGGGGCCATCGTCGGCGGGGCCGGATTCATGGGGCTGGGCCTGATCAAGTCCGCCGTCAAGCCCGCCAGCGAGTACGTCCACCAGCTCGAACTGGCCAAGGCCGCCGGGATGAAGCAGCAGGAGATCGCCGAAGCCACCGCCGCCGCCTGGAAGACCGCCGGCGAGGTGATGACCAGCAGCCCGACCGAGAATCTCAAGGCCATCCGCGAGCTGCGCATGGTCTTCGGCGACACGATGGAGGCCATCCACTTCCTGCCCCAGATGCAGCGCATCCAGGCCGTGCTCGACGCCACCCTGCACGGGACCGGAGGAATCGGCGCCAGGGACGTGGCGTTCGCCGCCGCCAAGGCCCTCGAACTCCGCGGCGCGTCGATGAGCCCGCAGACCTTCCAGGAGCAGGCCGACTACATGACCAGGGCGGTCATCGCCTCCGGCGGCAAGGTCACGCCCCAGATGCTGCTCCAGATGCAGAAATACGCGGGCATCGGCGGCACGAGCTACAGCAACGACTTCCTCTACGGCATCGCCCCCACGCTGGTGCAGGAACTGGGCGGGTCCCAGACCGGCAACTCGCTGACCAGCATGTACCGAGCCATCGTGGGCGGCCGGATCGACAAGAAGGCCCTGGCCGTCTGGCAGCAGATGGGCCTGCTCCAGAGCGTCAAGGGGATCACCGGCGAGAGCGCGATGATCCAGGCGAAGAACGCGGGGCTCTTCCAGGATAACCCGTTCCTTTACATGCAGTTCCTGCAGGGCGAGTTGGCCAAGCGGGGCATCACCGACCCGAAGGCCCAGCAGGAGGTCATCGAGCGGCTCTTCTCGAACCGCGTGGCGGGCCGCATGGCCAATATCCTCATGATGCAGGGGCCCCGGCTCCAGAAGGATTTCGAGCTGATCAAGGGGGCCGGAGACTCCAGCGCCTATTACGACCTGATCAAGCGCGACCCGCCCACCGTCTACAGGGCGCTCGATGCCCAATGGGACGCCCTGAAAACCGCCCTCGGCATGACCGTGGTCCCGGTCATCATCCCCATGCTGCGGGGCCTCACGAACGCCCTAAACTCGCTCGCCACATTCGCGGCCGACCATCCAACGCTGACCCAGGGGCTGATGCTGACGTTCGGCGGCCTGTCGGCTCTCGCCACGCTGGGCGGCACCCTGATGATCGCCGGGGCGGGCCTCAAGGTCATCGGCCTGGTCCTGACCACGCTCACCGGCCTGCCGCTGGCCGTCGCCGCCACCGGCCTTGGCACGCTGACCGCCGCCGTGGCGGAAGTGGTCGGGCTGGGCATGGCCGTCGCCAATGCGGACACGATCGGCGGCTGGAAGTACAACCCCATCAACATGATCGAGCAGGGCGGCGAGGCCGTCGGCGGCTGGCTCAAGGGAAAGATGGCCCCCAGCTACGGCCCGCCGATGCGGGAGAACTCGCGCGAGATCCACACCACCGTCAACATCGACGGCCGGAAGGTCGCGCACGCCGTGAACAAGCACAACGAGCGGGCCGCGTCCCGCCCCTCCGGCTCCGGCGGAGCGCCCGATTACCGTGCGATCCCACGTCACTCGGGATCGGGCGGGGGCCGGTAGCGCATGACCGTCACCCTCACCCTCGGCGGGGTCGTCTTCACCGGCTTCGAGATCCCCGAGACCATCAACTTCGGCGGCGAGCAGAAGCTGGCCATCCACAAGCTGCCGGGCGGGGGCCGCGTCATCGACGCGATGGGCCCGAACGACGCCGACATCCGCTGGTCCGGGCGGCTCCGGGGGCCGAGCAGCGAGCAGCGGGGTATCCTGCTGGATTTCATGCGGCGGCGCGGCAGAAAAATCCTGCTGGCCTGGGGCCTGCACCGGTTCCAGGTCGTCATCCGCTCGTTCGAGGCCAACTACCAGAGCCCGCACGAAATCCCCTATAGCATCGTTTGCACCGTGGTCCTGGACGAGGCTCAGGCCATTGCGTCTTTCGCCGCCGGCCTGGCCGAGTCGCTGGCTTCAGACCTGGTGGAAGCCGCCGGGCTGAGCGACCTGATTGGGAGCGAGGAGATCAGCGCCGCCGTGGACGGCGTGGCCGCCGGCTTCAGCAACTTCCAGGCGGGCGTGCCGTGGTCCACCAACCTCATCACCGCCGCCATCGCGCCGACGGAAGGGGCGATCCTGGGCGGAATGCTCACCTCGGCCGCCGGGGCCCAGGCTCTGGTGGGCAAGGCCATCTCGAACATCAACCTCGGGCTGGGCACCTTGCTGCCGGCCGCGGGCGGGGCGGTCTCCGACATGGCCGCCGGCCTGGTGGAGCAGGCATCCGACTTTGCCCAGCTGAACAATCTCCACCGCCTGTCCGACTCGCTCGGGCGCATGACGCTGAACATCAGCAATTTTGGGAGCTGAGAAATGAAAACCGTGACCGTCGCCGGCGGCAACCTGTTCGTGCTGGCCCTTGAGCATCTCGGGGACGCCACGCAGTGGAACCGGATTGCCCAGGCCAACGGGCTGCTCGATCCGTTCCTCACCGGCACGGCGGTACTGCGCATCCCGGCGGCGGACCGGAACGCGGGCGGAGGCGTCTTTGTTCCTGCTCGGTGACCTGAACCCCGTCGTCCTGAGCGACGTCCGCCGGCCGGTCGTCGAGCTCACCGTCAACGGCATCCCCATCCCGGGCCTGATCGAGGCCGAGGTGACGAACAACACGCACTTCGCCTCGGACACCTTCCATGCAGTCCTGGCGCTCTCCGAGTTGCCCGCCGCCTACGGCCCCGATTACTGGGCGAATTCCGTGTACGACCGGATCGGCATCGCCGCCGGGTTCGCGGGCGAGCGGCTGATGCCGCTGATCCTGGGGCAGGTGGACGAGATCGACTACGACCCGGTGCGCCGGACCATCACCCTGAGCGGGCGGGACCTGTCGGCCCCGCTGATCGACGCCAAGACCGCCGAGAAGTTCGTCAACCAGACCGCCAGCCAGATCGCCGAGACGCTGGCCGACCGCCACGGCCTCCTCTCGAAAGTCCAGGCCACGAGCACCAAGGCGGGCACCTACTACAGCCACGAGCACGTCGTGCTGACCCAGGAGCAATCCGAGTGGGACCTGCTCGTCTACCTCGCCGAGCAGGAAGGGTTCGACGTCTGGGTGACCGGCGACCGGCTGCACTTCGAGCCGTCCCCGCTGCCCACCAACCCGGCTTACAAGATCGCCTGGGACGAGGCGGCGCTGGCCTCCAACGCCCTCGACATCCGCCTGAGCCGGTCGCAGACGCTGGCCAGGGACGTGATCGTCATCGTGCGGAGCTGGAACCAGAAGCTGCAGCGGGCCTTCAAGGTCGAATTTCGGGTCGCGCGGCTGGCGAACGGCGAGAGGGAAGCGGGGCGCAGGGCGTTCCAGACCTATAGCTTCAACGTCCCGAACCTGACCCGGGACCAGTGCCTTGCCCTGGCGAAGGCGAAGGCCGAGGAGATCACCCGGCACGAGCGCGTGCTGACCGCGAGCCTCCCCGGCGACAGCAAGCTCACCACGCGGGCGATGATCCATCTGGTCGGGGCCGGCAACGGCTGGGACCAGCTCTATTACCCGGATTCGGTCACCCGCCGCATCTCGTTCGAGGAGGGATACCGCATGGACCTGCGCGCCAAGAACCACGGCACCCAGAGCACGGTGGTGATCGGCTGATGGACGGCTTGACCAACATGATGCGCCGGGAGGCGGCACGGGCGATGACCCAGCTCTCCCTCACCCGCATCGGCGTCGTGAGCAACTACGACCCGGCCACCTACTCGGCCAAGGTTCGCATCCAGCCCGAGGACGTGGAGACCGGGTGGCTGCCCGTCGCCAGCCTCTGGGTCGGCAACGGCTGGGGCCTCTTCGCGCCGCCAAAGGTCGGGGACGTGGTCGAGGTGCGGTTCCAGGAGGGCGGCAAGGAGGCTGGCATCGTCGGCCTGCGCCACTACGGGGACGCCCTGAGACCGCTCGCGGTGCCATCCGGCGAATTCTGGCTCCAGCACGCCTCGGGCAGCTTCCTGAAGTTCAGGAACGACGGCTCGGTGGAACTGCACACCGCGGGCGACCTGAACGCCACGGTGGCGGGCCAGGCCAACCTGACGGTGACGGGCAACGTGGTGGCCTCGGCCTCGCAGTTCAACCTGACCGGCGACGTGAATATCACCGGTGATGTGACGGTGGACGGGGAAATATTCGCCACCGGCGACATCACGGACCTGAACGGCACCGATGGCACCGTGGGGCACATCAGAGACGTGTACAACACGCACACCCACCCGACCCCGAGCGGGACCAGCGGCGTGCCCAATGAGCAACTGTAGGGCGACATGGCAGACATCGGACACTACTTCTCAGGCGACCTCGGCCTGGGGGCGACCGGCGGGCTGCAGGCGGCCGAGGGCTCCCTCCTCAGCCGGCAGCGCATCCTGCGCCGCCTGCTGACAAACCCCGGCGATTACATCTGGGAACCGGACTACGGGGCGGGGCTTCCCAGGTTCATCGGCCAGAAGCTCGACCTGACGGCGCTCACGGCCCTGATCCGCTCGCAGATGTACCTGGAAGGCAGCGTCCAGCAGCAGCCGGAGCCGCAGATCGAACTCACGCCCATCCTGAACGGCGTCTTCGTGCGCATCGTCTACGTCGAGGCGCAGACCGGCAGGACCGAGACTCTGGCCTTCGAAGTAACCGCGTAAGGACACCGAATGGCTCTTCAGACCTACACCTTCAACCAGATCGTCTCCGGGATCGCCACCGCTACCCAGGCCGCCGCGTCCTCCCTGATCGAATTCGGCGTCGGCTCCATCCTGCGGGCACTCGCCCAGGCCGTGGCCGGGCAGCTCCTCTGGCTCCAGGCCATCGTCCTGCAGGTTCTCACGCTCACCCGCGCGGCCACGAGCGTCGGGGCCGACCTCGACTCCTGGTGCGCCGACTTCGGCTTCGCCCGGCTCCCGGCCCGGGCCGCCACCGGCCAGGTGATGTTCTCCCGGTTCACGTCGACGCAACAGGCCGTGGTCCCGGTCGGCGCCACGGTCCAGACCGCTGACGGCAGCCAGACCTTCGCCGTCACGGTCGATACCAGCAACAGCGCGTATAACGCCGGTCTCGGCGGCTATGTCATCCTGGCGAACACCGCCAGCGTGAACGTGCCCGTGCAGGCCGTCGTTGGGGGCAGCGGCGGGAACGTCCAGGCGGGGGCCATCTCCGTCATCACCTCGCCGATCGCTGGCGTGGACACGGTGACCAACTCCGCCGGATTCCTGAACGGGGCGGACGCCGAGCCCGACGCCGACTTCCGCGCCCGGTTCGTGCTCTTCCTGGCCTCGCTTTCCAGGGCCACCAAATCGGCCATCGGCTCTGCCATCCTCGGCGTGCAGCAGGGCCTGAACTACACGATCACCGAGAACCAGAACTACAACGGCACGGCCAACCAGGGGTACTTCTACGTGGTGGTCGATGACGGGACCGGGCAGGCGTCCGCCGACCTGCTGAACAAGGTGAACGCGGCGATCGACGGGGTCCGCCCCTTCACCAGCAGCTTCGGCGTGTTCGCGCCCGCCATCGTCACGGCGAACGTGGCCATGACGGTCACCTCCGCGCCCGGCTACAACCACCCGACCGTCGTCGGCAACGTCGGGGTGGCGCTCACGAACTTCCTGAACAGCCTCAAGCTCGGCGTGTCGGTGCCCTACACACAGATCGCCAGCGTCGCCTACGGGGTGCCGGGCGTGCAGAACGTGACCGGGGTCGAACTCAACGGCGGCACGGCAGACCTGGCCGCCAACCAAAAACAACGAATTGTTGCAGGAGTCATGACCATCGGCTAGCACTGGGATATGAGGGTTACTCGAATATATGTGCTTTGCGATCCTGATACCGGCGAAGTTCGCTATGTAGGTAAAACCGCAATGCGCCTTTGCAATCGACTTGCAAAGCACATGGAGGCCAATCCGAAGGTGTATTCCGGTCGGTGGATAGGGAAGCTAAAAGCTGAAGGGAAGCGACCAATAATCCGTTGCATCGAGGAAGTCGGCGATAATTGGGCCGAGCGAGAGTGTTATTGGATCGCATATTACCGAAGCCAAGGATGCCAGCTCACAAACGTGAGTCCTGGCGGCGACGGACATAACGGACATGTTACGGCAATAAGCACTCGCAGAAAGCTGTCAAATGCCCGAAAAGGCAAGAAGCTGCCGCCAGACGTCATCCGAAAAATATCGGAATCACAAAAAGGGAAAGTCATCACGCAAGAGCAGCGCGCCAAGATCAGCGCCTCACTCAAGGGACGGAAGCGTCCCAGAGAAATCGCCGAGAAGGTAGCAGCTATCATGCGTGGCAAGAAGAAGCGACCGATGACGCCGGAGCAGAAGGCTCTCATCAGCGCCAGAAACAAGGGCAGGAAACCTACTGCCGAGGAACGCGCTAAAATGTCTGCTGCAAATCGCGGCAAGCCTAAATCTGAGGAACATCGTCGTAAGTTGTCAGAGGCAGCAATGAACCGGGTGCTATCTCCTGAGAGGAAGAAGGCTCTGTCAGAAGCGGCAACGTTGCGAAACATTCGTAGGAAGATGAATGGCCACTGGTGATCGATCCGATTTCTCCTCGCGAATCAAGGCCGTCCTCCCGGGCGGCTGGTTCCGCGACGAGACCCCCATCCTCGACGGCGTGCTGGCCGGCATCGGCTGGGCGCTGGCCGCAGCCTACGGGCTGGCCGACTACGCCCGGAGGCAGTGCCGCATCGGCACGGCCACCGACGGCTTCCTCGACCTGATCGCCTTCGATTTCTTCGGCTCCGGGCTGCCCCGCAAGCGGCAGGAGACCGACGACGCGTATCGCACGCGTATCCTCGCCGCCCTGTTCCCCGAGAAGGGCACCCGCAGGGGCCTGATCCGGACGCTGGAGATCCTCACCGGCCGCACCCCGTGGGTGTTCGAGCCGAGCAGGCCCGACGATACGGGCGGCTACGGCGTGGGCGGCGTGGGCTACGGCGTGGGCGGCGGCTACGGCTCGTTGGAGATGCCCCACCAGGCCTTCGTGGTCGCCTACCGGCCGCTCGGGCAAGGCATCCCCAACATCGCCGGGTACGGCGTCCCGAGTGGCGGCTACGGCCAGGCAAGCCAGGCGATGTACGCAAGCCTCGCGCTCGTCCAGGGCGCCGTGACGGATGCGGACATCTACGCCGCTGTCGACGCGGTGAAGCCTGCCGCGACCACGGTGTGGACCCAGATTCAAAGCTAACAACCAGGAGACCTTATGGATCGTGAGATCGTGTACCAGGGCCAGATCCCGCTCGAAACCGACCTGCTGCTCACCAACAAGAACACGATGGTGGCACTCGGCTTCCTCATGCGCGCGGTGCTCGGCACGAGCCTGTCGGTCGACGGCCTCGCCTGCACACCGAACAGCCCCGCGGATATGACCGTGCTGATTGGCCCCGGCTCGATCCACAGCCTGCAGAACGTCGACGGCACGGCCTACGGCACGATCCCGGCGGATACCACCAACCAGATCGTCAAGCAGGGCATCTCGCTCACCGCTCAGTCGTTCAACTGCCCGGCCCCGGCCACGACGGGGCACTCCATCGTCTACCTGATCCAGGCGGCCTATCAGGATCTCGACGCGGGGGCGACGGTGCTGCCGTACTACAACGCCTCCGACCCGACCCAGGCCTGGAGCGGCCCGAACAACTCGGGCGTGTCGCAGAACACGGTCCGCAAGGGGGTCTGCCTCCTGGGCGTGAAGGCGGGCACCTCCGCCACCACCGGCACGCAGGCGACGCCGGCCCCCGACGCGGGCTACGTCGGCCTCTACGCCGTCACGGTGGCCAACGGCCAGACGACCATCACGAGCCCCGATATCGTGAGGTTGGCGACCGCCCCTTTCATCGACGCAAAGCTGCCCGCGATGCTCTCCACGATCCAGAGCGGGGCCGTGACGTTCGCACAGGACACGAGCGGGGCGGCGAACCAGATCAACATCGCCCTGAACCCGGCCCCGGCCGCGCTGACGAACGGGATGCGGGTCGCGGTCAAGGTGGCGAACTCGGTCACCGGGGCGACGGTCATGAACACGAACGGCCTCGGCAACGTCGCGGTGGTGACAACGAGCGGGGCGGCCCTGACGGCGAACGCGATGGTGGCCAACGGCATCTACACGCTGGTCTACGACGCCAACGGCAACCGATGGCAGCTCCAGGGGTTCACCGCGGCCTCGGCCACCGGGCTGCTCCCGGCGAACAATCTCTCCGACGTGTCGAACCCGGAGCAAGCGCTCATTAATATCGGTGGCAGGGTGCCGACGGGCATCTGCTGGCCGTTGCTGGTCAACACCATCCCCTCCGGCTGGCTGCTCTGCTCCGGCCAGACCATCGGCTCCGCCTCTTCCGGGGCCACGGCACGGGCCAACGCCGACACGCAGGCCCTGTTCAACGCACTGTGGGCCGACTACACGGACGCCGAAATCCCGATCTTTACGAGCGGCGGCGCGGCCTCGATTCGCGGCGTGGATGCGGCGACTGACTGGGCGGCGAACAAGCGGATCAGCCTGCCGGACCTCCGGGGCCGAGGGCTGTTCGGCCGGGACAACATGGGCGGATCGGCCGCGAATCGCATTACCAATGCCGGCTCTGGCGTCACGGGCACGACGCTCGGCGCGACTGGCGGCGCCGAGAACGTGACGCTGACGGTAAACCAGATCCCCGGCCACACGCACGAGATCACCGGCAAGACGGGCGGCGTCGGCGGTACCGGCGCCTACAGCGCGACCCCTTACTTCAGCAACGACGGCAGCGCTCCCTCACCGAGCTATCAGACGAATCCGCCCACCGGCTCCACGGGCGGCGGCCAGGCGCACAACAACATGCCGCCGGGCTTCATCTGCAACTGGATCATCAAGCTGTAAATATCGTGCTTTCCATCAAACCGGTGTATGCCGAGTATTGCGCGGGCGACATGATTCATGCGATAATTTTTATGGTTGCTTTATACAGGGGGCTGCATGGCTGATGCCGAAGTACAGATCGCAATTCTACAGACCAAGGTAGAGGCGCTCACAACTCAGGTCTCAGAACTCAGTGCTGCGGTCAAGGAGCTGACGGCCATCATGAACCGCGGCAAGGGGGCCTTCGCCGCCTCGCTCGCACTGGCCGGCGCCATCGGGGCGGGGGTCATGAAACTGGTGATGTATCTGTTCTCGCTCGGCCAATCGGGTAGATAGCAGTGGGAGCGAAGCGCCAGGACATCACCATCGAACAGGGAGCTGACTTCGCCGAGGTGTTCGACCTGCCCGCCTCGCTCGACCTGAACGGCTTGCAGGCTGCGATGCAGATCAGGGCCGACTACGGATACCCCGTCCCCCTGCTCACACTGACTCTGCAGGGGGGTGGCTTGCTCCTGGACACGGCCACGAGGCGCATCATGCCAGTGATCAGCGCGGCGACGGCCTCGGCCTTCCTGCCCGGAAGCTACGTGTACGACATCAAGACCCGCGAGACGAGCGGGCGCCTGACCCGCACCCACCAAGGGGTGGTGACGGTCAGCCCCGAGGTGACGACCTTCGACTTCTCGGCCGCGCCGTCCCCCTCGCCCGCTCCGGCTCCCGCTCCCGCCCCGAGCCCGTCTCCGGCGCCGGCCCCCGCGCCTGCGCCCGCTCCGGCGCCGGCACCTCCTCCCGATCCCGTCGAATACCTGAGCGACGGAAACGGCAACACGATCACCGACCATCTGAACAACCCGATCGACATCAGGCCGGTGCCAGTCCCCATCATCCTGAGCGGGAACAGCCACTCGGTGACGGAAGGGCAGAACCTGATCTTCGGCCTCACGGCGGACGTCCCCGTGACCTGGAGCCTGGAAGGCCCGGACGCGGGCTTGTTCTCCCTTGCCGGGAACATCGTCACGCTGCCCTACAAGGACTACGAAGCCCCGGCTGACGCCAACGCCGACAACGTGTACGAGCTGACGGTGCGGGCGACGAACGCCGAAGGGAATGCGGCGACGAAGGCGGTGCGGGTGACGGTGATGAACATCGTGGATGATACGTCTCCGCTACCGTTCACCTTCATGGACGTGCTGACCACACAGCGCTCGACGCCGTTCACGAGCAACACGGTCACGGTCAGCGGCGTGAACGTGCCGACCCCGCTCAGCATCTCCGGCGGGGAGTATTCGATCAACGGCGGAGCCTACTCCTCGGCCAGCGTGAACGTCTTCGACGGCGACACGATAACCCTGCGGGTGACATCCTCGGCCGACGGCACGCCGGCAGTCGCCACGCTCACCGTGGGCACCTATTCGGCCAACTTCGGGGTGTACGATGACCCGCCGCCGCCGGTCACCTCCGGGCTCCAGCTCTGGCTGACCAGCACGGACCTTGCCGATTTCACCGTCACGAACGGCGCCATCAGCCAGTGGAATGACCGCAGCGGGAATGGCAACCACGTGACGCAGTCGACGGAGGCGAACCAGCCTACCATCGGGACGCGCACACTCAATAACCGGAACGCGCCCGACTTCCTGGGAACGACGGCTCAGTACCTGCTACTACCCTCCGCGCTCAACTCCATTCCAGGCGTAAGCAACACAATCTTAATAGTCGCGCTGTCCGATACCGGAACAGGCTCTAGCGGAGCGCAGGCGCTGCTGAGGGCAAACACGACCAGCTTCCAGATGCAGCTCAACCCGGGCAGCACCCGGATCGAGAACCGGAACCACACCAGCACCAACGTCTTCACGACGATCACCAAGAACAACACGGCCAACATCTTCGCCCAGTGTCGCAACGGCTCGGCGCTGACGGCCTGCTTCAACACCACGCAGACGGTGAATGCCTCCGGGGCGAACAACGTCACCGTGACGGACATCGGCCTCGGCGCGAACCCCAGCGGCTCCGCCCCGTTCAACGGGATGATCGTGGAGGTGCTGGTCTACAACCGGGCGCTCACGCTGGTCGAGGCCAACCAGGTGGCCGACTACCTGAAAGAAAAGTGGAACGTGACCAACTTCTCGGGCTCCTACACGTCCGGCTTCGCCTAACGAATCATACTTTGAGGATGCAACATGCGGATTAGCCAACTCAATAGCGGAAATGCTCTCAGCTTCGCCAACCTCATCCCAGGCAGCGCCATGCTGCCGATCGAGCAGGGCGGCATTACATATCCCATAACGGCCCAGGACCTTCTCCAGGCTGGCCAGCTCTTCATCGACGTGCACGCTTACGGAGCCAAGGGCGATGCGGTTGGCAACCACGACGGCGTGGTGACCGGCGGCACGACGTTTTCCGCGGCCAGCTACCAGTTCCCCGCCTCTCGCGTGGGACAGACGATCTATGTGAACGGCAGCGCGAGGGTCATCACCTCGGTCTCGAACGGGGTGGCGACCCTGTCGAGCAGCGTGACCAATGGCACGGGCATCCCCTGGCTGGTGGGGACGGACGACACCAACGCCATCGAGGCGGCCATGCAGGCTGCCAGGACCGTGGGCGCGGCGGTAGGGGACGGCTCGACCTCCGAAACGAACTCCTGGGGTCCGATTCCCTTCGGCGGTACGGTCATGCTCCGCTCGGGACGGGGTTACCTCGTCAAGAACACGCAGGCCCGGTTCGACGCCGGGAAGACCGCCGCCATCGTGGTGCCCCGCCGCTGCGCCCTGCGCGGGGGCGGCATGGGCCAGACGCACATCATTCTTGCGCCCGGCAATGTCGGCCACGGCGTCACCAACGAGAACTCGCAAATATCGGGCGGTAGCTGGTCGGACTTCCTCCAGGCCCAGGATTTCTCCGTGTTCTGCAACGGCGGATGGCAGTCCAGCAGTTGCCTCAGCGGCGTCTACGTAAAGGTGGCCTTCAACAATTATGTGAAGACCGACGCCTTCCCCTACATGGCCAACATCCGAGTCTTCGAGGCCAAGCAGGATGCCTTCTACATCAGCGGGCGAGGCGAAGGCGTGTACTTCAACCTTTTCGCCGGCAATGCCTTCCGCTACGGATTCTTCATCGACGGCTCGATGGACAGCCGCTTCTTCGTCTGCAACTCCGGCGGCGCCTTCAAGACCGGCTTCCGGGTCAACAAGTCGGCGAACATCCACCTGACGAATTGCAAGTCCTACTACTCGGGCGCGACTGGGGGCAGCAGCAACGCAGACTGCGCCAACTTCGCCCTCCTCGCGGACAGCTTCGTCAACGGTTTGGTCTACCTCACGAACTGCGAGGCCCAGGAGAGCCGGGGTTCGGGCTTCTACATCGAGAGCGGCATGAACCTGCTGAATGGCTGCATCTCCTCGGACCCCGGCCGCGCGGCGTTGGTAGCCACTGGCACGCCGCCCACCGTCCGCGCCGGCTACCACCTGAAGGACGCCAACTCGGCCCACCAGAACCCGAAGTACAACCGCTTCAACAGCTGCATCGCCCAGCCGACGCTAACTTTCGATTACAACGACCTGTCCAATACCGCGTCGTGCGGCACCAACGCCCTCTACATTGAGGGGACCGCGAACAAGGGGAACATTGGCGACATCTACACCTTCCCCCAGGCCACCTACTCCGACTCGAAGGTGGCAGGGACCGGCACGACGAGCGGCCAGAACACCGGCCTGCGCGTTGATGGTGTGGCCTTAACCTAAACCGAAAGGGCAGCACATGATCGCACTCATCGAAAGGCGGTATCACCAAGTCAGCATCGCGTCCGGCCAGAACATGACGGACCCGATCAATCTACAAAACGACTCGTTGGCCGGGATCATTTTCCCCGACGTTGACATGACAAACAGCACGCTGAAGCTGCAGGTGTCGGACAAGCCTGACACCGGGTTCGTCACACTCAAGGAAGGGCGCGGGGCTGGGGCCAGTGACTTCACGATCAACGTCTACCGTAACCAGGCGATCAGCTTCGAAAACCTCGCACTCCTCGCCGGCTGGAAGTACGTTCGCCTCGCCGGGGCCCAGGCAGAGGCCGCAGCCCGCCAACTGATCCTGGCCCTGCGGCCTGTCTAATGCGCCTGCTCACACTCCTTAAGCCGCCCGCTGCAGGGGCGGCAGACACCACCGCCCCCAGCGGCTATTCGGTCGTGTTCACGACCGACCCGATCAGCGACGCCAACGCCCCGGCAGCGGCCTTCCAGTTTTCCGGGGCGGAGGTGGGCTGCACGTTCAACTACACCATCACCAGCTCGGGGGGAGGCACGCCGGTCACCGGATCTGGCACGATCAGCAGCTCGAACCAGAGCGTCACCGGCATCAACGTGTCCGGCCTGAGCGACGGCACGCTCACCCTTTCGGCAACTCTGACCGACGCGGCGAACAACACCGGCAGCGCCGCCACCGCTACCGTGACGAAGGCGTTCGTGCCCACCGACATCTCCAGCATGGCCCTGTGGCTGGATGCGGCGGATACCAGCAGCATCACCGCCTCGGGCGGTGCGGTGAGCCAGTGGAGCGACAAGTCGGGCAATGGCCGCCACGCCACCCAGGGCACAGCCGGGAACCGCCCGACGACCGGCACGCGCACGCTCAACAGCAGAAACGTGCTTGACTTCGTGCGGACCTCGCAACACCTGCTGGAGCTCCCGTCGGGCATGTACGGGGTTTCGGCGGGGGCAAACACGGTCATCATCGTGGCCGCAGCAGACGACACCACGAACAACCAGAGGTTCTACAACGGCAGCAACGCAGGCACTACCAACGTCACCGCCCGCTACGGGTCCACCACGACCTTCTCGGTGCAGAACCGCACCGCCGTCGCCTTCACGAACATCACCATCACCCGGAACACCAGCGCCCACGCGCTGGGCTACCGTCGGTCAGGGACGGCCATTACCCCGTTCTATGACGGCGCTGACGGCACGCCGGGCAGCAACGCGCAGGACTGCACCTTGACCTCTCTGGGCATCGGGCGCGACTCCGCGAACACCACCGACAGCCTCGACGGGATCGTCGCCGAGGTGCTTGTGTACGCCAAGTCCCTGTCGAACGCAGAACTTAACAAGATCGGCAGCTACCTGGCGAGCAAGTGGGGAATTGCCTGGACCGGGGTGTAAGCCCATGTAGGGCGATGAGAACCTGAAAACAAGCAGAAAGGGACAATGACCATGACCACCCCGACCGTGCATGACCTGGACATCCTCTCCCGAACTCTTTACGGCGAAGCCGAGGCGGGAAACGCCGCGGACGCCAAGGCCATCGCCTCGGTGGTTATGAATCGCGCCAGGTACCGGAACTGGCCCGACACGGCCGCCGAGGTCTGTCTCCAGCCCTGGCAGTTCTCCTGCTGGAACGCCAATGACCCGAACCGTGCCCGCATCCTGGCCGCAAAAGGCCCGTGGTTCGATCGGTGCCGCGAGATAGCCTCGGCCGCCCTGAGCGGGGCCTTACCGGACCCGACCAGCGGCAGCACGCACTACTACGCCACGTTCATTAAAAAGCCGAAATGGGCCAAGGGCAAGCAACCCGTCTACCGTGTGACCCATAACCGGGGCCACGAACACCTGTTCTTCAACGACGTCGACACGAAGCCCCCGGCCACGCCTAAGGAAGCACTCGACCAGCAACGCCCGCTGGCCCGCACCCGCACCATGTCTGCCTCCGGTGCGCTGGCGGGGACCGGCGTCGTTGCTGTCGGCACCGGCTTGGCTGACCAGGTGAACCAGATGGCCCCGGCTGTTACCGTCGTTCGCGACGTAGCCGAGAGCGCCCACGAACACCCCGACGGCCTGCTTATCGTGTTCGGCCTGGTGGTGATCGCTGCCGCCGCATTCATCATGTGGAGCCGCTGGGACGACCGCCGCAGGGGGCTGCGGTGAACCCCGCGCTGATCCGGATGGGCCTCCTCACGCTGGCCGTTCTATCCGTCTTCCTCGGAGGATACTTCGTCAAGGGCAAGATCGAGGAGGCTGAGCAGGCCGACGTGCTGCGCCAGCAGATCAGGGCCCAGGTCGAGCGACAGGACAAGCTGGCCGCCAAGGCTGAGGCGGTGGAGGCTGAGCTCGCTGTCCTGCGGCAAAAGCAGTCAACCATCAACCGAAAGTGGAGTGAACTCCGTGCTCAAGAACCTTCTCCTTGCCTGCTTGGCGATAGCCGTATCGGGCTGCTCCGCGATGCCACCGGCCCCGTGGGCGAGACCCCACGCTAACCTCACGGCCAAATGCCCACCCCTGCGGCAGTTCGAGGGCCGCACCGCCGACGACCTGATCACCGACTACCTGGAACTCGTCGTCATGTACCGCGATTGCTCTGCCCGCCACGCCGGATTGGTGGACTCGCTGTGATCCTGTTGCGCGTCGTCCGCGGCTGCCAAGCCCGCGAGCGTCTGCATGCGCGCCTGACCGGCCTGGTGCTCTTCGCCGCCTACGGTCGGAGCCCAGGATGATCGCCGTATGCGATTTCTGCGGGGATGGGCGGGGCAAGATACTCGTTGCCAATCCCTCGCGGAACGTGCATATCTGCGAGAACTGCGTGGAACTCTGCCTTTGGCGGATCGAAAAGGAGAAGGAATGTACTGGCGATACTGGATCATCTTCGCGGTGACGATGGCCCTCATGTCGGGCTGCACACCGTACCCACTGTTTCCCCTGGTATTCGAGCCCCATGAACGCCGTTAACCCTTCCTTCGTCGCCCGCGAGGCCGAGCGCATGGCTCAGAATGCCAGCGGCAAGCAGGCCATGTTCTTGAACCAAATTGCCATCGGCTGCATGGTCCTGATGGCTTTGCCGTGCGCCATTCAAGCTGCGCAGTCCATCTTCCGTCCCATCTCCCACCTGACCCACGCGCAGCGGATAAATATGGAGCGGGTCGGCCGCCGGCTCGACGAGCGAAGCATGTGGGCGGGGGACCGGAGGCGGTAGAACCCCGGCCGAGCTGCCCGCGTACCCTCCTCAAAGGGTCTGAATCGTGGCGCCCTCGAGCATCTTCTCGATCGTGGCGTTATCGAGCATCCTCTCCGCGTCTGCCGAGTCCACCGGCACGCGGATCAGGGCCCAGATGATCTGGAACCGCGGCCTGACGATGGCCACCTTCGCCCGGACCCTCTCCGCCAGCCGCCGAGAGAAGAACAGGTGCCGCTCCGGCTCCTTCCCCGGCTCGTACGGCCCCACCCCCATCGAGTTCCAGTACCGCTTGTAGGCCCCGCAGTCCGTGTGGTCGAGGATGACCAGGCCGTTGATCGCGTGGGCCTCGATCGCGAGGAAGAGCGTCTCGTAGAACGTCTGCTCCCAGTGCGGCTTCTGGTCGGGGCCGAAGTCCAGTTGCGGGGCGAGCGACGCGCCGGCCAGGATCGTCTGGTCGTACTCCTTCCTCGTGACGTCGTACCCCAGGTAACGCATGATCCCCGGTATCTGGGCCTGGATACGGTGGTCGATGCAGGTGAGCAGCAGCACCTTGGCCTCGTTCGAGCTCAGGAACTCGCGCGCCTTCTCGCGGTCGTCGGCCATGGCAGCATCCTGTGGGTTGGGGGATCTGGCGGGTTCGAGCATACTCGCCGGAAAGGGCGCCAGCCACAACGAAAACCGCGAGATGGGATCGGTGATGGAGCGGGGTGCCGGATTCGAACCGAGCTCCTCCAGCTTGGAAGGCTGGCGTGCAACCGTCAGCACTTACCCCGCGATCAGTGCTGCGGCTCCCGGTTGATTCCGGCTGGCTCGCTTCGTTCGGCTCCCAGGGGCCTACCCGCTCACCTACAGCTTCGCACCTCAATTGGCGCCGCCGCAGCAAGCTCACCCTATCCGCCCCAGTGCAATAGCGCAACTCCTTTCTGGTTGCCATTTTCATCATTCCCGGCATACTGGCTGCGTCAACCACCGCCGCCCGTCCTGAATGTCCTTCGCCAGCCGCTTTCCCCCCAAAGATCGCCCGGCCTCCTTCGTGGAGCGCGTCCGGCCCGCTCGCGGCCAGGCCTCGCTCTCTTTCGCCGAACCCCCTCCCCATACCGTCCATACCTCCCCGCCGGGTCCTTCCTCCGCGAAGGTACAGCCGCAGTCGGCCGGCTCAAGCCCGAACGGGTCCCCCAACCCCATTACGGGCGTTGACCCGTCCGCCCTGGCGTCTGTGGATCGCTCCGACGTCAGGCCCCCGCTCGCGGGGCCTCCAACGTCCCAAGGAGGTTCCATGGACAATCCACTCTCTACCGGCGAGAAGGCCAAGGCCCGCGACATCCTCGCCGCCATTCGTGCCCTCAAGACCATCGAGCGGGAGCACCGCCCCCCGACCGACGACGAGATGCAGGCCCTCTGCCGCTTCGGCGGCTTCGGCCCCGTCGCCCTCTCCATCTTCCCCGACCCGGTCACCGGCCGGTTCAAGGACGGCTGGCAGGAGATCGGCCAGGAGCTTCAGAGGCTCCTGACCCCCGAGGAATACGACTCCGCCAAGCGGACGACCTTCTCCCAGTTCTTCACCTCCCCCGTCGTCATGCGGGCCATGCACGAGGCCCTTTCGCGTCTGGGAGTCCCCGATAACGCCCTGGTCCTCGAACCGGGATGTGGCACCGGCAATTTCATGGCCCTCGCCCCCGCGAGCCAGCGGTTCATCGGCGTGGAGCTTGACTCCCTCACCGGCCGCATCGCCCGCGCGCTCAACCCGCAGGCCGACATCCGCATCGAGAACTTCCGCGATACCCGGCTCCCCCCGCTCGACGCGGTGATCGGCAACGTGCCCTTCGCCAACGTCCATCTCGACTTCCACGGCCAGAAGCTCTCCCTCCACGATTTCTGCATCGCCAAGTCGGTCGAGGGCCTGAAGCCGGGCGGCGTCCTCGCCGTGGTCACCAGCCATTTCACGCTCGACAAGCAGAACGCGGCCGTCCGCGAGCTGCTCGCCAGCCAGGCCGACTTCCTCGGGGCCATCCGCCTGCCCAACGACGCGTTCAAGCGGGAGGGCACGGCGGTCACCACCGACATCCTCTTCTTGCGGAAACGGGCCCCCGGGCAGGCGCCGAACCACGCCGACCCCGAATGGCTGGAGACCTCCGAGATCGGCATCGCGGGGGCCGACCTGCCGGTCAACCGTTACTTCCTGAACCACCACGAGATGGTGCTGGGCGACTGGAGCCGGGAGCACCTGCTCCACGGCGCCGTGGGCTTCAGCGTGATCAGCAACGGCGACCTGGCCACCCAGCTCAGGGAGGCCGTCGCCCGGCTGCCGCAGGTGAAGCAGTCCGAGGCGGAGCGGCCTAATCCGCCGCCCGCTGTGGCCGACATTAATCTCGGTCGCAAACCTGAAACGCCTCCTTTCGTCCCGCCCCCGCCGCTCCGGCACATCACCGAAGGCAGCCTGTTCATCGACGACGAGCGGGTTATCCGCCAGGTCGAGAACGGAAACGCAGAGCCCGTCACCTATTGCGGCGTCCTGCTTAAGGCCAATGGCACGCCCCAGGGCCGCAAGATCGGCTCGCTGATCGAGCTCCGCGACCTCGCCCGCCGCGTTCTCCAATCCCAGAACGAGGGCTGGCCCGAGGCGAACCGCCAGGAGGCCCGCCGCGACCTGAACCGGGCCTATGACCGCTTCGTCGCCGCCTACGGCCCGGTCAACAAGACCACGTTCACGGAGACCAGGACCGGCACCATCCGCCGGATGCCCAACCTGGTCAAGTTCCGGGAAGACCCGGACGCCATGCTGGTCATGTCGCTGGAAGAGTACGACGAGGCCACCGGCCGGGCGGAGAAGGCCGCCATCATGAAGAAGGACGTGGTCGGGCCCAAGCCGCCCGTCACCCGCGTAACTTCCGCCGAGGAGGGCCTGCTGGTCTCGCTGAATGACCACGGGTGTGTCGACCTGCCGTACATCGCTCAGTTGTACGGAAAGCCCGTACAACTCATCATCGCCGAGCTGGGCGATCTGATCTTCGAAAACCCGGAGACCAGGAAGTTCGAAGTTGCCGACGACTACCTCTCCGGCAACGTCCGCGCGAAGCTGGCCGCCGCCGAGAAGGCCGGGCCGGAGTATGCCCGCAACGCCGTGGCCCTGCGATCAGTCCAGCCGGAGGACGTCCTCCCCGGCGACATCGACGCGAACCTTGGCGCTCCGTGGATTCCCGAGAAGGACATCAAGGCGTTCGCGGAGGAGCTCTTCGGCGGCTCGTTCAACGTCGGCCATCTGAAGAAGGATGCCGTCTGGAGCCTGGAGCCCGACTACCGGGCCATCCAGTCGGTCGCGGCGACCGCCGACTTCGGGACGGGCCGGATCAACGGCACGGAGCTGCTCGCCCAGGCCCTGAACCTGAAATCCCCGGTCATCTACGACACGATCCGGGGCGTCAACGGCGACGAGAGGGTCCTGAACCCGACAGAAACCCAGGCCGCCAAGGAGAAGCAGAAGCTCATCAAGGAGCGGTTCAAGGCGTGGGTCTTCTCCGACCCCGACCGCACCGAGCGGCTCGTCCGGATGTACAACGACACCTACAACAATCTTCGTCCCCGACTCTTTGACGGGTCGCACCTAGACTTCCCGGGGATGAGCCGGGCCATTTCGCTGAACCCGCACCAGAAGGACGCGGTCTGGCGGTGCATGACGGCCGGGAACACGCTGCTGGCGCATTGCGTCGGGGCCGGGAAGACCTTCGAGATGGCCGCGGCCGCGATGAAGATGCGGCAGGCCGGGCTGGTCAAGAAGCCCATGATCGTGGTGCCGAACCACATGCTGGAGCAGTTCGGCCGCGAGTTCATGCAGCTCTACCCGAACGCCAAGCTGCTGATCGCCACGAAAGACGACTTCACGAAGGAACGCCGCAAGTTCCTGACCGCCAAGATCGCCACCGGCGACTGGGACGCCGTCATCACGACGCATTCGAGCTTCGAGCGTATAGGCATGAGCCGCGAATACCAGGAGCGGTTCCTGCGCGAACAGATCGCAGAATACGAGGCCCTGTTGGTCGACAAGGCCTCTCACGGCCGCAACATCATCAAGACGCTGGAGAAGCAGAAGGCGAACCGGGAGGAGCGGCTGAAGCACCTGCTGGCCGAGGACAAGAAGGACGACGGGCTGGTCTTCGACGAACTGGGCGTCGACCACCTCTTCGTCGACGAGGCGCACTACTTCAAGAACCTCGAGACTCCCACGAAGATGGAGCGTGTGGCAGGCATCCAGACCGGCGGCAGCGAGCGGGCGTTCGACCTTTTCATGAAAGCCCGCTTTCTGGACGAGAAGCATCCCGGCCACGGGGTCACCTTCGCCACGGGCACCCCTATCAGCAACACGATGGTCGAGATGTACACGATGCAGCGGTTCCTCGACCCCGAGGGGCTGCGCTCACGTGGCATCGAGCACTTCGACGCCTGGGCGGCCACCTTCGGCGAGGTGGTCGACTCCATGGAGATCTCGCCAGACGGCGCCAGCCTGCGGCCTCGCAGCCGCTTCGCCAAGTTCGTGAACCTGCCCGAGCTGGTCCAGATGTTCCGGGCCTTCGCCGACGTGCAGACGGCGGAGATGCTCGACCTGCCCAGACCGAAGCTGGAGGGCGGCAAGCCCCAGACGGTGGCCTGCCCGATGTCGGATGACCAGAGGGAACTACAAGCCGGGCTCATCAAGCGGTATGACCGCATCCGCAACGAGAAGGTGGACCCCCGCGAGGACAACGCGCTGGCGATCACCACGGACGGCCGCAAGCTGGCCCTCGACGGGCGGATGCTCGGCGCCGGGGGCGACTTCCCCGGCTCAAAGATCAACGCCCTGGTCGGCAACGTCGTCCGGATATGGAGGCAGACCGAGGCGAAGCGCGGCACGCAGATGATCTTCTGCGACATGGGCGTCCACCCGAATCCGTTCTCGGTTTATGACGAAATCGTGGAGAAACTGGCCGACCACGGCCTCCCCCGCAGCCAGATCGCCGTCATGGGCGATGCCGACACCGACGCCAAGAAGCAGGCGCTGTTCGAGAAGGTGCGCCAAGGGACGGTGCGCGTCCTGCTGGGCAGTACGTCCAAGATGGGCACGGGCACCAACGTCCAGAAGCGGCTGGTGGCCATGCACCACCTCGACGCCCCATGGAAGCCCGCCGAGGTCGAGCAGCGCGACGGCCGAATCCTCCGTCAGGGTAACGAGAACGCCGAGGTGGCGATCTTCCGCTACGTCACCGAGGGCTCGTTCGACGCCTACATGTGGCAAGCGCTGGAGACCAAGGCCCGATTCATCGCCCAGGTGATGAGCGGCGACTGCGCTGTCCGTAAGGCCGAGGATATCGGCGGACAGGAACTCAGCTACGCCGAGGTGAAGGCCATCGCGTCCGGTAACCCCGCCGTGCTGACGCTGGCCGAGGCCGATGCAGAGCTGCAGCGGCTGGCCATCCTGCGGAAGAACCACCTGGACGAGCAGTATCTGGCGAAGCGGAACCTCCGCGACCTCCCCGACGACATCCGGCGGCTGGAGAAGCGGCTGGACGGGCTGACGGCCGATATGGCGACGCTCGCGGCGAACGATTTCATCCCCTCACAGGAGGCAATCGCCGAGCGCATGAAGCGCATGCCGGAGAAGGTGAGCGAAACCTACCGCACGCCGCTGGGGAGATACCGCGGACTGGAAGCCAGCCTGATCCTGCACCCGCTGGGCGGGACGGAGGTCGTGCTGGACGGGGCGACCCGCCGGCGCGAGACGCTCATGCGCGATAACCCCGGCCCACGTGCCGTGCTCAACGCCTTGGAGCGACTGGCGAACAGCTACGACTACGAGTGCCGGAGCCACCGGGCGGAGATCGGCGTGAAACAGGGGCAGCTCAAGGACTACGAGGCCCGCCTGGGCAAGCCGTTCGCCCACAGCGAGTTCATGGCCCGGCTGGCCGACCTGCGTGACCAGCTCAAGGAGGGGCTCTCGGAGAAGGCTCAGCAGGAGCCGAAGCCCGAGGGGCCGACCGTCGCGGAACTGGCCGAGAAGATTAAGACGTTGAGGGAGGCCAACACCGTAGAATCCGCGCCGGAGCGGGCGATCAGGAAGGCCGCGCGGGCTGAAAGGCCGGTCACGGCGAGGATTCGCTCGAAGCTGGGCGAGCAGTTGGCGGCGAAGGCAGAGGAAACCACAGGGCTCACGGCAACCAGCACGACGATCGAGGAGAAGCCTGAGGAGTCGCCGGCAGCCCCGACCGCGACGGTGATACTGATGCCGGACCTGTCAAAACCCGTGAATGGCCATGCGAAGGCGGTTGAGAACCGCCGTCAGGCAAAGGCGGAGCAGCTACGGCTGTTCTGACTGGCTTGCGGGGAGGATGTCCTGGAGTCGGCAGCCATCCGATGTCGACTCCGGGATGCCCACGGCGATCAGTCGCTCGCGAACCGTCCGGAGTTCCGGTTCGGTGTTGGCCAGGAAGAGGAATGGAGCGTGGGAGCGATAGTAAAACGAGGGAATTCCCTGCGTGCTCAAGTACGCCCGCTTCGATTCCCGTTGGGCTTCGGCATCAAGCTCGTGACGCCAGTCGTTCCCTTGGTCAAAGCAGACCATGTAGGCTGGTCGAAGCCGCCTGAGCTCTCTCACGATGAAGGCGAGTGGGGCGTGCTCGATTGTCGCTTCGATCATCTTGTGCTCGGGGACAGGTATCCCGGTGTGGGGATCGAGCAGCAGGCCGAAGCGTGCGGCTGGTGGTGACGCGGGATCGTAGATCGGCATCGAAATCAGCAGGGAGTACCTTGCACGGAGATCCTTTGGAATAAAGCGGTCGTGAGCCATTAACGGGGCGATCACCGAAAGCGAGTCGGCCCAGAACCGCTTCACCAAATCGAAGGAGTCGCCGAGGTACTTCTCGCGCACCGGCCCACCTCAGATACGAGATCGGCGTCGTCTCGCTCGTCCAACAGCCAAGCTCTCGACCACCTTGGTGATGGCCAGCTCATCCGCCCGGCTGATCTTCGACTTCCCAGACAGTTTACGCCGAATCGTCGACGGGTCACAGCCGAGCAGACGGGCGAGCCTGGTCTGTCCTCCCGTGTTTCGATCGTCGTTCAGGACGTTGCAGATCGCCCGCAGCTCAACAGGGGTCATGCCTTCCCCCGCTCCAAACTCGCGTGGATGAGCTTCAATTGCGCTGCTTGCAGCGTTGAGTAGGCACGTTCCCAAAGCTCGGTATTACCGTGTTTAAGCACTCCGAGTAGCGCTTCTTTCTCGCGCAAATAGGCCTTGGCAAAAGCCTTATCGTGCTCCACGATGGACCCCGTGTTGTCGATCAGGTCGGCCAGCTTGATCGTAGCGCCGTCCGGCGACGATCGGGCCAGATGTTCCCTATCCAGCCGCTTCCTCACCTCGCGGCTCCCATCCTCAAGCCGGGACACATCGGTCACCTCGATCACGAGCAGAGTCACCCTTTCGCCGAAGACGTCCTGAAGCTCGGCCGGCGTCACTTCTGTGTCCTCCAGCACGTCGTGCAGAGCGGCGGCAGCGATCACGGCAGGGTAACTGATGTACTCGGCAACGATGGAGGCGACGTTCCGGCAGTGGTTGGCATACGGCTCGCCGGTGTATTTCCGCTTCTGCTGCCGATGGGCACACTTGGCGAAGCCGAGGGCCAGAGTCGGCAGGTCTGTCATCCCTTCACGCATAGCACCTGCTTCAGCTCATAAGCGATTTCCACCAGATCCTGCTGCGCCGCCATGACCGCATCGATCGGCTTGTAGGCCGCCGGGCTCTCGTCCAGGACCCCTTCGTCCTTTCGGCACTCGACACCAGCAGTCGCCTTTGCGTGGTCTTCGAGGCTGACGCGTTTGCTGGCCTCGCCCCGGCTCATCACCCGTCCGGCGCCGTGCGAGCAGCTGCAGAATGATTCCTGGTTGCCCTTGCCCCGCACGATGAACGACCGGGCACCCATCGAGCCGGGGATGATCCCCAGATCGCCTTGGCGGGCACGGACGGCCCCCTTGCGGGTGAGCCAGACGTTCTTGCCATAGTGCTGCTCGCGGGCCACGTAGTTGTGGTGGCAGTTCACCGCAACCTCGTCCGGGCGGCCGACCCGGCCGGGGAAGTGCCGCTCCAGCACCCTGAGCACCGCCCGCATCATCACCTCGCGGTTCGCCCGGGCGAAGTCCTGCGCCCAGGTCAGGGCCTCGACGTAGTCGTCGAAAAGGTCTGACCCTTCCGGAATGTAGGCCAGGTCGGCGTCCGGCAGGTTGACGAACCAGCGGCGCATCTCCGCCTTGGCCCGCTCGATGAAGTAAATGCCGAACTTGTTCCCGATGCCCCGACTGCCGGAGTGGAGCATCACCCAGATAGCCCCGTCGGTGTCGAGGCACAGCTCGATGAAGTGGTTTCCGGTGCCGAGCGTGCCGAGGTGGTGCGGAGCGCGTGTTGCGGACCGGGCCAGGTCGGGGTGCTTGGCGACGATGGCTTCGAGGCGTTCCTGAAGCGACGGCCCGAAGGCATCACTCTTGAACGCCCACGCGGATTCGTCCGGCAGATCGCCCCAAGCCCCACGATCGCTCGCCCCGCCGTTGTCGGTGCGACCGTGCGGCACCGCCGCCTCGATGTCGGAGCGGATCTCGAACAGGTTGTCGGGCAGGTCCTCAGCCCGAAGTCCGGTCCGAACGGCCATCATGCCGCAACCGATATCCACGCCCACAGCCGCCGGAATGATCGCCCCGACTGTGGGGATGACCGAGCCGACGGTGGCCCCCATGCCCCAGTGGACGTCAGGCATGACCGCGACATGGTGATGGATGAAGGGCATCCGGGCGACGTTGCGGAGCTGGTCGACGGCTTTCTGGTCGAGAGGTACGCCTTCGGTCCAGCCGTAGATCGGAACGGCTTCCTTGCCGAGGAACTGCCTACTCATTGGCAGATTCAAACTTCACGATGTAGTCGAGGACCTTGTTCGACCAGCCGTCGATGTGGACCCACTGGCCGTAGCCGACGCCATTCTTGTTGCTCGCGACGTTGATCAGGTAGCCCTTCATCTGCGGTACCGGGTCGTGGCTCTGCTCGTCGGTGATGACGATCAGCCGATCCCGAGCCGGCAGCGAGCGGACCGCCTTACCCAGTTCCGTCCCGCCGTGCGGCTGAGCACCAGTGATCGCATCCCGAAGGGCAAACCCACGCCGTCCCGGCACCTCGACCAGGCTGTTGGAGAAGGTGAAGACCCGCAGGTCGGAAAACATCTCCCGGCCGATCATCGCCAGCGAGCAGGCCACATCCATCCGGTTCAGCTCGGACTTGGAGGACAGCGCGGAGTCCATCGATCCCGACACGTCCACCAGGATGATCGTCTTGCCGCCCAGCTTCTCGCGGCCCGCGAAGCACTCGAAGAACTTGGCCTCCAGCTCAGGCTCGAACTGGGGGTTGTGCCGCGCCGAGGCGATGAAGTTGATCGGTAGGAGTCGACCGGCCTTCACGTCGCGCAGGCCTTCGCGGATCGCCTGGTCCTCCACGCCCGCCTTCGTCATATTGCGGACGTTGCGGAGCATGGCGAGTCCGCCAAGCTTGCCCTCGGAGAGTAGACGAGACCACGAGGCCTTCTTGTCACCACCCTTCGACAGCTCGACCTCCCAGGTATCCGGAGTAGCCAGCTCGCCTTTGACGAGCTTGCGCCAAAGCTCGGCCTGTTCGAGATTGGCCGGCTTGGGGCGGGTGATCCGCAGGGCGTCGCGCAGTTTGACCGCCTTCTGACCTCCGTTGTACTTGGCTAGCTGGTACTCGTCGAACTTGCGGAAGGAGTCGCCCAGGCCGCGCTTGACCTGCTTGGCCAGCGGTTCGTCCTTGTTAGCCTTCCAATAGATTGACAGGAACTCGGTGATATCGTCCGGGCGGAGGATGACGCGGGGAAAGAGCCCCTTGGCCTGCGCACGGCCTTCCTTGGTCCGCATCAGCTCACGGGCGAGCAGGAGCGGGACGTGGCGGAGGCGCATGTCCTCCTTCGCCTGGACGGCGACGCGGGCGACATCCTCGGCAGGCACGAGCTTCACCAGCTCGGCGATCCGCTGGCCGATGGTCTGGCCGTCCTCGTAGAACTCCGACTCCCAGAGCAGGCAGGACATGACGGAGCGTTCGAGTTGAGCGAGCGCGTTGATACGGGCAGCCGGAGCGCCTTCGTGGGTGAACTCCTTGCGGATTCGGTTCAGGGTAGCCATGACACACCTACTTTCAATTGCGGGCGGGGAAGATTCGGAGAGGGACGAAACTGAGCTACTGAACCTTGCGGCCCAGGCGGGGATCGAACCCGCGACCTCCGGCGAACCGGCGCTCTATCCAAAGTATCCCTGTCCTGCACCACCGCCCTGTTGCGGAAACCGTGCGGGGAAGAAACGACAAAGGTACAAAGCGTCCTAACCATTAGACGACGGCCCCGAAGGACCGGCGGGATTCGAACCCGCATCTCTCTCGTGGAAAGAGAAGTAACCCTTGCCTGCACCACCGCACGATGGTTCAAGAGGAGGGGGAAGAGACGATAAAGGCACGTACGTGCTCTACCAGCTGAGCTACCGGCAGGTCGATCTGCCGGACGGGACTCGAACCCGCGACCACGCGATTACAAGTCGAAGTAACCCTTATCTGCACCACCCTCCAAAACTTAAGAGCCGGGAAGATCGTCGAAGGTTCGCTTTCCAATAAGTAGCCCTCGACTGCACCACGGCCCGATGCAAATCACCCTAGTGCAGGTTGCACGCAAGCGCAAGCATTATTTTAATCGTCATTCAACCTCTTTGATTCCCGGCTATTGCGGCCTCGCGGGGGCTTGTTAAAATGGGCAATCTCGCGGCTGATTCCCGCTACCTGACGAGGTCGCCATGGCCCGCAAGAAGACGGCAGCCCCGAAGCACGTCGAGCCCGAGGAAGAGGGCCCGGAAGGCGAGGAGGGAGGCGGCCAGGAAGGGCACGGCATCATCTCGAAGGCGGAGGCAATCCGCCGAATGCTGGCCGAGGGTATCGAGAATCCCTCTGTGGCTTCGGCTGAGATCAGGACCCGATTCGGCATCGACGTAACGCCGCAGCATTTCAGCGCGACCAAGAGCCAGATGAAGAGCCGAGAGGCCGCCAAGAAGGGCAAGCCAGGCCGGAAACCGAAGGCAGCCCCTAGCCAAGCCGTCGAGGGCTACCTGGCTCCGCCGCCGAAGCCATCAACGGACGGCGAGCAACCTGACCTGCTGGCGGCCATCGAAGCGATGAAGCCGCTGGTGGAGGCGCTGGGTAAGGAGAAGGCCCATCGCATCGTCGATCTGCTGGGGTGAGCGACGATACAATCTGTGGAAGAGAACATCTGACGGCTGATCCGACCGTCATCCTCAGGCTACTCGCAGCTAGGCCGCGGCCGGAGTCTATCGATGCCAGAAGCACCACACGTACCAACCCTGACCGACCTCGCGCTCCTCCCTCGGTGGGCGAAGGTTCTGTTCCTTTCGAGGTGTGCCGCCAGGGTCATCCCTCTCATCCGTACTCAATGGCCCAGTTTGTCGGCCGGGGACTTGATGGTCATCGGGATGGCTGGGGCGAACGCGGATGCGTCGGCGCGGCTCGGACGAGAGGTTCACGTTGGGGCGGACCCGCTACCACGGTTGATGGAACTTATCGAGAGTGCCGAGCAGCAGGACAATATGGCTGGCTATGGCTTGGCGGTATGCGCTACAGCAGCTGGGCTGGCACAGGCCGAATCCGCCGAAAAGGCCACCAACCTTGCTGGTGCAGCACTTGAGCACATGATTCAGTCTTATGCTGTCAGCGGGCTAAACGAGGGCGCCGTTGTCGGGTCTGTATGGCTCGATTACAAGGCCCTCCGGGACGCCGCACAAGCGGGCAGTTGGAACAACGAAACCCGGATGACCGACGGCATCCTCGGCGAGCTTTGGCCGCATGGCACCCCTCCGGGCTGGCCCACCGAATAAAGCTAAAATCGACCTGGTGTACATCGCGTACGTTTCGCTGGTCATGAGCCTGCGAACGGCGTATCCTCGCCGCATGAAACGCCTTACCCTCATCCTCCTCATCCTCGCGGTCTGGCCGTTCCCGACCGTCGCCGCCGATTTCGCGGCCTGGGTCATTGGCGTCTCCGACGGCGACACGCTGACTGTCCTGACCGCCGAGAAGCGGCAGGTCAAGGTTCGGCTGCACGGCATCGACGCACCGGAGACGGGGCAGGACTTTGGCACGCGCGCGAAGCAGGCGGCTTCGGAGCTGGCCTTCGGCAAGCAGGTAACCGTCCGGGAGGTGGACAGGGACCGCTATGGGCGCACCGTGGCCGAGGTAATCCTGCCGGATGGCCGTTCGCTCAATCGCGAGATGGTGCGCGGCGGGATGGCTTGGTGGCACAGGACCTATGCGCCGGCCGACCGCGAGCTGGCCTCGCTGGAAGCCGAGGCTAAGGCCACGAAGCGCGGCCTGTGGGCCCAGCCCGGGGCCATCCCGCCGTGGGAATGGAGGAGTAGCAAGGGCGACCCCGTCACGGCGGAGGTCGTGGGGAACCGCCGGAGCATGATCTACCACGCACTGAACTGCCGGGGCGCAACCGCAATCAGCGAGAAGAACCGGGTGGCGTTCAAGACTGCGGCCGAGGCCGAGGCTGCGGGCTACCGGAAGGCGAGGGATTGCAAATAGCCGCCTGCTCGCTGGCGTTGCTGGTCGCCCCGCTCCGGCTCAGAATAGGTTGCCAATTTCCATGCGCAACTATTGCCTTGCGCGTTCCCGGGCCTACAATTCCTGTGGACATCAGTTCACAGGAGGCCGCCATGAAGCCACGCCATGCGAACGTCCTCAAGGATATGGGCTGCACCGTTGAGCTCGAAGCTTTCCGTCGCGTGCTGGCGGAGGTGAAGGCCGAATTGTTCCCGGACATGACCGACGAGGAGCTCTGCTACACCCGCGATCAGGCGTCCGACTACTGCGCGGAGGTCAAGAAGCGGGTCGGTGCCCCCAAGCTCACCCGAGTCTTCATCCTCCGGTCGCTGGTCGGGCTCAGGAAGCAGCGGAAGCGAGCGGCCGGGGCTCGGGCTTGACCGCCATTATGCACCAACCTCACCACCCGCCCGGCTGAATTCCCCGCCCCGCCTGCTACCCTGCCCGCATGGCCGATCCGCACGTCATCACCGCCCTCGTGGAGAAGTACAGCCGTACTCTCGGCAGGCTCAGGGACTGCGAGCGGGAGGCGGAGACGCTGCGGGCGGACCTTTCCCACCTGGAGGCCGCAATCCGGCTGTTTCGGGCCGACTATGATTTCACGGTAATCCTCCCGCGCCGCCGGTACACCCCGCAGGCTAGCCGGACCCTGATCCGCCGGGCGCTTGACGTGCTGCGGGATGCCGATGAGCCGCTGACTAGCCGAGGGGTGGCGCTGGCCCTGACCGAGGGAGAGCCGGAGGAACTGGCCCTGCGGAAGCTGGCGAACAACCTGACCGGACGGCTCCGCAGGCAGCAGAAGGCAGGCGTGGTGCGGGCGCTGGAGGGCAGCGGGGCGGTCAGGTGGGAGTTGGTGCGTTGACGGGGCGGGGTTGCGGCCAAGTGGGCGGGGGCGAGCGGCGGGGGAAGCTGTGCGCGTGGAAGTGGGTGGAGGGGGCGGGGAGAGGTATGGGGTGGGGAAGTGAAGGGCGGATATTTTTAAAATATTTCAACACCATAGCGAGTTTCTAGCGCTATGCTTAAAAATCAGTTGCTTAACATTCCGAAGACGACTACTTTATCCTTAGGCGTGCCCGTGATCGGACTCGAACCAACATACCCGCGTGAGCTAAGGTGCCAGGATGACAGCCTGGTGCGTCTACCAATTCCGCCACACGGGCACACCTAAGGATAAGTGCGTCCACACCGTAAAGCCGGGCATGGACGCGGTAGTCATCTAACTACGGAGGGGGCATATTCATGTTCCTTTTGTTGGTTGGACTCAGCAGCGGCCCGTTTGTTCATTGGTGATGAGGACGGGCCGTTTGCTATTCTGGGTGCTACACCAAAGACCAGATTTCGTCCTTGTAGCTAAATACGTCCTTTCGCTTCTGTAAGGCTCCTGAAACCACGTTTCCCGGCTTGGGTCCCGCGATAGCGATGCCCTGCTTCTCGGCAGCAAGCAGTATCTGCTTTGTGGCGCAGAAGTCGGCTTTCATAAGGTACAAGTACGCGATATTCTGGATTTGTTCTTCGACGGTTCGCGGTGTCGGGTTAGGCAGTCTGCCCTGCTCACCCCCTGCCGTTGCGCGCTGCGTGTAGAGCTTCACCAGTTCTTGCTCTTTGGATCGGCGCTCGTTGACGAGATGGCGGATTTCGCCCTGCTTTTTCTCGATCTGGGTGTCAATTCCGTGTATCTCGGCAATCAGTGCTTTTTCGGTGTCGGTGGAGGGGTCGGTAACCATAACTCAAGGTGCTTATGTTGATAAGGTGCCTTACCCTACCAATCGGTTGGCAACGTGTCAATCGTCAAGATTATTGAACTGCGTCGGGGACCCCTACCGCACCCACCGCTGGCTATCCCGACGCCTACGACCGGCGTTGACATTTCCCTCTTGTCTCTCTAGCCTCCCTCCCCGAGGCGGCATGTGTCGCCTTGGGGCTTGATAACCCCTTGGTTAGCGGTTTTGTACAGCCGTGATTTGTACTCCTCGCTTACGGCGGGGAGGCGTGCGCGCATGTTCAGGCGCGAGCTAAAGGCGCACGCGACCTTCTAACCAAGGTTTATCAACTCCCCGTCACCAGTGGGGATTGTTATGGAAGATAGACACGGTAACCCGGCCATCGTGCTGGGCTTTGCGCTTATGGGCATTTCAGGCGGCCTGGCCGGGCTGCTGCTCGGATGGATCATCTGGGGGTAGGTGCCGATCAAGCCACCATCCACCTCTGGCTATACCCCTTCCACTGCCGCGACACAGGCGCAGCCAGGGCGGCGCCCACCAGCATCAGATACTGCTCGCCATTGCTCACCCGGCGGTTATCCTCGCGCCATGCCATCTCCGCGGCGTACAGGCCGAGATACGGCCCTGCAATGTGGTGATGCGTGCCGACCTCGGCCCGGCGCAGGCGGCTGAAATAGCTCTCTGCTTGATTGGTGCAGGCTCCGTTCTCGCTATAGGCCCATTTGTGGTTCACCCGCTTCGTCAGATATTTCGCGTGCAGCGCATCCCAAGCGGGCGCTTCATCGGCGTGGATCACCGAGCCAGCGGCCACATGCTTCTGCACCAGGGGCACGGCCTCATCCTCCGAGCGGAACACGAAGGGTAGCGTCCGGCCCTTGCGCTCGCGCATGACGACGACGACCTGGCGCTTGCCCGTTTGGTTTGCCGCCAGGCGGCGGTCCTTGCGGTCTTCCTTGCGGTTCTCCGGCTTCACATGCCCGCCGAAATAGCCGCCGTCCACCTCGACCTCCCCCGATAGCTGACACTCGGCACGCATCGCCTCGCGGAGTTTGTGGGAGAGCACGAAGGCAGTCCGGTACTGGACGCCCAGGTCGCGGGATAGCTGCAGGGCGCTAATGCCCTTGGCCGCGTTCGTGAACAGGGCGATGGCCACCAGGATCTCGCGGATCGCCAGCTTGCGGGAGGCGAAGATCGTCCCCGAGGTCACGCTGAACTGGTGGCTGCATGCCTTGCACTTCCAGAGCGCCCGCGTCGTGTAGGTGTAGAGGGCGGCGCAGCGGCAGCGGGGGCAGTAGGGCTTGCCGCCCGTATCGGCCCAGCGGATGGCCTGGAACGCCTCGGCGGCCTGCTCGTCCGTCATGGCCATGATCGCCCTCAGAGAGAGGGACCGGGCGGCGGAGGAGAGGAGGAAGTGCTGGGTCATGGTTCGCGCTATCGGTTACTTGTTGTCATTTATAACAACACAGGCGGCGCGACTTGTCAAAGGAAAAGTTGTCGTTTATGCTAACTGAATCGCATTAGCGGCAAGGAATCGGCATGGAGAAGGACGAGAAACGGCAGGATTTGGAGGAGCGGCTGGGACGTTACCTCAAGGCGATGCTGAAAGCGGGCGGGCTCACCTACGAGGAACTGGCCGAAGGGCTGAAGGCCCACGGCTTCCCGGAGGAGACCAAGGCATCCATCGCCAGCAAGCTGGCCCGAGGATCTTTCTCGGCAGCGTTCCTGGTGGCGGCGCTGCGGGTGGCGAAGCGGGAGGGGATCAGGTTGGAGGATGTGTAGTTTTCGCTGTTTAAAGAAGGGTAATGATGGTAGAATAATCCTCGAACATCATAATGACTATCGAGAAGCTTCGCTATGAATGAGCGCGACATGTTGATTAGCATATTCTATGCTATCTGCGGACTAGCAGAGAAGCTGACCGGCGAGCAAATGGTCGTAACTATGACCAGCGAATCCGGCCAGCGTTTCTCTATGCATGGGCAGGGCGTGACTTGGGAACGTACTTCTCGGGAGGCGACTGAAGACCCGCCCTGTCAGTCGTAGCCAAAGTGGACCAGGCTGATTGCAACTCGTCCTTCGCGGTGTGGACGTTCTTAAGTGCCTGATGAATCTGATCCGCAGTCGGCCAACGGTTTGCGTCTGGGCTTGGCCGCGAATCCGAGCGAATCATAACAGCTTCGGCTGGCATTATGACGCTGCAATTGCTGAATGAGAATCGTAGCGGCGATTCAAACAACATCATCGCCACACCCCGAATCATGCCGATCATTTCGTCGCAGCGGGCGGTAGCTTCTTCGTACTTTACTCTGGCATCCAGATAGCGTCTTACAGGGTCGGTCATCAGTATGTACTCCTATGGCGTTTTGCGCAGCCACAGCAGCAGACGACCGCTTGACGGAAAGACAGGCAGAATGGTATCATTCGCCTTGTTATTGCTGATTCCACAAGCGGTCGTCCAAAACTACTGTGGATCTGAATGAAGGCCGGGTTCCTCCCGGCCTTTTTTCATTTCAGACAAGCGATATGATATAAGTTTTTCATGCCATTGAATAGATTTAAAAATTAGCTTTCCGTCCGCACGCAATCCCCTGTCACGAACTCCCCCGCGTCCTTTACGCACGGAGGAAGCCCCGGCCCGACGATGGGCTTCATTGAAGCCTCGCGGTCGGCCAGCTCGCCGTTCAGCTTCAGCAGGAATGCCAGCGGATCGTCCTTCGCCCTCATGCCGTAGGCGGCACGCACGGCAGCGTCCAGCGCGTCCTGGGCATCCCGCAGCGGGTTCTTGCCCGGCGTCTCCAGCGTGCGGTACAGCTCACGCAGGCTCCAGTTATTCTCGGCCATGACCTTGCGGCGCAACTGCCGCAGGGCAACGGCGGCCTCGGCCACATTCTTCGCCTGCGGCAGCGTCGGCTTCTGCGGCCAAGGGAAGGTGTCGAACACCGTGTCGCTCGTGTAACGGAAGTCGCCCTTGAGCGTGGAGCAGCGGGCGACGAACCACGCCCAGTGGATGCCCGATTGCAGGATGCCGAACGAGTAGTCGTCGGGGAGGGTGAAGAGCTGCAAAGCGTCGTTCGGATGGATGTCTGAAGCGATGAACTCGAAGATGGGGCGCTTCGTCACGCGGGCGCAGGCGATGTAGCGGGGTAGCCCGGCCAGGCGTTCCAGCATCTCCGGGCGTCCACGCCAATATTTCCACCAGCGTTGGTAGTGGCTCTGGCGCGGCCCGTTGGGCTTGCCCGTCTCCTCCCGTTCCTTGTCGGCGTTCGCCTTCATCGTCGGCAGGACATGCGTTTCCACATGCCGGAAGGCCAGCCCATGCCGCTTCGCCGCCAGAATGTCGGGGCAGTGGTTCAGGTCAATGGCGTAGCGTGAGGGCTCCCCCGTGGATAGAAGGTCATCCCCGGTGAGATAGGGATGAACGACCGGCTTTGCTGCCGCGTCCTTCATCATTTCCTGGGCCTCTGCCGGACTCAACAGGAATCCCTCGTGACCGTGCGTCTGCCCCTGGTAGCAGGCCCCGGAGTCCATGTTCGCCCGCAGGCGCTGCGCCCCCGTCACGTCAAATCCAGCCGAGAGGGCTGGGCCAATCTCATCTACCTCCACAGCCTCCCATGGGCTATGCCGATCATCCCCGAGCTGGGTGAACAGCTTTTTCTTGCCCGGGGCATCGCCCTTAACCCAGTTGGCGATTGAGACGTGCACCACCGCGTCTCCTGACCAGACCTGGGATGAGACCGCCTCAGTGATCGTGCCGCCGTTGCCGACGATGTAATCCAGGCCGCCCTCCCGGCTGTAGTTCTGGCGGATGGTATTCGTGCCGACCAGCCCGGCATGGCCCCCGGCTGGCAGCTCGTCGTGGGCCTTGCGGAACCAGTACACGCAGTAATCCGCACGCCCCGGCACATCCGGGTAGGCCTCCCGCAGCCGGTTCAGGTAGGCCGGGCCGTATTCCTGCTGCATCTTGTTCTTGGACTGGAAGGGCGGGTTGCCCACGATGGCGTCCGCCTCGGGCCACTCGCAGAACAGGGCGTCGTCGGCTTTGATGTTGTCGTCCAGGTTGTCCAGAGGCAGGGCCGCGTCGAACTCGATGGGCAGGTCCAACTGCTCCGCGTCGATCCACGCATGGCTCTCGTCGATCGCCAGTTCCTTGGCGATCATCAGCGTGACCTTCGCCAGCTCCACGGCGAACTCTTCCTTGTCGATGCCGAAGAACTGCTTGGTACTGACCAGGGAGCGTGTGCCAACGGCGGCTTGCGCCCGCCTGCCGAACTCGGCATGGATCTTTGCCATGAGGCTGAGTTCCAGCCGTTTCAGCTCCCGGAAGGCGACATAGAGGAAATTCCCACTGCCGCAGGCTGGGTCGAGGACCCGGAAGCCCCGCAGTTCTTCCAGCAGGGCGCGGAGGTCCTTTAGCGTCTTGGCCCCCTCGATACGCTCACGCCAGGGGCGGACGATGGTCGGCAGCACGACCTTCTGGATGTCCGCCTCGGAGGTGAAATGCGCCCCGTAGGCATGTCGCCGCTCCTTGCCCATGCTGCTCTGGAAGAGCGTGCCGAAGATGGGCGGCTGAACCTTGCTCCAGTTCTCCTCGGCGGCCTTCAGCAGCAGGTCGATCTCCTCCGGCACCAGCTCCAGCGGGTTGACCGTCTGGAAGATGCCGCCGTTGAAATAGCGCACGCCCTTGAAGCGCCCGCCCTTGGCCGGGGCCTGCGCGTTCATCTGCCGAAACAGCCCGCCGATTAGGTCGTAGGTGCTTTCGCCCCGCTTGCAATCATCCAGCAACTCGCTGAACAGCCCGCGCGGCAGCAGTTCCGCATCCTCGGAGAACATCGCCACCACGCATTGCAGGGCGAACCGCTGGGCCTGCTCCCGGTCCTCGCCCCGCGCCACCAGCGAGTTGAACACACCCGCCACGTTCGCAGCCGCTGCCCGCGTGACGTCCACGCGGTTGTTGCCGAACTGCGGCTTCTTCTCGACGGGGAAGAGGAAGTTGAAGGCCGTGTACCGATGGGGCAACTCTTCGAGGGCCACCGTGTCCACAGGATCGTTGAGCTGGGAGTCGAAGTCGTAGATCCAGAATTCGTCGAAGTTGCAGAGCACCACATACTTGGGGCGCTGGGGGACGAGCTGGAGCCAGTATTCAAACGCCTGGGTATAGTGCTTCTGGAGCTTCTCGCCCCGTTTCTTCATCTCCATGAGCAGGCGGGGCCGCCAGAGGAGGTCGGCGAACTTCGTGCTCTTGGCTCCCTTCACCCGGAATTCCAGCGTGGCTCCGGCTTCCTTGTAGCCGCCATGCCCGAACGCCTTGAACAGGCGGTCGCAGAAGACCTGAGCCTCGCCCTTCTCGTCGCCTTTCAGCGTGCGGGCGTAGTCGATAAACTCGCGGATCGGCTCGGCGGGATTCATTTGCTACCAAGGAGTTATGGCCAGAACAGCTTAGAGGAACGCGGCGGTTTGGCAAGCGATTCTACCGCCCCGCCATGCCCTCAACCACCCGCTGGTGAGGCTGGTGCATAATGGCGTGAGAATCACGATGCCGCGTCTCTCCCCTGGTGATTATGCAAGCCTTGTTTTGGAGTCCGGGCCAGGCGCAGAACGCACTGGAGCTGTAGCCCGGTCAGCCCGGCGCGACGGGTGGGGTCCTCGGCGGGGGATTCTGGGTCCGTTGGCTGGCCGGGCTCGGGCAGAAGTGCTTGAAGTCGCAGGCAACGCAATCCCGCTCCTCGCCGCACGGCTGCCAGTTGTTAGGGATGTTCCCCGAATTGTGCTCCTGCATGGCCGATAGCTCGATCTGCTCGACCACCTGGTCGATCTGGGCCACTGCGTTCAGCACCTGGGCATCGGAGACGTCGATGACCCTGATCGCGCGCCGGAGGCGGAAGCCGATCGATAGTTGAGGAGCTGGCACCCCGGGGCCCGGCTGCCATTGGTGCAGGGCGTAGTAGTCCGCCGAGCCGTTCTGAGGCACCACATCCGTACGGCCGTGCCTGACCTCCTGCTGCAGCTCTTCCAGGTCGGTGCGTGACGGCCGAAGCTCATTGATGTAGATGAGCAATCCGGCGCCTATAGGCCTCGCCTGCGGCACCTGGCGGCAGAGCCACGCATACGTCTGGACTTGCCACTCCTCGTGCTCCCAGTGAGACGATGTGGTCGCTCCAGGGACGGGCAGGCGGGGGCGGCGGGCCGCCTTGTAATCCACGATGAGGTCGTAATCCGGCTCGGACACGGTCGCGATGCTGTTGACCAGTTGCACGAGGGGATTCGTTGGCTGCGTGCTCATGCCGATGCTCGATATGACGTCGACCACGCCCGACAACTCGTATCGGTCGGCGCCACCCCGGGCCGGGTTCCCTCCGCCAGGCAGCGGTGGCATTGCCCGCGTGCCAGAGATCCTGTGTTCGGCGGCAGTGATCAGCGGGAAGAGGTGCGGGGCGAGGATATTGATGGCCGCCTCGACTCGCGCGTAGGCCGAATCCCTGGCAGCCTGGCTCCGCGGCCGTTTCCCGCTGGCGGCCAACCGTGCCTCCACCATATCCCCGAGGACGCCGATGTCGTGAGGGGGCCGCGCCGGCGGCGTGGGCGGAGGCGGCCAAGGCGTCTGGTTGCAGGGCCAGGGGAAGGGCGTCTGGTACGCCAGCCAGTGCCGGTAAGCCTCCTCCAGAACGCTATGGACGAATTCGCCCGTCCACATCTGCACGGGACGCGACGGCGGCAGCGAGCTGCCATTGTAGTAACGGTATTGCAGCGCACAGCGCTGAAAGGAAAGGATATCCCCTGTAAGGCTATAATTCGGGACCTGGAACGGCATCCCGCGCGTGCCCAAAGCCATGTTCCGCTCCTCCGGTCAGATGAGAGCTACAGTGCCAGCAGGGCAGTTCTGGCTCCATTGGTTCGCCGGCACGAACGTCAGCCCACGCGAGCCGTCGCTCAGGTTGCCTGCCGAGATGCAGGGTACCGGGCTGACGCGGATCTGCGTGGTGAGGCCGGCGAGGAGCAGTACGTTCTCGGGTCGGCTGTAGGCGACGAAGTAGAGCCGCCGGATGTCGTCCCAGGCGCGGTCAAGGTCGGACCTCGTGGTCCGGAGCGCCCCGATCGGACAGTATTGCGCCACGTCCGATTCGACAACGTGAACGCTGTCGCCCTGGTCGGGGCAGCGAGCACGGCGCTGCGTATGGTGGTTCGTCCTGAAATCACTCCCGACATCGACGATGACCAGCGGAAATTCGAGCCCCTTGGCCTGATGCACCGTCATCAAGGGGAAGTAATTCCTAGGCACATACGGCATGATCTCTTCGTCGACGTCCACGCTCTCCGTTGCGAAGGACTCGAAAACGGCACGGATAGCCTGCTGCACGGAATTGGCATCGTGCGGCGGATTCCCGTGCAGGATCTGCGCGCTGTAGGAGGACATCTGGCCGACCTCCGAAATCGTCCTGGCTACGGCCTCCAGATAGACCTGCCCCTCGGGGTTGTCCTGGAATTCGGGGAACCATGTGGTGAGCGTGAACATGAGCTCCAGAAGCGGCCATTCCCGGGGCCAGTTCGCCGTGCCGGTGCGTGGCGTGCGGGTCCGCCAGTCCTGGACGAACTGGCCAAGGCCGCCCGGCGCGGGATTGGTGGCGATGAAGGCTTGAGCCGCCGCACGCCAGGCCATCATCCTCGCGCGGACAGCCTGGCTCATCGACGTCGCCGGAATGGCACCGAGGACCGTGGCGTTCGGATCGATGCACTCCAGCCCCAAGCCGAGCAGCCGTTGCACCGCCGGAATGTCGCTGAGCGCCTGCCCGCGGGGGTTGAACGTGCTGATCCCCCGGGCCTGCAGCGATTGCCGCATCATGAGCGGTAGTCGGTCTCGTGGATTGTTGCCGCCTGTCCTCTCCCGGACGGAGTGCGCCAGCAGCACGCTATCCCCGAAGTCGCCGCCCGGCGGTGAGGTGATGGTGAACGTCGCGTTGGCGCAGGCGACCTGACGACCCGGACCCCGGAAAATATCCCAGAGGAATTGGGTCAGGTCGCCGGCCAGCGTCTGGACGTCGGTCCTGAACATGCCGAGGATTGGCACGTTCCTGGTTGGATGCGTGGCGTGTGGTGCCGAGGCGACGAGCGGGACCTTCCCCGGCGCGCGAGCGGGCAGGAAGCCTGTGTCCATCGTGATGAAGTGCTGGCAGAAATTCACCACGCGCTGCGTCGAGCGGTAGTTCCTGAACAGGTCGACGCGGTTGGGCGCCCAGGCCGGGCCCAGGGCTTGCACGATCCGACTCTGGAAATTGGCAAAAATCTCTACCGTGGCCCCACGGAATCGGTAGATGGACTGGTCATCATCGCCGACGACGGTCAGGCTCGCGTTGCTGTGACGACACAGCTCCAGATAGATCTGCTCCTGGAGGTAATTGGTGTCCTGAAATTCGTCGATCAGCAAGGCGTCCAACCCGTCGACGACGGGGCCAAGTTGGCCAGTCTGCAGTCGCTCAAGCACCAGGTGCTCCAGCCGCCCAAAATCCGCCAGATAATTCGCGCTCAGGTAGTTGAAGTAGTCGTTGATGGCGTCCACCAGCACCTGACGACCCGAGCCGGCCGCCGCATAGGCGGCCATGTCGATGAGGTCGTGTCGCATGCGATCGGCAAAGCCGGCGACCGCCCGCAGCTTGTCAGCCAAGGAATTATTGAAGTTGGACGTCAACGACAGGGCGTTCAGCAGGGCGTCTAGCTGGGGATCGCGGAAGCGGCCTTGGGGGAATAGGGCGTGACGCCGCATGATGCTCTTCGCCAGAAACCCCTCGATCGTCGCCGGGATGATCTCGCCGGGGGCGCGGCACTCGACAAGGAATTCCTCGGCCAGCGAGTCCAGCGTGCCCGTCCGCAGCGCGTTGACGTCGATATTCCGGAGCCATGCCTCCCGGGCCACGTCGTGACTCGCCGCCGAATCGGCTACGGCGCGATTCATCACCGCGTAGCCCCACGACAGGGCCCGCGAGCGCAGTTCGCCCGCCGCTTTCCTCGTAAAGGTCGTGGCGATTATCCGACCCGGGGCAATCTGGTCCACCAGCATCAGCTTGAGCATTCGCAGAACCAGCACGGTCGTCTTGCCCGCGCCCGGTCCCGCCACAATGAAAGTGGGCGGGGTTGGGGGTGCCTGGACGGCCTGGTCTTGCTCCGCGTTGAGCCAATTCTGCTGGAATCGCGGGATGACAGCCCGCACGGTCGCTACAAATTCGGGGTAACTGAGCATCGTGGGCCCTAGGGATTCCGGCTGGTAACGCGCTCAAAGAGCCGGAGCGTGTTGTGCGCTCCGCGCCGCTTGTTGCGATTGATGCCTCGAAAGATCAGGACCTCTATCCCAAGGTCCTTGCAGACTTTGCAGCGGCAGGCCTTCCACGGCCGCTCCTCCAGCGTCTTCCGGTAGGCGTCGATCAGGCTGTCCCCCAGCAATTCGGCGCGGGAAAGCAGCCTGTCATAGGCGAGCACGGCCGAGAGGGCGGAATCGATCGACGTTTCCCCTCGGTCGTATGCACGGAGTTGGCGGAGAGCGCTCTTTTCGAGCCCGCGCAGCTTCGCTTCCGGCACCCCGGACGACTGCAGCCGCTTCAAGGTGCGGGGGTCGCTGAGCGGTGGTACCCTAATCGCTGCGTACCACCGTCCGTCGACGCCGAGGTAATTCTGGTCGGACCTGAGCCATGCCTTTCGGAAGTAGGTGGCGCTGTCAAAGCTCCCCACCTCGCACTCCCTGAAGTGGCCCTGAAGTGACGGGCGGAAAACGCCGAGCAAGTGAATCCAGGGCCTGATCCTGGTCTTTGATAGCTTGCCATGAACCGCCTTGACGATCTCAAGCACCTCGGCGTCGGACCTCGGCACGAGGCCGCCCAGGGCGATGTGGCGATAGCCCATCTCCGAATATAAGCCGACCTGGTTGGCGTAGCTCTCGGCGTCCAGCCCCTGAATGACGCCGACTGGCGTGAAACTCGCCGCCCGCTCACGATGGGTCTGGATGAACCGTTCGGCGTTGTCCTGGGTGAGCCTCACCCTCGCCGTGCGCTCGGCCTCGGAAAGCGACCGCTTACCGTTCGGCGTGACGATCTCGGGAATGGGGATGTGGTCGACGCTCGCCCCTAGGTCGAAGTCGTACAGGTCGTAGAGTGTCACGGCCTGTTCGACAGAGATGGTCGGCGCTTCCTCATTCGCATAGGAGAAGGCCCCGCAGTCACCGAACGCCCACTGGTCGTCATGGAGGTTGTAGAAGTCCCTGACCGACCGCGGAGCCAGGGAGTCCTCGCTGTCCTTGCCGACCCGCTTCAGCAGGCCCTTGGTGCCCAGATTCTGGGCGAGGCTCACCAGGACTCCATCGCACAGGCGCTTCGGCCGCATCAGGCCGATGCTGTGCTGCTGCCGGCGCGACGCGCGCTGGCTGTGGGAAAAGCGGTCGTTCTCGAAGTCGTAGTCCAGGTCGAGGAAATCATCCCAGTCGGGAAGGAAGTAGAGCGGCCGCCCCAGCCTTGGCAGGTCGGCGACCCGCCGGGGCTTGGTCGGCACGATCTCCCGGAGCATGCTGCGGAGCCGGCTCAGCTTCATCCCGATCGGCCCATCGACTACCTGGACCGTCGGGCGAGGCGCCCGTAACAGATCGGGGGATATGCCGAGCAGGTAATCCTGCCCCAGCAGCAGGTCGATCCGGGCATGGGAGCCGGCCCAACCACGAAGCGTGCTGGTGACCGAACCGCCCAGTTCCGCAGCCCGCTCCGGCGTCATCCGCTGGTCGTAGGTCGAGATGGGGGAGACGCCCCCGATCATCCCGTACTTGGCGGAAAGGACCGCGATCGAGAGGGTAGAGGGCCAGCGGAACTCACGCAGGAACGAGCGGAGCACCCGGAATGTCGGGCCGTCATAGAGGCTGACCGCCGGGAGGAGACACTCGGATTTCCGCTTAACTGCTGAGCAGCCCAGGACGATGAGCCGTTTTGCTCCGGTGGTGGAGGGCGCTGCTGGCGGCATCTGCACAATCCCCGGGCCTCGCCTCAGTCGCGTGGGGCCAGCCTTCGTATAGTCTCTAAACTGCGTGGCGGCATGACAATTTTGCGTCACGGACGAAGCCGCCGCAAGCGAGTAGCTGGAGTACTCCCTGCATGCACGCCGCCCCGTTGTCGGCCCGAACTTCCCCGTTCCGGTGAGGGCGCGCCACGCCTGCAGCGAGTCCATGCCAGACGCCTCGCCCACACATCCCGCCGAGCACGCCGAGGACTTTGCGAGACGCTAAACGCAGGAACTGAACGGCCAGACGGGGTTCCAGTTCGCCGAACAATAAGCCCGGGAAGCCGTCGAATCGGTTACGCGAGGCCCAATCCCACGATAGCCAGCATGGATGGATATCCCGCTTTCCCCGCCTCAACTTCCCGATGGCCGCCTGATCTCTGCACGTGCAGAGAAACGGTCAGGGATGGCTTGAAATCCTCGAAAAATCTGGGAAAATCTAGAAGCGGTTTGGAGCGGCGATGTGGCATCTAAGTCATTGCGAGTTAAGAATTTACGCTGCGTTCGATCGCAGCATTCGCAATGCTGAGGTTGAGGGTTCGATCCCCTTCCGCTCCACTTTTCCCCGCAAGAACTTAGGGCGAGACGCGAAGTACTCTGGGACGTCTGACAGAGAAATCTGACAGAGTTCTCGGGGTGCGACCATGCCCGGACGACGCCGCAGGGAGCCGGCCCCCTTCTGGTGGGCGGCCCGCAATTCCTACTATCTCCAGGTCGGCGGGAAGCAGATCAAGCTCTCGCCCGACCTCGACGAGGCGAGGCGCCTCGCGCACGGGATCCTGGCCGAACGGTCCACGGAGGAGCTCCCGGCCGTGATCAGCCCGGCCGGGCCGCTCGTCGTCGAGGTCTGCGACCAGTTCCTCGAGTGGTGCCGGGCCCACAAGGCGCCCCTCACGTACGAGGCCTACCGCAGGAGGCTCCAGCACCTGGTAGATGACCTCAAGGGGCATGGCGAGTCGCTCCTTTCGGTCGTTGAATTTCGCCCGCGCCACGTCTCGCGCGTCATGACCGCGCACCCCGGATGGTCGGCCAACACCAAGGCCGACTTCGCTGGGGCGTGCGGCCGCGCGATGAACTGGGCCCTCAAGCAGGGGATCGTCGAGCGGAACCCGATCGCCCACGTCGAGAAGCCGGGCCGTAAGACGCGGGACCTGATCGTCTCGCCGAAGGACCTGGAGCTCATCCTCTCGGCCGTGCTCGAGCCGACGCTCCGCGACCTGGTCGAGCTCGCCTGGGAGACCGGCGCCCGCGTCCAGGAGCTCCGGAAGATCGAGGCCCGCTTCGTCGACCTCGAACGCTCGCGGATCGTCCTCCCGCCCAAGGAATCCAAGGGCGGGCGGCACCATCGGGTGATCTACCTCGGCACGCCGCGCGCCCGGGGGATCGTCGCCCGCCTCGCGCGTGAGCGGCCCGAGGGCGCACTCCTCAGGAACGCCGACGGGGAGGCGTGGACCAAGGACGCCATCAACTGCGCCTTCCGCCGGCTCAGGTTCCGGATCGCGGAGCTCCTGATGGAGCGGGAGGGGACGGCCCGGCCGCCCCACCCGGCCGGCGGGCTCCTCCCCGGGGCCCGGGCGGCCAGGCGTCTCGCGCTCGAGCGCTGGAAGGAGGAGCGGGGGCGCGTCGCGCGCGAGCGCGTGCCGAGGTTCCACCTGGGCGCGCTCCGCAAGGGCTTCGCCACCGAGGCCTTGAAGGCCGGGCTCGACACGGTCACCGTCGCCCACCTGCTCGGCCACAGGGACGGAACGATGGTCTCCCGGCACTACGGCCACGTGCAGCAGGACCCCGAGCACATGGCGCGGGCGGCCGCCCGGGCTAGAGGCGGAGGTGGCGCAGGCTGACCCGGCGACGGGGCGCCGGGGTCGCCTTGCCATCGGACGAGCTCGCGTCGACCGTGACCGCTCGGATGTACTCCTCGAGCGCGTCCTCGGGGATGCGGATGACGCCGCGCCCCAGGCCGATGCGGCAATGGCGGAGGAGGCCCGCGGCCAGGAGCCGGCGCACGAGCCCCGGCCTGGCATTGAGCCTCTCAGCCGCCTGCGCCACGGTCAGCATGCGCGCCCCTCGAGATCGCTCGCCCTCCTTGACGCGTGCTCAACGTCTCATCATCCGCCCCGGCGACCACCCCGACGGGTCGTCTAGCGCCCGCTCCGTGCGAGGATCGCCCCCGGCCACGCCTCGGCGTCGAGCCGGACCGAACCCGAGAGCGACGCCGACGCCCAGGGCCCCTCGAGCCGCCGGCCGTCGAAGGCGAGCTCGTAGGTCATCTGCTCCGGCGAGATGGCGCCCTCCCACCACTCGACCCGGAGGGTGAGCCGACGCCCGTCCCCGGAGATCCGTCCCTCGAGGCCCCTTCGGCCGAAGGGGCCGTAGTGCATGACGCCGCTGACCCGGTCGCCCAGGCGCTCGACGACCTCGAGCCGCACGGGCGTCGAGAAGCCGTGCGACGGGGTGGAGAGCGTCCCCCGGAAGACCCACCCGGCCTGGAGCGCCGCGGCGCCGGGGCGCGGCGTGGGCGGGCCCTTAAACGCCGCGTTCACGGCCTCGGCCCGCACTCGCACCACGCGGGTCGGGGCGGGCGAGGGGACGAGGGTGGACGTCTCCCCGGCCGGCGGAGGGTCCTCGGCCGGGGGCGGCGGGGTTGTGGGGCCCTCGGGCTTCCCGAGCAGCTCCTCCTCGTAGCGCCGGACGACCGCGATGAACTGCCCGAGCGTGCGGCTGAACGCACGGCCGTCCGCCGCGACCTCGGGCGCTCGGCCCCCGCCCGAGAAGATCGCGAGCGCCGCCTCGGTGTCCCTCAGGCACCGCTCGCTCTCGGCCAGGTACCTCCTCACCTCCTCGAGCTCCCTGATGAATCGGTCGGTGAGCTCGATCCGCCGCGGCGTGTCGCCGGCGAGCCGGTCGAACTCCCTGGCGATGGCGAGGTTGATGGCCCTGTGGTCGGGGTCGGCGTAGCCCCGCGCGCGCTCGCGGTAGGAGGCCGCCGACGAGGCGTAGCCCACCTGGACGATCGGGAGCTGCACGCGGAGGTCGGTCGCCGCCCGGTGGATGGCGTCGCAGTCGCCGCGCGCCGACTCGATGAGCGGGCGCATGCGCTCGGAGACCCGCTTCAGGTCGCCCTCGATCCGCTCCCGGCCCCGGTAGCCCTCGTCGAGCCTCGTGAGCCGCTCGTGGATCCGGGCGATCGCGGCCGAGATGGCGTCCCCCGTCGAGGCCGACTCGGCCACCGCCGGGTCGTCCTTCGCGTCCCGCGGCGCGGGCGTCTTGAAGGTCTCGCCCGCGAGCGCCGCCCGGGCCTCCTTCTCCGGTTGGCAGCCCGTGAGCGTCAGGGCACCGGCGAGCGCGGCCAGCCCCGCGGCGACGCTGGGACCGGCGTTCAAAGCGCGAAGTCGCATCGAACCTACCTCCCGGATCACTTGACACCTCCCATCTCGTCCCAGGTCATCTCGATCGCGGCGATGAGTTCCGGGGTCGCCTCGAGCTTCAAGCGGCCCACGTCCTCGAGCCTCCACGGCATGAGCCGCTGGGCGGAGTCGGGCCGGAGCGGCATCGCGTCGACGGGCGGATCGGGCAGGTCGCGGAAGTGGGAGACGAACGGCGACTCGAAGTAGAAGGCGCCCGTCTCGGGATTGAACGCGTAGCCGTGGATTCGATCCGACACCGGGTCGGCGTAGGGCAGGTTCGTGAGCTCGCTCGGCAGCACCGCGTCGCGCACGGTGAGCTGGAAGCTCTCGGCGTACGTCGAGCTGTGCGAGGTGGTCACCGAGTGCGACGAGCCGTGGCCCCGCGTGGAGCTGAAGCCGGGGCCCCACGAGGAGGTGTCGCTCGTGCCGCGCGTCTCGCTCGTGGCCGAGGTGAACGAGAGCGAGTAGCTTTTGAGCAGCCCCTCCACCTTGCCCACCGCCTTGCTGAAGGCCTCGGCCGTGTCGGGCCCCGCGGTGAGCGCCACCCAGGTCGAGACCAGGTCCACGAGCTCGTCGACCCGCGCCTTGCCCCACTTGTTGACGAGCCCCGGCGTGCCCTGGGCCGCGAAGATCGCCCCGAAGCCCGCCCCGCGCCCGCGGGCCGCGAGGTCCTCGAGCCCGGCCAGGTCGGCGAGGTAGCGGCCCTCGTCGAGCCAGAGCACGGTGTGGTCGAAGGGGTCGTCGCGCGCCGTGCCGACCAGCACGAGGATGTGCGTCAGGGCGTTGGCGATGCCGGCCAGGGACGGGATCAGGACGGGCGTGTAGGCGAAGTGGAGCACCTGGCGGGCGTCCAGGAAGTCCCGGAGCGAGAAGGTGGCCTCGGCCCTCTGCCAGAGCGCGGCGGCGATGGCCATCGAGTTGGTGATGGAGCTCGCCGTCGAGATGATGTCGCGGCCGAGCCGGCCCACGAGCTCGTGCCTCGCGAGCCCGCGGGTGGTGATGCCCTGCTCGAGGAGCGGCTTCAGGAACTGGGGGTACTTGATCGGGATGATCAGGTCGTGGAACTCCCACGCCGAGCCCTTCTCGAGGAAGACGTCCACGACGCCCTCGGTCACCTCGCGGGCCTTGGTGTTCCAGAACGGGTCGCCGGCCTTCCTGGCCAGGGAGTCCGGGAAGAGCCCGGCCTGGAGCGCCCGGTTGAGCCCGGCGCTCGTGATGTCGTCGCGGATGGCCCAGCGCCTGCCGCCCGCGTCCATCGGCGTCGCCCGGACGATCGGGACGTCCGAGGGGACGACCTGGTAGAGAAGCCGGAAGTAGGCGTCGGTGGGGTCGACGACCAGCCAGCGCATCTTCCCTTCGCCCGGGTAGAGCCCCGCCCTCGACTGCTCGGGGAGGACGTGGAAGAGCCCGGCCACCGACTGCATCATCATCCGCATCATCGCGGTCTTGCCGGAGTCCGGCTTGCCGGTGATGAGCGTCAACTTGTTCAAGAATCGGCGCGCGGGCCACAGCACGCCGGCGAGGAGGTAGAGCGGGCCGGGGTCGGCCGCGAGGTACCTCGCCGCGAGCTCCTGGGTCGTGCACACGGCGCCCCGGTGGCGGGTGAAGAGGTGGTGGTCGACGTGCGGGGGGCGCGTCGGCACCAAAGGTTTCGCGGCGGGGGCCGGGCACTTCGACTCGCGGGTCGCGCGCCGGAGCGCCCGGCGTGCGACCAGGAGGGCCGCGGCCAGGGTCAGGATCTCGAGCATCGTCAACTCCTCTCTGGTTGGTGGGTCTTTAGAGCTCGCGCGTGTGCCACCGCTGGTGGGACTGCTGCTGGAGGTGCTGGAGCCGGTCGCATTCGGAGAGGACGACGGAGGCCCCGTCGCGCTTTGCGACCTTCGCGAGCAGGCGCAAGTCCCGGGGCGAGGCGAGCCCGCCCCGGGAGACGACCACGACCGAGTTCTTCGGGAGGCGCTCGTGCGAGCGGAGCGACTCGAAGACCCCCTCGGCGTGGGCGGCGCGATCGTGGGGATTGCCGCGTGCCCTGGCGATCCCCGCCCAGAGGGCCTTCCCGTGCGCCAGGAGGTACGGCGTCGGTCGCAGCCGGTCGACCAGCTCGGGGAGCCGCCCGGCATCCACCCGGATCGCCCGCGGCGGCGGGTTCACCGCCTCGGCCAGGCGCTCGACGACAGCCGTCGCCTTCCTGGCCGTCTGGACCAGCACCGCGGCCCCGAGCCCCCGGGCCGCCGCCTTCACCTCCTCCCAGGCCTCCTTCGTGTCGGCCCGGTAGGTGCGGGCGTTCTCCCTCGAGACCTTCGCCGACCCGCCCGCGACGTACCGGACGCTCCCGTCGGGCATCGTGCGCCCCTTGACGCCCGCGATCGAGCGGTCCCGCAGGACGGAGCGGCCCATGGCGTCGAGCGAGTCGAGCGTCGTGGGCCTGCCGATCCCGAGCGTGTAGAGCCGCTCGTAGAACTGCTCCGTCGTGAAGGCCCCGTGCCTCCTCGCGCAGGACTTCACGGCCTCCTTCGCCACGTGGAAGGCCGCGGCCATCTCGGTCGCGGGGTCACGCGGGGCGGCCTTGCCCCTGGTGAGCGAGTCGAGCGTCACGCCGTACCGTGCGGCAACCTCCTTGCAGTCACGGTGGCACTCCTCGGGGGTCTTGTGGACGCGCGCCCCGAGCTCGCGTCGCGCCTCGCGGGCGTAGAAGTCGAGTGCCCGGGCCCCGCTGAACCCCTTCGCCTCGCGGGCCGCCTCGATGGCGCGTCTCGAGGGCGAGAGCTCCTCGATGAGCTCGCGCGGGACGCCGGCGAGCTCGACCTTCTTGCCGACCCGCACCGTCTCGATGCCGCGCGCCCGGAGCTCGTCGTCGAGGCCCTTCTGGACCCGGGCCCTCAAGACACCCTGGGCCTGAAACAGCTCGCGCGCGTTGGCGATCGAGCCGACCTTCCGGTCGGGGGTGGCCGACAGGTTGAAGACCGCGTAGTGGACGTGCGCCTGCGGCTGGCCGCGGAAGCCCTCCCTGTGGGGGAACGCCGCGGCGAGCCCGAAGCTTGCGAGCTTCTGCTTGCCCTGCGGACCAGAATTGATCCTCTGGCTCGAGAGGAGCTTCTCGACCTCCGGGGTCGCGATCCGCGTGAAGGTCTCGGTCCAGGCCTTCTGCGCCTTCGGCGGCGTGAGCCCGTAGGCCAGGAGCGACACCGACTTGCTGAACGAGAAGGTCAGGTCGAAGCAGCCGACCCGGTTGGCCTGCACATGCTTCAGGTACGCCCGCCCGTTCGAGAGCGCCTGGACCGCCTGCGGGTTGGGCTCCGCGCCGAGGCCCAGGATGGCCGGCGCCGGGCCCACCCAGAACGGCAGCACGCCCGCGTCTCTGGCCTCGGTCCACACGCGCTCGAAGTCGAAGAAGTAGCGACCGCTGCCCTTACTCACCGCGGCCATCGGCCACCTCCTTTCGGCCGTGCGTGACGTGGTCGTCGAAGAGATCGAGCGCCTCCTCGAAGGTGATCTCCTGGGAGAGGCAGGCGACGACAAACGAACTCGCGCGCCGCAGCATGTCGCCGGGGGAGCGCGCCTCGACGGACTCGACGAGGGCTCGCCGCGCGAAGCTCGCGAGCTCCTCGCCGGCGGGCTTGGCCCGGGTGAGCGACTCGAACTCCTCGTCGCTCAGGCGGAGCATGACCGAATGACGTCGTTTCATCGAAGAGCTCCCGGAAGAGTGGGGGACCGACGGGCCGGCTCGGGGCCGGCGGGGGCGGCTTGGGGGCCGCGTAGGCCTCCCAGGCGAACTTCAACGCGTACGCGAGGACGACGACCAGGACGAAGAAGACAGAGACCGGGTCGAGGCGCCTGAGCCACCGCGGCGTCCTGCGACGTCGCCGGGGACGCTCCTTTCGCCCGAGGGCCTCGAGCCACATCTCGATCGCCCGGCACCAATCGTGCGCCGAGGGACGCAGGGTCGAGACGAATGCCGCGTGGAACAGCTGGTCGACCTCGGACGGCGGGTCGACCGGGTCGTAGGTCGGGGGATCGAACTCGGGGTGCTGGACGAAGCGGGGACAGATGCCCCGGCGGACGGCGTCGTCGGGCTCGAGGCTGACCGCGGCGGGGCACGGCCTGACGTCGTGGGGGGCGCGGCCGAAGAGGAGCTCGAAGAGGAGCACCGCCAGGGCGTACCGGTCGCTGGCCTCGCTCGGGATGACCCCGGGGTTCTCGAGCACCTCCTTGGGCACGTAGCCCGGGGTCGTGAGGGTCGAGACCGCGTCGCGGACGTCCCCGCCGGCGTCGCGGTACCCGAACAGGCTCACCGCGGCGGCGTCGACGAAGGTGGCGTTCTCGCCGTCGATGACGACGTTGCCGGACTTCAGCACGTCGCCGAGGACGAGCCTCGGCCCCCGGTGCGCGTGGGCCGACGCCACGGCGCCGGCGATCCGAAACGCGAGGAGCACCTTCGTCTCGAGCGGGATCGAGCGGGTGGCCCGGGCGTCGAGCAGGGACTCGAGCGTCTCGCCGGGGGCGAAGGGCATCAGGAAGCCCACGTCCTCGCCGGTCGAAGGGTCGCTCACGACCTCGGTCGGCCAGGTGAAGCCCGGGAGCTTCCTCGAGAGCGCGATGAGCGAGGCCAGGCGCGCCGCGTCTCCGGCGCCGGGCGCGTGGTCCAGCACCTTCACGCACTCGCTTTCGCCGAGGCGGAACACCTTCCCCTCGCTCCCCCGGCCCAGGAGGGCCGCGGGGTCGAGGGGGATGCGACGCCCGGTCTTCTTGCCGACGACCCGGTTCATCGCCCGCGGCTCCTCCGGGTCAGCGGATGCGGATCGCGGGGTTCGAGCCGCCGAGCGCGGGCCGGCTCGCCGAGAGCAGGCTGTCGAAGGTGATGTCGAGCACCGCCTTCGGGTCGGAGTCCAGGTACTTGACGCCGCGGCCCGAGACGTCCAGGCGGCGCGCGAGGTCCTGGTTCATCGCCTCGTGGGCCGGGCCCACGAGCGTCACCTTCGCCTTGTACTTCGCCACGAGCGAGAGGAACTCCTCGACGCCCGCTTCGGTCTCCTCCTTCGACTCCCCGGTCGGCTGGAGGTCCGAGACGATCAGGAGCTCGAAGTTGCGTGTGGTCACCTCCTGCGGAAATACCTTGGTTTGGAGGAACTCCTCGCACTTCGCAGCCACGACCTTGAACCCCCGGCCCAGGGGCGTCTGGCCGTCCGCCGTGAACTCCGGGTCGGCCGCGGCCTTCAGCGGCACGAACTCGGTGGCCATCACGCCGCCCGACACGACGACGTAGAGGATGTAGACGAGGTCACCGACCTTCGCCCCGCCGACCTCCATCAGGTGCGCGGCGACGGCCGGGATGAACTCTCCCTGGCGCTGCCGCCACCGCGCCATCGAGCCCGACTCGTCGCGGACGACGACGAAGACGACGATACGGCCCGGGAGGCGATCGGCGGAGCGAGCGAGGCCGCGCACACCGACGGCCGCCTCCTCGGCCTTGCGGGTGATCCTTCGCGAAACTGGCATGTCCTGCTCCTTGGTGGTCACGAGTGTGATCTCTGGGAGTGCAGGGAGTTGCGAGCGCGCCTCCCAGGTGCCTGGAATCCGCCGTCGGCCACTTCCGGTAAGTGGCAATCCTTGGCTTCGTTGCACGAGACGCTGGATTCGTAGCCGCTGTGGCCGGTGATCATCGGGCCGTCCTGATCGGTCATGCGGGCGTCTCAGGTGATCGCATTGGGGCCGTACGGTCCGGGGAGGGTGCCGGCGCGAATGGCACGGGCGCGCACCTTCCCCGCTCGGCCGATCGCGAGGCGACGCGTCCGGCACGGTCGATTTCCTCGGGGGCCGACCCGTGGGGACGGGACGGCGGGGTTGGATTAGGTGGGGACCCTTCCCGGGGATTACCCGGCTGGGCTGCTCACTCCTCCTGGACGCGGTGATCAGCCACGCGCACCGGCATGCGCAGGGCGTAGATCCAGCTCTGACCCAGGAGCCGAGCGAGCCGACGCGTGAATGAGACGAACCGGTCGAACGTCTCCTCCGTGTCGGGTGCGACGATCTGGAGGGGATGGACCGGGCACAGCGACCAAGCCTCGGCGCTGTACCAGCCCCCGGTCGAAGGCGGGATCAGCCTGTAGCCGGTCGAGCCGGTCACCTCCACCAGTTCCTCGATCGCCCTTCGGATCCCGGCGACCTCCCAGGCGGCGTTGGGCAGGAAGATCGTGAACATCGCGTGCGCGCCGTCGTGCATCGAACAGCGACATACCGACGGCTCCTCCGTCCGCTTCCGCGGTTCCTCTCGCATGAAGCAATCTCCTCGATAACTCCGGCACATGCCGGATGCGGCCAGATTGCCAGCTCCGCGCGGAGCTGCAGGACGGCGAGGCCCCGGGGTACCGGCAGGAGACGGGGCCTGTAGCCCTCATGAGGACTACAAACTTATTGTGGTCTCCATGAGGGTCACAATCAGGTGAAATCCCGTCGGAGATTGCGGTGGAGGACCCGCCACTCGGCCGCAGCCGGATTAGACAAGTCCGAGCGACTTTAGGCGTTTTATGACATCGCCCACGCTTGCTGCGAGCGATCAGACCGGGATGGCCCGGAGCAAAGGGAACTGCTTCGATCCTGCTTTCGGGACCGGTCGGCCTCCACGCTTAGCTCGCCGGGGCTGGAAGTAGCCGTCCCCGCGCTTGGCACAGCGGAGCCGAACCGCGATCTCGCCATTGAGCATCAGCTTGACGTCGTTCTTGGCGGCGAGCTGGTTGATCCACCGGACCGCGGCGTCGTTCAGCTCGAACGAGCCGAGCGTCCCCTGCCGATGGAATTGGTCCAAGATCACCTGGAAACGATGAGCGAATCGGGCGGGGGGCAGCGACTTCCTCTGGTCCCACAGGCCCGCGAGGCTCTCGATGACGGGATGCCCCTCGCAGGGGAGCGGGGTCGCGCGCCCGCGCCCCTGATTTGCCGCCGGCTCGACCTCGGCATGGCTGGGGCCCGACGCCGGATCGCCCGCCATCCGGACTTCGACGAGTTTCATCGACGTGCCTTCGTCTTGGGCGGCCGCGCCGTACAACGGGCGGACGACCTCGGACAGCGCGCCCCCGATCCGGTCCAGCAGCCGACGCAGCCGGCTGACGTCGGGCACGGTGAGTTCGCTGATCTCTTCCAGCGCCCCGGCGATCTCTCCCAGCGGGGCGACGATCCGCGCCGGCAGATCGGGGACCCTGAGCTGTCCCGACCAAGCCTCCTCGGCTCCTGGCCCTTGCCCTTCCGCCCGGGCCGCTTGTTGCTCCTCTCCACGTCCGAGTCCCACCGCCTTCCGCCGCAAGGCGATCACCCGCGCTTGCTCCTCCTTCCCCGTCGATACGAGCCCAGGGTCGCATACACTCTCAGGCTTTAGCAAACTGGCCGCGACGGAGTGCCAGCCCGCGTCCGTTAGACGCGACGGATCGGCGGCGAACTCGCCCAGGAGCCGAATCATGCCGTCGACGGGGAAGCCGAGACGATTATCCTCCTCCGCGACCAGCACAATCTCCTTGACCGGTCCGACCGCGCCACGCAGGGCGCCCTGGTCGATCCGCCCGGACCCGAGGACCTGCTGCCGCACGATCAGGGCGAGCTGCTTGCTCGCGGCGCTGTCGGGATCTAGCTCCGCAACGCTCAGACGGCCCCGCCCCGTCAGCACGAGCCGAACCGCCCCCATCGACCGCCCCCGCGCCGCCGGGACACCGGCCGAACTCGCCATGCCCGGCGAACTCTTTCGCGACCCCATCGACACCCCTTCTCGTCACGTCCCGAGGATCCGGGAGAGCACCCGCGCGTGGGCCGAGCGTCCGAACGACCCGTCACCGAGGTACCCGACACGATCATGCAACACGCCGATGAAGATGACCCGCGAGGTCGTCCGATCGAAGTTGATCGTGAGCTCATCGTAGAGGACGTCGTCCCGGTTGGTCGCTCCGGGCCGCATGAAGAACCGCTGGGCCTTGAGGATCTGAACGTCCCAGACCCCGACCCCGTCGATGAGTCGCCCCGGCCGGACGCCGGCAGGGCGGGCGGAAGCCATCCCGACGGGGAGGGCACGCAAGAGGCCGGTGTCCGGGTCCCTCCAGAGGCCGAACATCCTGCCGTCGAGGGCCGGCACCAGCCCACGTTTGAGGAACACCTCGTACTCCATCGAGAGCGCCGCCGCTCCCAGCCGCTCTCGATGGACGCCGGTGCCGACGTCCAGGCCCAGGACAACCTCCGAGTCCTCCCAATATCGGACGAAACGCGGGTTCCAGGTTGCCATGCCGGCGGGTACGGCCCACCTGAGCCACTGCGGCCGGACTTCCACGTAATTCCTCGGCCTGACGGTGCCGGCCCAATTCCGCCCCGGGCGTCGCCAGTAGTCGAAACGGAGCCGGACCGGCTCCGTCGGCCCGTACTCCCGGTGGTCGAAGTTGCTCACCTCGACCTCGCCGCCCAGGTTGATGCGGGTCGTGCAGCGGTCGGTCCAGCACACGCTGTGCGTCCAGAACATGACGGGCAGGGCCGCGGCCGGCCTGAGGAAATGCTCCAGGATCCGCCCGATCTCGCCCCGGTGCAGCTCCCATTTCAAGGGCTCGCCCAGGCTGGGATTGGCCTGGGCGGTCAGCCCGCCCACGACTTCCGGGAGCTTCTCGAGGATCTTCTCGCCCATCGCCAGGCTGTAGGCGGAGGCCGCGTCCTGCTTGATGCCGAGCTGCTCGGCCACCCGGCTTCCGTCGCTCGTCGGGTCGGCCCAGACTTGGGGCACGCGGCGGTCCGACGCCCAACCGGCCACGTCGAAGATGGCGTGCGGCGACGGGTAGATCGGACTACGCCTCGAGCGTCCGGCCACGGCCCTCCTCCTCCCCGATCCTCCATTGTAACTGGTTACTCCTCGGGAGGATCTGCGGATCCGGACCTCGAGGTGGGTGTGCGGTTAATGCCAGCGAGGACGACCCGGACACCTTACCGGCGAGGGTTCGATGCGGGGTATCTGGTGCGCTACGGCCGGGACGGGGACGGGTCCATCGACCGATCGGAGGCCTTCGAACACCTCGACGTTGCGGTCATGACCCTTTTCCAAGGGCACCGCGGCATGGCGCGCCGGGGTGAGCCCTCAAGATGGCGGGATCGGGGGATCTCCGACTCCTTGGCACCCAAGTCAGCCAGGATCCCCAGGGATTCGCGACGCTCGCCGTTCGCTCCGACCGCCAGGCGGCCCCCGAAGACGTTGGGCAGCGAGCGGAGGCCCCGCTACGGTCGCGCCTCGGCGTGACGTGCGTCGAGCGGTACGCGCGGGGCGGTGCTCACCTCGAGGTCACCGATGTCAACCCTCGCACCCTGCAGCGGAGGTCTCAATACAGAGACGCAGTAAGCGTGCGAAGGAGCCGCCAGCCTGCGCATCGGCGACAGGATCGACTGGGCCAACAACTTGAGGATTCGCCGCGTCGCCGATCCTCGTTGCCTCTTGGACGCCGTCCCCCAAGGAGGGGATCTGAGTATCTCAGGGCACAAGGCGAGCACCGGGCTCGAAAACAAGTACGAGGCGACCGCGATGCTCGATCGCTACGAGTAGGTCGTCACGCTGCCGTTGTCCTCCGGCAGTCGCACGAGCGATTCGAGGACCGCCACGCTTGCGGGCGAGGAGTCGAAGGCCAGTGCAGGAGTGTGGCACCGGTCACCTAGTGCCGGTTCTGCGAGGGAAGAGGTCGGCCGCACCCCGCGGCCGACCCGCCCGAGAGTTACCCGCCCCCAGCAAGCCACCCCGCCCCGGCGAAGCTGTACGCCCGGTCGCGGCCCACGATGATGTGGTCGAGGAAGTGAAGCCCCAGAAGCCTCGCCCCCCGGCGAGCCTCCGCGTCAACTCGACGTTACCCGAGGGGTGGTTGTGGGCCACGACGACGGCGGCACTCGCCGTCTTAAGGGCCACGGCGAAGACGAGCCGCGTGTCGACGGTGGAGGAGTCGAGCCCTCCCGTGTGGAGCCTCACCCACCCGAGCACGGTGAGCGAGGCGTCGAGGCAGAGCACGACGAACTCCTCCCTGAGGTCGATGGTGCCTTGGTCCCAGAGCGTGCGGAGGTACTCCTCGGCCTTCACGGCCGTCGTGAGCACCCACGGCATCTCCGCCTGTCGCGAGTCCTTCCTCCTCGTTCGCTTGTAGGTCACTTTGAATTCGGCGAGGTGTGGTGTACGTTCGAGCGTCTTGAGCGTAATCATGGGTTACCTTCCTGGTTGCGATATCAAGCGGCCGAGGGGCTCCAACCCCCTCGGCGATGTTTCCTAATCCTCGTGCGGCAGCATGATCGTGACGACGGGCTCACCGTCGTCGCCCGGCCCGCACACCGCGTAGAGCCGCACCGACGGTAACTCGGGTGAATCGTCGCTACGGACTCGCACCGAGAAATCGACCCGGTGCCCGTCCCCGGCCTGGCGTATCGCGAGCCTGAGCGTCACGAGCAGGTCCCGGAGCCTCCCGGCCTCGTCCTGCCCGCAGACGCATTCGGCCCAGACGCCGCACGTCACGGCGACCGGGAAGACGAAACCGGCCTCCCGGGCGGTCTTCGAGATGTCGACGAGCACGCCGTCTGCGATGGCCTGCTCCCGGCTGTAGGCGTGAATCAAGAGTTCTCTGCCGTGCGTCATACGTCCTCCTCCCAGGACATCATGATCGTGAGGCCCGCGATGCGGCCCGCCTCGCGGCGGTGGAGGGCCTTGAGATTGAAGACCTGCGGCTCGCCCTGGCCCCCGACGGCGTAGAGCCACGTGTAGACGTCGCGACCCTCCTTCGCGTAGGCGTCGGCCACGACGCGGAGGACATGGGCGAGGCTTTTCTCTTCGCTCCCGAAGTCGAACGCCCAGTCGTGTGCGATGAGGTGCTCATAGACGCAGGCCGTGACCGCGACCGGGCAGGTGAATCCTGCTTCCTTGGCGGCCTCGGACACGTCGAGCGTCCCCCCGGCCAAGAACGCGGTACGCCTCTCTCTATGCTCGTCCTCCCCCGGCTTGGGCCGGCCATCCGGTCTCTCGTAGGTGGCCGATGTCCGCCAGCCCCCCGAGAGGCCGGCCTTTCGTGCGTCGACGTAGTCGTGCGGCGAGCAACTGACCCCACTGTTGAGCCAATTCGCGAGTTTCACGAGGTGCTCGAAGATGTGCCCGTCGCGGGGACGGTTCTCGTAGTCCGTGAGCTCCGCGTCCCAGAGGTACTCGAGGACCTCGGTGATGGCGTCGAACGGGGCATCGCCGTCGATGACCCAGTGATAGATGGCGACCATGTTGTTTCTCCTTTGTTGCGTGCCGCGGTGGTCCCTCGCGTGCGGCAGTTTCCGTTTCACCCCGCCACCACCACGCTTTTTCGGCGGGTGGGGGGACCGGGCTTCTTCGCCCTCCTTGAGAAGCCCGGTCCCCCCACCTGACGAAAAACGAGGACTGAGCACGGCCGGCAGGCCGTGACGAGAAAGGGCCTCCGTTTCGAGCCGCCTGCGGGGTAGCGGAGCGGTCGCAAGGGCAGTGGCGGAGAGGATCGGAGCGGACCGATCGTCAGATCGGCACGCCCTTGCCTCCGCGGAGCGGGCGGGATCGCGTCACCGCTGCAAGAACCTCCAAGAGACCAGGAGGTTTCTGCATTCTCTACCGGCCTGCTCGAGGCGGACCCGAGGCGATTTGCCTTGAGCCGGCCGGCACATCGTGCGATAATTCCTAGGTACATAGGGATCACTACCTAGGAATCGTTGCAATGGAGGACGTCACCAAGTTCGACGCTGCCCTGGAGCTCCTGAGGCGTAGAGGGACGCTCCGTCCACGCGATCTCACCGAGCGAGGCATACCCGCCGACTACCTGGACCGCCTCTACCGGCGGGGGCTCGCCGACCGGGTGGCCCGCGGGCTCTACGCCTCGCCCGAGGCCGACGTCGGCGAGCACCACAGCCTGGTCGAGGCCCAGAAGCTCGTCCCGGTCGGCGTCGTGTGCCTGCTCTCGGCTCTCCGCTTCCACGGGATGACGACCCAGTCCCCGAGGGAGGTGTGGCTTGCGCTCCCGAACAAGGCCTGGACGCCGAGGGTCAATACGCCGAGGCTCAAGGTGGTGCGTTTCTCGGGGCCCGCCCTCACCGAGCTGGTCCACGTGCACGAGCTCGAGAACGTGGCGGTGAAGGTGTACTCACCGGCCAAGACCGTCGCCGATGCGTTCAAGTACCGGAACAAGATAGGGCTCGACGTGGCCCTCGAGGCGCTCCGAGACTGCTGGAAGCAGCGGAAGGCCACGATGGACGAGCTCTGGCACGCCGCGAAGATCTGCCGCATGGAGAACGTCATGCGGCCGTACCTCGAGTCGCTCGCATGACGAGGAAGAATGTCGCCGCCTCGGTCAAGGAGCGGCTCCTGAACATGAGCCGGAAGACCGGCGAGGACTTTCAGCGGCTCCTGACCCGCTACGCCGTCGAGCGGCTGCTGTTCCGGCTGTCGGCGTCCGGGCACCGCGACGCCTTCGTGCTGAAGGGCGCGATGCTATTCGCCCTCTGGACCGGGGAGCTCCACCGGCCGACGCGTGACCTCGACCTACTCGGCTACGGCGACCCGGGCGGCGAGCGCCTGAGGCGAGTCCTCGCAGAGGTGTGCCGCGTGGAGGTCTCCGATGACGGGCTCCGATTCGACGCGGAGTCGGTCACGGTCGATCCCATCCGCGAGGACCAGGAGTACGGCGGGCAGCGGGCGCGGATCGAGGCTAAGCTCGGGCAGGCGCGCATCGACCTCCAGGTTGACGTTGGCTTCGGGGACGCCGTCACGCCGCCCGCCGAGGAGGTCGACTTCCCGACGATCCTCGACATGGATGCACCGAGGCTCCGCGCGTATCCCAGGGAGACGGTCGTCGCCGAGAAGCTCGAGGCCTTGGTGAAGCTCGGACTCGCAAACTCCCGTATGAAGGACTTCTACGACCTCTTCGTCATGGCCAACACGTTCCCGTTCGAGGGGGAGCTCCTCTCACGGGCGATCACGAACACCTTCGAACGACGCTCGACCGCGTTCCCGAAGGGGATGCCCATAGGCTTGACCGACGCCTTCGCCCGAGAGGAGTCGAAGATGAAGCAGTGGCATGCGTTCATCAACAGGAGCGGGCTCTATGCCGCGGGGGAACTTGAGGAGGTGCTGAGGAGGCTCTCCGTGTTCCTCCTCCCGCCGCTCGATCACGCATCAAGCGGCGAGCCGTTCACACGCTCTTGGGTGCCTGAGTCGGGGTGGGGCAAGCAGCTCCCGGGGGAGGGGCGATGATCGACAGCTTCGAGCGTCACGACCTGGACGGCGAGCACGCGTTCTACTCGGGAGGCTCCCCGCACACCTCGCCGTGGACGCGGAGGGCTTCGTGCGGCTCTGGTCGCTCCTCCCCGAGGAATACCAGGAGATCACGATGCACGGCCGCCTCGTGAAGCTGCCCCGCTGGCAGCGGGCCTACGGCCGGGACTACCGCTTCTCGGGGCGCCTGAGCGAGTCACTGCCCGTCCCGCCGCCCCTAGAGCCGCTCCTCGCCTGGGCTAAGGCGTCGTTCCACGGGCGGCTCAACGGGCTCCTGCTCAACTGGTACGACGGCACGCTCGGCCACTACATCGGCCCGCACAACGACAGCATCAAACGCATGGTCGTGGGCGCCCCGATCGTCACGGTCTCGCTCGGGCAAACTCGCGTGTTCCGGCTGACGCTCCCTGGTTCGAAGACGCGGCGCGACTTCCCGGCGACGGACGGCACCGTCTTCGTCATGCCCTACGACACGAATCTCGCCTGGAAGCACGAGGTGCCGAAGTCGGCGAAGGCTAAGGGACGCCGCATCTCGGTGACCGTGCGGGCCTTCCAGGATTGAACGCTGTTTGCGTCGCAGGGACGCGTGAGGCCTGCCGATCGGCCGTGTCACACGCGATGCTTCGACTCGGCGGTCGAACGGATTGTACCGTTGGGTCGTGTGCAAACTGCCCGCCGGGCGGGAAGGGTTAGGGCTCGTGCTCGATGCGTTCGAAGTTCCCGGCCGCACGGAGGTGGCCCGACAGGTCACCTCAAATTGTCAAGTTTACGAGCAAAAAAACTTGACTTCTGGCGAGCCGGAAGCGATCTTAGAGGGTATGGAGAAGCACGCGGAACACCACCAGACGCTGAGCGCGGCCGACCGGGTCCGCAGGGCGATCGACGGGGGCGGGGAGCGGGTCTGGTCCGTCCAGGACTTCCCGAAGCTGCCGTTTCCGGCCGTAGCCCAGACGCTCTCGCGCCTCGCCCGGGCGGGCGAGCTCCAGCGAGTCTCGAAGGGGCTCTACTACCGCCCGCGAAAGACTGCATTCGGCATGAGCCGCCCCAATCCGGAGCTGCTTAGGGAGAAGGGAGCCAGGACGCGCGCGGTGTTCCCCTCGGGGCTGACCGCGGCGAATCAGCTGGGATTCAGCACGCAGGTGCCCGCCGTCGAGGAGGTTGCGACGACTCGGGGGAGCTTGCCACGAACGATGGTGGGGCAGAGAGCCCGCGTCCACACCCGTCGGCCCGCTGCGTGGGCGAAGCTCTCCGAGCGGGAGGGCGCCCTTCTGGACCTGATCAGGAGGCGAGCCCAGACGAGCGAACTTTCGCCGGAGGAGACGATCGCAAGGCTCCTCTCGCTCTTGAGAGAAGGAGGGATGTTCGAGCGGCTCGTCCGCGTCGCGAAGCACGAGCCCCCGCGGGTGCGTGCCATGCTCGGGGCCCTGGGCGAAGAGCTCGGGAAGGACGGGAAGACGCTCGAGAAGCTGAGAACGAGCCTGAACCCGCTCACGAGGTTCGATTTCGGCCTCCTCTCAGCGCTCAAATCGGCTAAGGAATGGCAAGCGAAGGAGTGCAGGACGGATGAGACTCTTCGAGCATGAGGATTTCGAGCAACTGCTCCTAGCGGCCGCGGAACACTTCGGATCGTCGGGGCTCTCGGCGTCCGCGATCGAGAAGGACTACTACGTCACCGAAGCATTGAGGCTCATCGCCCAGGCGTACGGCCCGAAGGTCATCTTCAAGGGCGGTACGAGCTTGTCCAAAGGGTGGGGGCTCATCCAACGCTTCTCCGAGGACATCGACATCTTCCTCGACCCCGAGGCGTACACCCCGAAGCTCGGGAAGCGACCGATCGACCGAGAGCTCGAGAAGCTGCGGGACACGGTCGCCGCCCACCCGGGTCTCCACCTCGTCGTCGAAGACAGCAGGAAGATCGGCGGCATCGGACGCGACGACCACTTCGAATACAGGCAGCTCTTCCCGGGGAGCTTGAGGCCCCGCGTGCTGGTCGAGGCGGGGACCGCGAGCGGCCGGCAGCCGACCGAGGACTTGCAGCTCGATTCGTACGCGGCCGCGTTCCTGCGAGAGACCGGAAACTCGGTCGGGGCCGAGGACGAGGCGCCGTTCACGATGCGGCTCCTCCACTTCCGACGGACCTTCGTCGAGAAGCTCTTCACGATCCACGGAAAGATCGAGCAGTACCTCAAAGGCGGGAAGCCCCTCGGCACCTACGCGAGGCACTACTACGACCTCTACAGGCTCGCCCAGAGGGACGAGGTGAGGGCGATGCTCAACTCGCGCGAGTACGACGAGCTTCGCATCGACTACGACCGCCTGAGCCGTGCCCACTTCCCGAAGTACTACCTGCCGCCCGAGGGGATGCGCTTCAACGAGAGCGCCGCCATCTTCCCGAGCGGGGCGCTCAAGGACATGGTCGCTCGCGAGTACAGGGCCCAGTGCGAGCTGCTCTGCTTCGGGGGGTATCCGGAGTGGGAGGAGGTCGAGCGGTGTCTTGTTGGGCTTCAGAACCTGCTCTAACCAATCGTGTGAACGGGGACGTGAAAAGAGGAGCTGACCACCTTGTGGCTCCCATGGGGCGCGAGAACACCATGGAGATACAGGTCGGCAATTCTGACCTGTCCCCGCCGATGATGCCAACGACTTTGTCAGTGCCCCGGCCCGGCCATAGACGCCGCGCCGAGCGGCGCAGCTCCGAGCGCCGTCGTCCACGGCACGATCGCCTCGGGCGCCGGCGGGCGGTACTTCAGGTTGCTGTGGGGGGAGATGGTGTTGTGCCCGACCTGCCCCCGCTCGGTCAGCACCTTCGCCTCCAGCAGGGTGTCGAGGACCTCGCCGTCCAGGAACTCGCCGGAGAGCTGGCCGTTGAACGACTCGATGTACCCGTCCGCAACCTCTCCGCGTTCTTTCACGCCTTCCTCAGGCGGCCGATCAGGGGTAAGACACGTCAAATAGAGAGCTTACGTCGTCCCGCCGGGGATGACTCGTCCTGAAATACAACCACTGGACAAAAAATCAGAAAAATCTGTCCGGCGATAGCTCGATGCGTCGAGACGACCGAGGATAAGAGATGCCGGCACCGGATTGAAGCTTCAAAAGGTTGAGAGGGCTGGGGTTTCATGGCAGCGACCGACCCCGTCAGTGAGGCGGATTTGGAATCCGCCTTTCGCGACGATCCCGACTTTGCCATTGAACTCCTCGACGCCGATTATCAGGAGCATATCCTTCGCTATATAAAGCGAGAAACCTATGGGCTGCTCGATCCTCACGAGCTGTTGGTCGCCTATCAAGAGACCATGCTTGCAATGATCGTGCTGGCCCGGAGGCCGGGGTTTGATCCTCAGCGTCCCCTGAGGATGGTGCAGTCGATCGCGCGCAATAAGGGGATGGACCTCCTGCGCGAGCACGGTCACAGCGTGAACACCAACGAGGACGCGATTCTCGACGCGGTAGCCGCAGACCTCAAGAACACCGACCTCGGCTTCGAGTGGCGACTGAACATCGCACCGGCGGAGGCCAAGGAGTTCCGGGTGGTCCTCCTGGAGATCATCCAGACCCTTCCCCACCGCCAGCGGATCGTCGCTCGGTGTTTCGTCGACCACTTCGAGGACTTTCGCGAACGCGACACCTATCGCCCCCTGGCGGAGGCGGTCGGCGCCGTCACCGGCAAGACGGAGAGCGTCGCCGCCGTGAAGAGCGACTGGCGTTTCGCGCGAGAGAAGATCGCCGCGGCCCTCACCAAACGCGGCTACTCGTTCATCCCCGTGGAGTGACTCATGAGCGCAGGGGGCAAGCGAGAGCGGGAAGAGCGGGCATTGGACGCTCTGCTCGTCTCGGCACTCCGGCGAGCTGATAAGGACGACGAGGTGATCGACCCAGATCGACTGCCTCAGCTCACGGACGAGGAGAAGGCGGCGATGAGATCCCTCGGCAGCGATTTCGTCAAACGCCTCCTGGCCGGCGAACGCCCGCTGGAGGCGAAACCGGAACAGCGACAACGGGAATCGTGCGATGAGGAGGATGCTCTCGCCCTCGCGGGCAGCGGAGCGGATTGGGGCCTGAACCGCGCCGAGGAGATCGATGGAGAGACAGCGGAGGAACTCGAGCGGCGCAAACGGGAGATACTCGAGCGCCGGGCCCGTGAACGGAAGGAAGGAGGCGGTGAGGACGCCTGACATCGAGAACTTCGCCAAGTCGACGCTCATCGCGCTCGACATGTGGCGACTACCGGTCAATCCCTTCGCCATCGTCAAGGAGGAAGGGATTGAGCTTGCCCCCGGCAGGTACGGTCCGAAGTTCGACGCGAGGATCGAGTTCGTCGGCGCGGAGAGGGCCTTCATCCTCTACTACCGGACCGCACAGCACGGACGCACCGAGAGCCGGGTCAGATTCTCACTCGCCCATGAGCTCGCGCACTTCTACCTCCCATCCCACCGGGAGTATCTGCTCAGCGGGCGCAGCCACAACTCGGTTATCGACTTCCGCTCGAGAAACCCTCGCGAGAACGAGGCGGACGAGTTCGCGTCGGCCCTGCTCATGCCGCGAGAGCTCTTCCTCGCCGAGATGGACAAGAGACGACGAAGCTTCTGGACCCTCTCCGACCTATGCAGACTGGCCGACGAGGAGTTCCAGACATCGGTGACCAGCACCGTCAGGCGTTACTGCCAGTTCGACTTCGAGCCGTGCGCCATGGTCGTCAGCGAGGCCAACCGGGTCAACTGGGCCTGGCATTCCGACAGCATGAGGGCGCTCGGCATGTCCCACGTCCCGGCGGGTAGCCGGGTGCCGGGTACGAGTCGAACCGCCGGGCTTTGGAAGCGGCTCGAGGGCAGCGACTCCCTCGACGCGGTCGGCGGCTTGGTCCCCGCGCAGGCCTGGTACGAGCGACCGTACCGCGAAGAGTTGTGGGAAGAGGCGATGCCCCTGGGCTACACCGGCCTCGTCCTGACCTACCTGACCCTGCAGGATCCAGGGAGCGACGACTGAGCCGGGCCAAGGACAGGGCCCCGAGAGAAAAACCGAAATCCATAGCACGATGCGCGGTCTGCCCCGAGGTCATGTGTAGAGGACTCGGCTGAGCCAGCCGGCCCGACAACAGGCGTCGCCACTCCCAGCGCGGGAGTGGCACGCACGTCGACCCAATGATGCTGCCGAGAGGGGTTACCATGACCGCCGTCGCTGCTCAGCTCGCCCGTGAGGACAAGCCCCACGGGCCCATGTTCAACGTCAACATCGAGGGCAAGGAGTACGCCTGGGACCGCGAGACCATCACGGTCCCGGAGATCCGCGCCCTCGGCTCGCTGCCCTCGGACACCCCGGTGCTGGAGATCAACCTCCAGGACAACACCGAGCGGACGCTGGCCGAGAACGAGGTGGTCGAGCTCAAGCCCGGTCACGGCTTCGCCAAGAAGGTCCGCTTCCAGCGGGGGTGAGGCCGATGACCGAGCGCATCGCCAGAGAGATGGAGCTCCTCCGCTCGGTGTTCCCGGACGCCGAGTACCACGAGGTCGAAGGCGGCTGGATCCGCATCCCGCGGTATACGGTCCAGCACGGGGGCTGGGCACCGGGCGTGGTGGAGGTCTGCTTCCAGGTGCCCGCCGGGTACCCGGGAAACGCCCCCTACGCGTTCTGGGTCTCGCCCCCGCTCCGGCTCGCGGCCGACAACCGCGCCCCCGTCAACAACTACCAGGAGCCTTCGCCCACCCCGCTGCCCGGGACCTGGGCGAAGTTCTCCTGGTCGCACCTCGACTCGTGGCAACCCGGGCCGGAGCCGGAGTCCGGAAGCAACTTCCTGAACTTCGTGCTGTCGTTCCGCGACCGCTTCGGGGAGGGGCCCTAACGTGAAAGTGACACTCGACCTCGGCGGTGGGCTCAAGAGACGCCTCTGGGCCCACCTGCTTCAGAATGAGTTGGAACAGGCGGCCTTCGTGTTCTCGAAGGTCGACTCCGGCAACGGGTCGGTCGTGTTCAAGCCCCAGGTCGTCTACCTCGTGCCGCCGCAGGACTTCGACGTCCATACCGGCTACCACATCGAGCTCGCCGACCACGTTCGGCCGAGAGTCATCAAGCAGGCCTGGGACTCGGGAACCGCGATCGTCGAATTCCACTCGCACCCGACCGAGAGCCGGCAGGCGACGTTCTCCGGCAGCGACCTGTCCGGCTTCGAGGAGTTCGTGCCTCACTGCCGGTGGCGTCTGCGGGGGAAGCCCTACCTGGCCGTCCTAGTCAACCCGATCAGCGTCGACTCCATGGCGTGGGTCGACGACTCGCCGTCGCCGGTGCCCCTGGATGTCATCCGCCTGGGCTGGTTCAGGAAGATGGTCCCGACCGGCCGGACTTTGGACGCGATGCGCGCGGAGGGGGTGAAGCGTGGACCTTGAGCGGTTCGACCGGCACCTCATGCTCTTCGGCCGCGAGGGCCAGGAGAGGCTCGCGGCGACCCGGGTCGCGATCGTCGGTCTGGGCGGGACCGGGTCCCACGTCGCCCAGCAGCTCGCCTACCTCGGCGTGCGGAGCTACGCGCTCATCGACGCCGATCGCGTCTCGAAGTCGAACCTCAATCGCCTGATCGGGGCCACGGAGCTCGACCTCGGGAAGCCCGAGGCGAAGGTGGACGTGGCGGCCCGAGGGATCCTCTCGGTCGAGCCCGACGCCGACGTTTCGCCGGTGCCGGACTCATTCGTCTCCGAGGCCGGGGAGGCCGCGTTGGGCGGGAGCCAGGTCATCTTCGGCTGCGTCGACCGCGACGGCGCGCGGCTGCTGCTCACGGAATTCGCCTGCGCCTACGACCGGCCGTATTTCGACCTGGCGACCGACACCTACAAGGACGAGTCGCACGTCGGCTTCGGGGGCCGGCTGATGATCCGCAAGTACGCGGGTGGGTGCCCCTATTGCCTCGACCTGCTGGACCCTGAAGCCGTCCAGCGCGACCTAACCTCGCCTGAACGCCGGGAGGAGGAGGCGGCAATGTATGGGGTCCGCCGGGAGGCTCTCGGCGACGGCGGCCCCTCCGTGGTCTCGCTCAACGGGATCCTGGCCTCGATCGCCGTCATGGAGTTCATGCTGCTGGTGACCGGGGCGATCAGGGCGCCCAAGCGTCTGCTCCGATACGACGGCATCCGCGGGATCGTGAACGAGTCGAAGGACCAACCGCGCGCGGGCTGCCCCTACTGCAGCCAGGCGGGCATGGGAGATGCCCTGGATTGGGCCAGGCACATCCGCGCGGGCCTAGGGCGGTGGGTACGATGATCTAACCGGCTGGGCGGATCGCGAGGATCAACGGAGTGAGGATTCCTCCTCCTCGCTCACCGACGCCTGAAGGGACAGGCACCTTGAGTGAGTAGCAGCCCGAGCCCCGACAGGACAGTCGGCGGGACGCCAAGGACATGGGCCTGGTGTGCGCGCCCGTCGCCTTCAGGCACACAGGGCCCATCCTCCGCCAGGTCGAGAGGAAGGCGGAGCTCGTTCTGAAGAGCTTTGGCTCGGGCGCCCTGGCCCCGCCTGCGGGGTCGCCCCTTTCTGCTCATAGCAGGACATGTTCTGGACGACATCTTCGGGGAGCTATCCGGGAATGATTGGCTGGTTCTCATGGTGTTTGAAGGGGATCGGCTTCCTGGCTTTATCCGGCGCCAAGAGTTTGGGTATGGGATGAATCGAGCCGATCCGCACCATCTGGTCACCGCTGAGGAGGTGGCCGTTCCCCCCGACGCCATCGGCTTCATATCGATCCGGGCCGGGATTAAATTCCGCGGCCTCGTGAACGTCTCGGGCTTCCACGTGGACCTCGGATTCAAGGGCCAGTTGAAGTTCGCCGTGTACAACGCCGGGAGCCAGACCATCAGGCTGGATCAGGGCCAGCCGATCTTCATGATCTGGTTCTGCGACCTGGACGACCCGACCAAGGACCTCTACAGGCCCAGGCCAGCGGCAAGGAATGTCATCACCGCGGACGATGTCTCGAAAATCCAGGGCGAGGTCGCTTCTCCCGCTGAGCTGAAGAAGCGGATCGATGAACTGAGGGCGGCATACGATCACAGAATCCTTGCGATCGAGAAGGAACAGCTCATCGTCAGAGCACTCCTGGTCGCCGTCATCGTGGCCGGCATCGGAATCCTCGTGAAGTCCCTGGTGGCAGGGGGCGGCAATCCGTCCCGGCCGGCGGCGAGTGCAGCCGAAGAAAGAGCAGTACCGGAGGGCGGTGGCGCCGGCGCGAGAAGCACCGGCGACGCCCCACGACGCCAGCCGAGGCAGTTCCTTCCCGACCTCAATGAGATCCGCGACTCTAGGGCCAACGCATCTCTATTCCGGCCTCTTTCCAGGGTTCGGACGAAGTGTCTCGGTTCTCAAACGCTCGGAAGTTGGGCCGCCGACCCTGAAGATTCACGGATTTCCCCGAAATTGAGATGCGTTGGCCCTGTCCGTGACCCTGTCTAGGGCGGCTGGTTCGTTCGCACGGTCAGCCCAGCAGCCGCTTGATTCTGCCGTTGACCCATGCGCTCGGCACCGCCGTCGAGGCCGGCAAGTGGATGACGACAAGCCGATGCGTGTCCGTGACGGCGGGGGCGATATCTGCCCGAGCGTATTCTCCGTGACGACCCCGGCCAGAAGGAGCTACCCGTGGCCCGGGTGGCCCCCGGGCGGATAGGTCACCCCGCGCCGCCAGCTCGCCATATCTCCTGTGGTTCGACGGCGTGTAGCCGCGAACGACTCTTACCGGAGGTTGCGACGATGGACGAGCAGAACCGTGCGAACGACCCGTCCCACGAGCTCCCGCAGCGGAGGCAGAGCGAACTGGTCCTCGAGCGGCTTCGGCTGACGGAGGATCGGCGCGCCGCGATCGACTCACGCCTCGCCGATCCGAACTACGTCCCCCGCCAGGTCGACTGGCTCGACGCCGGCCCGGACCCCTTCGGCATGGACTGGGACTGGCTCACCGAGCCCCCGGCCGCCGAAGGGAGCGAGTCGTAGGTCGACCGAGGACGCGCCCCCGCCCGGACCGCCCCGCGCTCCACCGTCGTGGTGTCGCGGGGCGGTCCGACGGCAGGGACGAGGCAGCTCGGAGGGCTTGCCGAGGTTTCTCCCCTGCAAGGTTTTCAGAGGCTAGTCGTCGAACCACCTCGTGCCTCCTCCGTCCCGTGCGCCGCCAAATGGCTCAACGGGCCAAGCCAGAGTGTCAATTCTGCTAGCACGAAAACAAGACCCTCGGCGTGCCGGAAGCGATCGCCGAGGGTATGTAGCGGCACGCGAAACCCGCTCAGAAGCTGAGCGCGGCCGGGGGGCGACCAGACGCCCGCGGCGGGCGTCTCGGCGGGCCAGGCCGGCGAGGCGGGGCACCTGGCCGCGGTGCTGGAATCGGTACGGCCGCACGGCGGCGTGCCGGGTCGGCCGAGACGGCTGGCCGACGACGAGGCGTACAGCTCCCGCTCGGTCCGCCGATACCTGCGTGCCGGCGTCCGGACGGTCATCCTGGTTCCCTCGGTCCTTGCCGATGGGCATGACGATCTCCGGCACCCGTCCCGAGGGCAGGGCCACGACTTGCCGCCCTTGCGTTCCCGGAGCAGGCGTCGCATCCCAAGGACCGCTCCCGGTCGCCCGTCTGCATCCCGACGCGGCGTGTGACGCGGAGTTCACGGGGACCCTCGGGGTCGCTGGCGACGCGGGGGGCGAGTCGACTCAATCCGTCGTCTCACGGCCGCAACCCCTTCCAGGCGGTGGCGGCGAGTGCCTTCACCCGGACGGCGTCGGGCGGCCGAATTCCCTTCCGCCTTCGAGCGATATTCGATATCGAAATAGCCGGGAACGTGATCGCGACAACGCGCGAGACCCCGACTCGACCCCCGTCCTCCGGCCACGAGGCGCGGGCGGCGAGTCGCCTCGCCGCGACGCGTCGACGGGGTGAGCTGAAGGAGACTTGTGCGAGGAGGACCAGACCGAGGGCGGCCCGAAGAAGACCGAGGCGACGCTCGACCTGCGGCGGGTCGACCGCCGCCCGCGGTGCGCGATCGCCCGGGGGACCGCGATCCGCGGGACGGGGCGGGCCTGGCCCGGGGGGAGTCGGCGGGTGCGACTCCGGGACCCGAAGGGTCAGGGGGCGACTCACCGGGCTCGGAGCTCGAGGCCCTCCGGCTCCCTGGTCGGCCGGCCGACGCCGAACCGACGAATGACTCCGCGGCCCGCGACGGTCCCGGCGCGACCCCCCGGCCGCCGGCCCAACGGGTGTTCTCCTTCGACGGCCCCTCCATCCCCGGCCCGGCCCCGATGGCGGGGGGACCGGCCGACGGCGGGTCGGGACACGCGACGCACGGCGGGGTCCACGACGGACCGGAGGGCGCGCCGGTCCCGCCGCCGGCCAACTCCGTCGCCGCGGCCCGCGCGACGGTGGAGGCGATCCGCGTGCTGAAGGGGCTCGAGCGTGACGGCCGCCCCCCCACCGAGGCGGAGCGGAGGATCCTCGGGCGGTTCGGCGGGTTCGGGGCCCTGGCCCTCCGCATCTTCCCGGACCCGACGACCGGCCGTTTCAAGAGCCCCTCGTGGCGGGCCCTCGGCGACGAACTCCGGCGGCTGCTGACGCCCGAGGAGTACGCGGGCGCCCGACGCACCGTCTTCAACGCCTTCTACACCTCGCCGACGGTCGTTTCGGCCATCTACCGGGCCTTGAAGCGGCTCGGAGTGCCCGAGGACGCCACGGTCCTGGAGCCCGGCTGCGGCCCGGGCGGTTTTCTGCGTCTCGCCCCCGAGGCGATGCGCTTCATCGGCGTCGAGCTCGACTCGCTCTCGGGCCGCATCGCCCGGGCCCTCCACCCGCGGCACGACATCCGCATCGAGGACTTCCGCGACACGCGTCTGCTCGAGGCGGTTGACGCGGTCGTCGGCAACCCGCCCTTCGCCGACCTCAGGCGCGAGCACGCCGGCGAGCGGTTCTCGCTCCACGACTACTTCCTCGCGAAGTCGCTCGACGCCCTCAGGCCCGGCGGCATCCTGGCGCTCGTCACGACGCACCACACGCTCGACAAGCGCAACGCCCGGGTTCGGGACTACCTCGCGGGGAAGGCCGACTTCCTGGGGGCGATCCGCCTGCCGTCGGACGCCTTCGCCCGACAGGGGACGCGGGTCGTCGCCGACATCGTCTTCCTGCGACGTCGCGGGGCGGGGGACGGGGCACGCCACGCCTGCGACGACTGGCTCACGGTCGCCCCGCTCCCCGTCGAGGGCGTGGACGTGCCCGTCAACCGCTACTTCCACGAACACCCCGAGATGGTGCTCGGGACGTGGAGCCGCTCCGACCGACTCTACGGGGGCGAAGGGGGCTACGGCGTCGCGTCGGCCGGGCCACTCGATGAGGCCCTCCGGGCCGCCGTGGACCGGCTGCCGCGATTCGAGACCAGTCCGGCCGCGAAGGGCGGCGGGCCGGAGGCCCCGGCCCTCGCGGCCCCGCCCCCGGAGCGGCACGTCACCGAGGGGAGCTTTTTCATCGGCGAGGACCGGGTCATCCACCAGGTCGTCGACGGCCGGCCCGAAGCGGTCCTCTACGGCGGCAGGCGGCTCCGGGCCGACGGCACCATGACCGGTAGGCGCCTCGCGGCCCTCATCCGCCTCCGCGACGAGGCCCGGCGGGTCCTTCGATCCCAGAACGAGGGGTGGCCCGCGGGCCACCGCGACGCCGCCCGGGCCGCCCTCAACCGCGCCTACGACCTGTTCGTCCTCCGCCACGGGCTCATCAACAAGACGACCTTCAGCGAGTCGAGGGACGGGGTCGTCATCCAGCGCATGCCGAACGTCGTGAAGTTCGTCGAGGACCCCGACGCCATGCTCGTCATGGCGCTCGAGGACTGCGACCCGACCACCGGCACGGCCGTCAAGGCGGCCGTCATGACGCGGGACGTGGTGGGCAGGACGCCGCCCGTCACGACGGTCCGGAGTGCCGAGGAGGGGCTGCTCGTCTCGCTCGACCGAAAGGGCGTGGTCGACGTCCCGTACATCGCCGCCCTCTACGGCAGGGAGGAGGCCCGCGTCGTCGAGGAGCTGGGCGAGCTCGTCTACCGCGACCCCGAGACCACGACCTGGCGGACGGCGGACGAGTACCTCTCGGGCGACGTCCGAGCGAAGCTCAAAGCGGCCGAGGGGGCGGGGGAGGACTACGCCCGCAATGTCCTGGCCCTGCGGGCGGTGCAACCCGAGGACGTGCTCCCCGGCGAGATCGACGCCAACCTCGGGGCCCCGTGGATCCCCGCGGGCGACGTCCGAGCCTTCGCCGCCGGGCTCTTCGGCGTGCCGCCCTCGTCCATCGAGGTGGGGCACTTGAGGAAGGACGCGCTCTGGTCGGTCGAGGGCGACCACGACGCGATGACGAGCGTCCCGGCGACCACCGACTACGGCACGGCCCGGGCCAACGGCGTCTCCCTCCTCGAGCAGGCGTTGAACCTCAAGGCCCCGGTCGTCTACGACGCCGTGAATCACGGCGGCCGCGAGGAGCGGGTCGTGAACCGGGACGAGACGCTCGCGGCCCGCGAGAAGCAGCGTCGCATCAAGGACGCCTTCCGCTCGTGGGTCTTCGCCGACCCCGGGCGGTGCGAGCGGCTGGTCCGGCTCTACAACGACACCTACAACAACCTTCGGCCGCGGGCCTTCGACGGCTCGCACCTCGAGTTCCCGGGCATGAACACGACGATCTCGCTCCACCCGCACCAGCGGGACGCCGTCTGGCGGGGGATGTGCGGCGGGAACACGCTCCTGGCCCACGTGGTCGGTGCCGGCAAGACCTTCACGATGGCCGCCATCGGCATGAAGCGCAGGGCCGCGGGCCTGTCGAGGAAGCCGCTCTACGTCGTCCCGAACCACATGCTGGAGCAGTTCGCCCGCGAGTTCCAGCAGCTCTACCCGAACGCGAAGCTCCTGGTCGCCACCAAGGACGACCTCGTCCAGCGGCGGCGGAAGCGGCTCACCGCGAAGGTCGCGAGCTCCGAGTGGGACGGCGTGGTCATCACGCATTCGAGCTTCGAGCGCATCGGGATGTCACGCGAGTACCGGGCCCGGTTCTTGAGAGAGCAGATCGCCGAGTACGACCGGCTCCTCGTGGACGGCGAGGAGGGCTCGGGCCGGGCCCACCGGAACGTCATCAAGCAGGTCGAGAAGCAGAAGGCCCGCCACGAGGAGCGGCTCAAGGACCTCCTCGCCGAGGACAGGAAGGACGACGGCCTGGTCTTCGACGAGCTCGGGGTCGACTACCTCTTCATCGACGAGGCCCACTACTTCAAGAACCTCGAGACGCCCACCAAGATGGAGCGGGTGGCCGGCATCCAGACGGGGGGGAGCGAGCGGGCCTTCGACCTCCTCATGAAGGTCAGGTACCTCGGCGAGCTCCACGAGGGACACGGCGTCACCTTCGCCACCGGGACGCCCATCTCGAACACGATGGTCGAGATGTACACGATGCAGCGGTACCTGGACCCGAGGGGCCTGAGGGACCGCGGCATCGAGCACTTCGACGCCTGGGCCGCGACCTTCGGCGAGGTCGTCGACGCGATGGAGATCGCCCCGGACGGGGCGAGCCTGCGCCCCCGCAGCCGGTTCGCGAGGTTCGTGAACCTGCCCGAGCTCCAGCGGATGTTCCGGGCGTTCGCCGACGTGCAGACGGCGGCCATGCTCGACTTGCCGCGGCTCCGGCTCGCCGGCGGCAAGCCGGCCGTCGTCTCGTGCCCGATGTCCGAGGAGCAGCGGGCCGTCCAGGGGACGCTCGTCGAGCGGTACGAGCGGATCCGCTCGGAGCGGGTCGACCCGCGCGAGGACAACGCGCTCGCCATCACGACCGAGGGCCGGAAGCTCGCCCTCGACGCCCGGCTCCTCTCGGCCGCGGCGCCCGCGTCCTCCGAATCGAAGGTAGAGGCGCTCGTCGGCCGCGTGGCCGAAATCTGGCGACGGACCGAAGGGACGAATGGGACGCAGTTGGTCTTCTGCGACCTGGGCGTCAACCCCACCCCCTGGGGCTACTCGGTCTACGACGAGCTCATCGCGAAGCTCGTCGCCGCCGGCGTCCCGAGGCGGCAGGTCGCCACCATCGGCGACGCCGACGGCGACGCCCGGAAGCAGGCCCTCTTCGAGCGGGTGCGGCAGGGGACCGTCCGGGTGCTCATCGGCTCGACGCAAAAGATGGGGACCGGGGCGAACGTCCAGCGCCGGCTCGCGGCCCTGCACCACCTGGACGCCCCGTGGAAGCCGGCCGAGGTCGAGCAGCGGGAGGGCCGCATCCTCCGGCAGGGGAACGAGAACGAGGTGGTCTCCATCTTCCGCTACGTGACCGAAGGGTCGTTCGACGCCTACATGTGGCAGGCGCTCGAGACCAAGGCCCGGTTCATCGGCCAGGTGATGACGGGCGAGAGCGGCGTCAGGCGTGCCGAGGACGTCGGCGGCCAGGAGCTGTCCTACGCGGAGGTGAAGGCGATCGCCTCGGGCAACCCGGCGGTCCTGACGCTCGCGGAGGCGGACGCCGACCTCCAGCGGCTCATGACGCTCCGGAAGCACCACGCGGACGAGCAGTTCCTCGCCCGCAGGAGCGTCCGGGAGCTGCCCGAGGCCATCGAACGCCTGAGGACGAGGCTCTCCGAGCTATCGGCCGACTCCGAGACCGCCCGTGCCCACGCGGATGACGCGGCGATCATCGGCGGCATCCCGTGCCCTCGGGACCGGCTCCAGGCCGTCCTCGGGGCCCGGCTCGACGCCCTGCCGGCCGAGGTGGCCCAGACCCGACGCTTCGTCCTCGGCCGGATGCGTGGGCTCTCGTTCGGCGTCGTCAAGCACCGCTGCGGCGCGCCCGAGGTGTTCGTCGAGGGGCGGGGGGTCCGGGAGAGGCCCCTCTCGCGAGGGTCGCAGGGGCCGCGGGCCGTCCTGAACGCCCTGGAGCGGCTCTTCGGGAGCTACGGGTCCCGCCGCGAGGAGGTCCGTCGCGAGCTGGCGCACTTGGAGGCCAAACTCCGCGACTTCGGGGCGAGGCTCGGGGCCGCGTTCCCGCACGAGGCGCACATCGCCGAGCTCTCGGGCCTGCGGGACGAGTTGAGGCTCGCGTTGTCGGCCCCGCGGGCCGAGGGCATCGAGCCGGAGACGCGGACGGCCGAGGAGTTGCGTCGGCTCATCCTGCATTTGAAGGAATCGCACGCGGCCGAGGCCGCAGCGCGGCCCGCGCGGGCGCGGCCGGTCACCGCCCGGGTTCGCCGGGACGACGGGCGGCCCCGCGTGGAGGACGCCTGGCCCGAGACGGAGGAAGCAGCCGCGGGCGACGACCTCACCCCGAGACCCGACGCCGCCCGTCCCGCGGGGCCGGCTCCGTCCGGGCCGTCCGGGCACCCACCGAGGGAGGTCCACGGCCGGAAGTACCAGAAGTGGCTGTTCTAAGAACGTCCGGGAATCCCGCAGTTTCTGCTTCTGTTGATATTATTAATAAGATTTATCTTATTATTTAATTATCTATATAGCAGGTGGCGTAGCGGTGATGCCGCCGCCCTTCGCCGGCATCTTCGGCGAGGTTTCGCGCGTCCCGGTTCAGCGGCGAAGCAGGGCACGCGCACCGAGCCCTTGGTCCGAAGGGTCGCCGTTTCACCGCTCCGCCGGGCGCCGGGCAAAGGCAGCGGCGTCACCGTGCGCCTCAGGGCCGGGTGGGATGAGACGCCTGCCCCGGGTCCTGCAAGGTATCCCGGATAGGGCAGTGCGATGGCCCTGGGGAGCTGGGGCGGCCGATCCGGCGGCATCGGTCGGTGGAGAACGAGCTGCATTGGCCGCTCGACGCGGCCTTCGGCGTGGCCCGCCGCCGAGGCGTGTCGGCGACTGCTGGACATGGTCGCCGCCGGCAAGGCCGCCGCCGGGAGCTTGGCCCACGCCCACATCCTGCTCAAGGCCGAGGCCGCGGAGGCGCGGGTCCCACTGTCCCGACGGCTTTGCCTTCGAAGCCGTTGGGATGACGTCGTCACCGTCGAGCGGGTCCGCCAGCGATCCGTCAAGCTGGACCTCCCGGGCGGCGTTGAGCTCGTGGCACTGGATGCTTTCCCCCGCAGACACCCAGCCGTGACCCGCCCTGGCCCCACCGCCGGATCGGCTTGAGGCGCCGGAACGCGAAGGGGATGCCTTCACGGGCGACCGACTGGTCCAGGGACCCGCGCTTCACGCCGGGATCGGGAGCTCGGTTGAGCGACGGGCCATCGCGCGGCCGGGGCCCGGCTCGTTCACCCGATCCCCGCCGACTCGAGCAGGTACGCGAGCCTCACGCCGTAGACGCGACAGAACTCGGCCAGCTCGACCACGTCGACCCGCCGCTCGCCCGACTCGCACTTCGAGACGTACGACGCGTAGGTCCCGAGCCTCTCGGCCACGTCGAGCTGGGTCAGCCCCGCATCCTTGCGCGCCCGGCGCAGGGCCACGAGCAGCCGCTCGTACCTGCGGGTGTGCTGGGACTTCTCCATTGCGGCCCGCCGTAGGCTTCCCCTTGTCGGAGCCTACGGCCGGACCCTAGAATTTCCCAAGTTGGGAAATCTTCCCGACTGTCCCGAAGGCATGGACCGGGCGAACGACGAGTTGGCCCGGCGACGATGAACCCCATTCAGGAGGGCAGGGCGATGACGAACGGCGGCCATCCCGAGGGTGGCGCCGCGGGGAAGCCCGCTTCGGAGAAGCCCGCCCCGCCGCCCGAGAAGCAGGAGAAGAAGGAGGGCGGGAAGCCGCCCGCCACGACGTCGACCGCGGACGGTTCGCGGGAGGCTCGGGAAGCCCACGCCTGAGACGGCATCGTCGGACACGCCCCGGGGCCACCCGGGCCGGGGTTGCGACGCCCGCTTTGCCAAATGACTCAGCCCGTGTAGAGTCCCGGCTCGTGCGGGAACTCAAGCGGGACAATTTCGGGCTCCTGATCGCCTATCTCTTGCCGGGGTCGGTCGCCCTGTGGGGGGCCTCGTATCACGTCGTGGTCGTCCGCGACTGGCTCACGACCGCCCCGGCGGAGGGCCCCTCGATCGGGGGCTTCCTGCACGCGACGCTCGCGTCGACGGCCCTCGGACTCGTCATCAGCGCCGTCCGCTGGGCACTGATCGACCGGCTCCTGGCGCGGGCCGGCGTCCGGCAGCCCGCCTGGGATTTCGAGCTCTTCGCCGAGCGGCTCGCCGCCTACGAGTGGCTCGTCGCGAACCACTACCGCTACTACCAGTTCTACGCGAACATGCTCGTGGCCCTGGCCTGCGCCTACGTGGCGAGGCTCGCCGCCATCGGGGACTTCGGACGACGCGAGGGCCCGGTCGCCGCGGGCTTCCTCCTCGTCGAGGTCGTCCTCCTCCTGGGCGCGCGGGACGCGCTTCGCAAGTACTACGCCAGGACGCGAGCCCTCCTCGCGCGGAGGAACCGTCGCCGCCGGAAGGATGGAGCACGGCCGGTCGTTGCGCGCACGTCGTCGCGAGGGCCGAAGGCCCGCCGGGCGACGTCGGATCCCGCCGATCGGACGGAAGCAGCCCCTACATGCCCACCCAGCGGCCAGTCGACCGCCGAGCAGGCTCGCCACGGGGCGGCCCAGTCAGGGCCGGACGCCGGGGCATCGAGCCGGCGACGCGAACCGGGGGAGGGCGCCGGGGGAGGGGGCTCGACGGGGGGCCGGACTTGAACCTGGTGTCGACTTCGGAGCTCGAACCCCGCCAGACCCGCCGGCTCAAGAGGATGGGGACGGGCTCGGTCGCGGGCGTCACGGATCGAGGGGCCCCCGTTGCGGGGCTCGAACCCGTCGGGACGGCCGGCCACTCGGACGGCCCCGCCGCGGCGCTCACGGCCCGTGGCCTCCTGGCCCGCCTCCCCGGCCAGCCGCTCGCCCGCGGTCGCCCCGAGCGGCCCATGGCGCTTCCCCATGCCTTCCCCTGCGCAAGCCGCAGGACAGCTCAGATGGCGATGTGCCCGATCTCAACTGGCGTGATCTTGTCACTGGTGCGGTCGTAGAGCTTGGTCGTCTCGGGCGATTCCTGGGTGGCGAACTGCCGGGCCCTCTCTATCGTCCCGCCGGCCTCGACGAGCGGGACGCTGGCGGCCTTGGCGGCCACCCTCAAGTCCGCGTCGAGCGTAGCCTGCGGCAGGCCCCGTCGCATGGGGAGAAAAAAGGTAAGCCGCCTCGTAGGCTGATAGGTTGCGGGCCCGCGCAAGGGCCATGGTTTCGCCTTCGTGACGGTGGGGGCGCGGAGAGGTGAGCGGCCCACGCCAGAGAGCGTCAATCCTCATCCTGTCGTCGAACACCTCATGCCCAGGGGTTTGGGCAATGACCGGTTCGGGTGGCCCTGCAGCTCGATGGCCAAGAGGCAAACCGGAGCGGGTGAGTTGCCGTGGTTGCGGTCGACTCACCTGCGTCCCCGCGGGCCGCACCCGGTTAAGTCTTCCGCGTCAGAACCGTCTCGCCCTGGGCGTAGCAGATCCACTCGTACGACTGACGAGCCACCTCCTGCAACGAGAGCAGGTCGTCGCGGGCGAACCCCGGAGAACGGTTCGCGTCCCCCGAGTGCCCCACGGTCGCCAGTTCAACGGAATACGACCCGGCCTCCTCCCGGATGGCCGCTTCGACCCGTCCGACCAGGATCCGATGAACCGCTTGAGTCTCGGACATGGTAACCTCCGAAAAAGCACCCCCGGCAACTCACCGCTCGTCAGCCACCGGCGGTGGCTCACGAGGGGTTGATCGCTAGGGCGGAGGTCACGCGGCTGAACTGAGGCGGCCCGGGCCTCCGATCGTCATAACCCGGGACACCAGCTCGAGTCAAATCACCCCGGAGTCCGTGAAAGCGCGCTCGATCTCGGCCTCGAACTCCTCGGCCGTCTTGAAGCGGAGTTCGTCCGTGTCGTCCAGGCAGGTGTCGACGACGGCGGCGACTTGGGCCGGGACGTCGGGGCGGCGAGCCCGGATCGGCACGACGGGCTGGGTCTCGATGATCGTGAGCCGGTTCCCCCGTCCGAAGTCCCGCGGGGGCGACTTAGTCAGGAGGAAATAGAGGACGGCCGCAGCCGACCAGACGTCCACCTCCGGCTCGGCTTCGAGGTAGTCGTGGTACTGCTGGCGACACATGTACTCCGGGGTCCCGCCCACCTGCGACCGGTCCGTGATCCTGCTCCAGCCGGCGGCCCGGAACGCCTTGGCCAGACCGCAGTCGCTCACCTTGACCAGCCGGGCCGCGACGGTCCCGCCGAACAGGATGTTGGCGGGCTTGAGGTCCCGGTGGACGACGCCCACCTCAGGGCGGGTGCCGCCGTCTCGGTCGACGGCCGTCACCGGAGCAGTGGCCAGATATCGGAGGGCGGCGAGGACTGGGAGTATGATCGCGCGGGCCTCGGCGAGCGGGAGGGCGGGGCGGTCCCGCATGTACTCGTTCAGGTCGCCGCCGTCGCAGTACTCCATCGTGAAGTACGGCGCGCCAGCGTGCTCCCCGTGGCCGAAGAACCGGACGACGTTGGGGTGGTCCAGGGCCTTGAGCGTCTCGATCTCGCGGAGGAACCGGGCGCGGACGAGCGAGTCGCCGGAGTGGAGGGCCTGTTGGCGGATGACCTTCAATACCAGGTCGGCCTGTCCCGGGATGGTCGAATGGTAGAGATGGGCCTCGCCCATCGCACCCCCGGAGAACTTACTAACGTAGCGGAACCCAGGAAGGTCGGGGAGGTGATCGGGGAGCTTGGGGGCGGGAGTCATATGGCCTCCGGTGCGCGGACGGGAAGGAGCGGCTCGAGGATGGCTCGGACGCGGCCGACCTCTCGCGCGAAGGAGGGCTTCGACCGAGGGTCGGGGTCGGTGCCGGCCGCGGCAAGTTCCGCCTGCGCGGCGGCGACGTCCGCCTCGACCTCGCGACTGCTTGCCCCCGGATCCAACGGTGCGCCACGCGCCCGCGCCCGCACCGCGAGCGCCCGCGCGAGGGTGAGGCGATGCCGGGTCTGTCCTTCGGTGCGAACCAACCGGGTCAAGATCTCCACCGCACGGGTGACGAGATCGGAGCCGCGGACGGGGTCGCCAGCGTCCATCCACAGGGTTCCCGCGTGCAGGCACGTCGACGCCAACTCGAACCGGTAGCCCCGGTCGCCGTCGAGCTCGACCAAGTCCCGGTAGACGCCGACCGCCCGCTCGCACGCCTCAGCGGCCTCAACGTCGCGGTCATCAAAACCCAGCCGCCGTGCCTGCTCACGGTACGCTCGGGCGAGGTGCGGCCGCCACTCCGTCCGCCCCAGCTCATCTTTGAAACGCTCGAAGATGGCGACGGCCCGGTCGTCGAACGGGGCGGCGGGCCGCTCATCCCCGTCTTGGATCAGCCGCGAGCGTTCGACCAGGCATTCGGCGAAGTGGGGCTCGTACGTCGCGCCGCCCTCAGACCCCGTCAGGTCCGAGTAAATATCGGTCGCCTTGTTCAGGTACAGGGCCGCCTGGACCCGATCGTCGGCGTCCTTCCGAATACGGGCGAACAAGAGGTAGCACGCCGCGAGCTCGTGCCACCGGGCCGGCTTGGCCCCGGCCGGGCACGCCCTCTCGTAGGCGGCGATGGCCGCCCGGCACTCGTTCTGGGCCTGCTCCGGGCGGGCGGCGAACCGGAGCGCGAGCGCGAAGTTGGCGTGGACCGAGGCCAGCAACCCGGCGTCCACCCGAGCCTCGACTCGGCGGTACAGGGCCACTGCTTGTGGAAAGAGCTTGAGGGCCCCCTCCACGTCGCCCTGGACGGTCATCGCCCCAGCCTTCGCCTCGAACGCGTCGGCCAGGAGAGTGATGAGGCGATCGTCGGCCGGGACCGGCGGGAGCGATGTGATGACACGGTCGTAGGCGGCCAGTGCCCCTGGGATGTCGCCGGCCGCCTCGTGCGCGGCCGCGCGTTGCAGGCGGAGCTTCCCGAGATACAGGAGGCCCTCGTCCGTCGCCGGAGTGACCCGCTCCAGTTCCCGTTCCAGCTCCCCGTAATCGAGCATGTCGCAGAAGGCGACGGCCCGAGGGGCGGAGTGCCGTGCGGCCGCGCCCCGGTTCGCCGCATCCCTGTTAAGGATGTGGTCAAGCTCCTGCCCGAGCAGCGAGGCAACCGGAACTCCGCCGCAGAGCTCGGTGGCCCATTGCGCCGGTGCAATGTAGGTAATCGTCCCGAGCCGGCGAAGCGGACCCCCCTCCCGCCGCCGCAAGGCGGGCGGTCGGGCCCGGGGGTACTCCACCCCGGTCAGATCCCGGTACGCCGCGACGAGGTTCCCCGCAGCCTCGGCCATGGACGTCCAGCCGGCCCCGCTCGGTTCGAAGCAACGATCGATGGTCTGCGCCACCCGGGGCGGCACCGCGAGTCGGGTGGGCCGGCGAAGATATCGGCGGAAAGTCGACCGGGCGAAGCGTCCATGTATGCACGCCGGCCGACCTGCGAACAGTTCGAAGACGGTGAGCCCCCAACTCCAGAGGTCCGCAAGCGGCGACGGCGGGCCTTCGGGCGGGTGAAATGGTGACTCGTACTCCGGTGTCGCGGCGCATGTCGCTACGGCGAGGACGGCCTGCTCCTCGGGCGTCAGCCGGGCGGCGTCCGGGAGGCACGACCCAAAATCGACGAGCTTCACCACACCGGCGGGCGTCCGTATCAGGTTCTTCGGCTTGACGTCCAGATGGATCCATCCCAGCTCGTGAACTGCCGCCAAGGCCCACCCGGCCTGGATGGCCGTGTCCAGCACCTCGACGAGGTCCCGTCCCGCGGCGCACCACTCGCTCACGGGCTCTCCCGTGATCAATTCGCTCGCGATGACCCACTCGTCCCCGACCCGGGCGAAGTTGGCACAGCGGGGCAGGTGCGGGTGGTCTCCGAGCTCTAGCAGCCGGGCGAGCTCGTCCTCGATGGCCCGGGGCGACTGAACGGCACCGCGGCGTGCGCGTTTGACTGCGAACCGGGCATTCAGGGAGGGGCTGAAGGCCTCGTAGACCTCCCCACAACCGCCGAACCCTCGGAGGCCCTCGATGCGGTAGTCCTCGAAGCACAAGTCGTTGGTGTCCCACCCCTGCGGCGCTGGGAGGTCCTCGGACATCGGAGCACTCCGGCTCGGTCGGGCACGGGTGGCCGCGTCGAACGTGCAGCCGATGCCCTAACCGCGCAGCCGTCGGTTGGCCTTCTGCCGGCAATATCATAACCGAGAGTTGGGTATGAGCGGCAGGCAGCCTGGGGGGCCCATGGTGCCACGCCCGGCGGCCTCTCTCTTCTTCGCCAACTCGGCCCTGGAGTTCCGCTTCTCCACCGGCGCCGGTCACCCGATGTCTGGGATGGCGATGGGCCGCCACGAAAGGCTCGGATGGAGGGGTACTCTTCCGGGACGGGCATGTCCCGCGCCCCGCTCACGCGATGCCTCGCACGGACGCGCCTCCGACCGACGGGGTTTCCGGACCGCGATCGCGTCCGGGGCCGTTCTCCGCCCAGCGACGCGATCCGAGTGGGCGGTCCCTGCGCTACCGGGCTGGCGCTTGCCATGGCTAGCCGCACCCGTCGGGGAGGCGAAGACCAGGCGGCCTGCGGGCCCCGTCCGCGACCGCCTTGACTTTCTCGAGGCCTGGCCTTACCGTTATTGAGTCGATAGCAGTGCCACGTCACGTGGCAGAGTATGAAACCCACTATCGACCTCTTCATCGGCTCCCCGATCGAGCTCGATTCGGAGAAGGACTTCCTAGGGCAACTGTCCGCGGAGCTCCTCGCGCGGGGCCGGCCCGCGCTGGTCTTCGCGAACTTCTTCCCGCTCCGGAATCCCCATCAGATCGACTTCCTCGTCGTGACGGCAGACTGCGCCTGCCACGTCGAGCTCAAGCGCCTGACGGCCCCCGTCGTCGGTGGGCTCAACGGCCGCTGGTCGTTGCGTCGCCCGGACGGCTCGCTCTCGCCGCTCGAGGCGAAGAACCCGTACCGCCAGGCGCTCGACGGGAAGTTGGCGATCAGCGACGAGATGCACGCGTTCGCGCGCGCCAACCGTTCCGTCCCGGTCCCGTCCCAGGGAGAGAAGTTCTTCAGGTACCTCGAGAGCGTCGTCTGCGTCTTCCCGGAGCTGCTCCCGGGGTCTTCGGTTCCAGACGATCACAAGGTTCGCTCTCGAGGGTTCCAGGGGCTGCTTCGGCTCCTCGACGAGCGGAAGACCCATCCGCCGGGGTGGTCGCGAGCGACGTGGGTCGCCTTCGCCATGCACCTCAACCTCACGCGGGTCGACGAGGCCGATGAGCGATTGCCGCTCGAGGCCAAGGAGGCACGTCGAGCGGTCACGGAGTACGCAGGTCGGTTCGAGGGCTACTACGCGAAGGGGCTTCCGGCTCTCGTGCCGACGAACATCCGGCAGCCGGACGGCACGGAGGCGCCGTCCTCGGCGATCATCAATCAGCTCCTCCGCGGGGCGCACACTCAGCTCGTCGGCCCGTCGGGATACGGGAAGACGCTCCACGCGAAGCAGATGGCCCTCGCCGCGCTCCGCGGCGGCCGGATCCCGGTTTTCGCGTCGGCGAGGGAGTACGAGGGCAAGCTCTCGACGTTGCTGGATCGGAGCGTCTCTCACCTCCACCCGGACACGGCCCTCCACCTGCTCGATGCGGCCGACCGGAACGGCAGCCCCGTGAGCCTCGTCATCGATGGCTTCAACGAATGCCCGAAGAAGTGGCAGAAGAACCTCCTGAAGGACTTGCAGGCGTTCTATCTGCGATGGCGCGTCCCGATCCTCATCACCGCGCAAGAATCGCCGGAGCTGACGGAGCCGCTGGCGGGCGAACGCTATGTCTTCGCACCGCTCAACTCGGAGCAGCGGTACGCGGTCCTGAATTCGTACGTCGCCGGCGGGGCGTCCGAGGAGATCACCTCGCTCTGCGAGCCGTTCGAGACGCCGTACGAGCTCAGCCTCGCCGCCGAGTGCCTCTCCGAGATCGGAAGCCTGGCGACGCGTGCATCGCTCTTCGACGCGTACGTGCACAAGCGTTGCCAGGGGACTGATTCCCCGGCCGTCGTCCGGAGCATCCTCTGCGGCCTCGCCGACCGTATGCAGAGGAGATTCGTCAGCACGCTGACGATGAACGAGGTCTGGCGCGTCGCCCAGGGCGTCGTCGCGAGCGAAGGCGGTCGCTCGGTGCTGGTCCCCGAAGTGCTCGCATGCGGCCTGCTCGACGTGAGGCAGAACTGGTGCGCGTTCCGGCACGAGATCCTCGAGCGCTTCTTCCAGGCGGAGGCGCTCACGCGAACACACCCGTCCCTGGACGAACTGGCCCGCGCGATCGCCCTGCCGCGACATCGTCACCTCGTCGAGTTCGTGCTCGGGTCGGAGGGTGACGAGTCATCAATCCGCGAATGCCTCGTCTCGCTGGCGGATGGACGGGCCCTCGCCGACTGCCTGCGAGGGAGGCTCGGCGATGTGGCACGCGACGTGGCGAGGTCGGAGTGCATCCGCCTGCTGCATGCCGCCGAATCGTCGCTCGACGGCATGGACGTCGAGCTTGAGGGATCGGAGTCGATAAGTCTGCTCACCATCCCCCGCGGCCCGCGCTGGTCGCCGTACGATCTTGCGCTGATGAACGCGATCGGCGAGATGCTCGCCGAAGGTCAGTTCGTCGACGGCTTCCTCCGCCTCCTCCGCCGGACCGAGGGAACGTGCCGGTTGGCCCTCTCGGACAAGGCCGGCTTGAACGGCCGCCTCCGGCCGGGGGATGCTACCTGGATGTACGCATCCCTGTTCGTCATCCAACGTGGCGGGGACGAATCGTACTTCCCGGTCTCCGTGATCTATCACAAGGCCCGCTTCTCGCTCGTCTCGCGGGGCGTCGCGAAGATCCCGGAGCCCGTCGTGGCGCTCATGGCGGAGCTCCCGGAGCGTAGTCCCGGCGAGTTGCTCGTCCTCTGCTGGTATCTCCGCGGCGCGCCGCCGGAGCTCGCACCGTCTGTTCCTTCGCTCGTGCGTGCATGCTGGGAGACACGCATTTACCATCTCCGCCTGGAGGCCTTGGACCTCGCCGGCGTGGCATCGCGCTCCCTCGAGGGGGCTCCTCGCGAGGAGATGATTGAGCTCCTCGGCTCGCTCTCCACGAGCAACGTCATGCTGAGTACGTCCATCGTCGACGCGATGATGGGCTACGAGATGCTTGGGCCGATAATCGGCGGCGACCAGGCCGCGGCCGAGATCGCCCAGATCCTCCAGACCCCGGACGATTCCGAGGCGTTGCAGCGCGCGTACGGAGTCGTGAACAACATCTTTGAGGATGTGTATCAAGGCGTATACTGGGACGTGATTGAGTCGCTCGCCCGCGAGTCCCGCGTGAAGCTCTTCACGATGGCTGCACTCGGCGCGCCCGTTTACGCGATGTTTACCGACTGGACCCTCCGCCGACTCGTCGAGCTCGGCGATCAAGCCGCCCTCCCGGCATTCGAGCGGTGGTGCTCCCCGCCCGCGGCCGGGAGCAGCTGTCCGCAGGATGCGACGGCGTGCTTCGTCGAGGCGATCCTCGGCCGCGCCGTGTTCGTCGACGCGCCCCCTCCGGGCGGGGCCCTCGAGACGGATGATCACCGAACGTGGTCGATCTACGGGGCAATCCTCCACTGGTCGTTCCGCCCCGGGCTCTCGGATGCGGAGAAGGTTGCCCTCTGTGCGCCGCTCTGGGAGGAGCTCCAGAGGGACCTGCCGTTCGAGGCGGTCGACCCGCTCCATCGGCTGGCGGCCGTGGCGGACTCGAGGCCCGATCGGCAACGTCCGGTCCTCGAAACATTGTGTACTCTCTTCCCGGATGAGATCCGTCGCATCCTCGAGTTCGGCGTGAAGCAGCGAGATCGCCTCACGAGCCGCTTCCGCGGGCCTCGCGACGCCGAAGCCCGAGTCAAATTCATGATCCGCTGGCTCGGCTGGATCGGTAATCCAGATTCCTTGAAGACACTCGAGCCCCTGGTCAACTCTCCTGACCTCGGGCGCGACGCGGTCGCCTCCGTTCGTGCGATCAAGTCGGCGGGGGGCCGCGGGTAGGGCTGCCCGAGGAACTGGAGGGGGCAGCGGTCCGTCGAGTCGAACGATTGCTCGAAGAGCGGGTGGAGGCGTTCCCCGGCTGCGGTAGATGACAGAGCGAGAGCCGACGCCGCCCGCAGGCCGACATCCCGCTCCAGTTGCATCACGCGGCGGTTCAGGTCCGCGAGCTGGTTCTCCTCGGCACCCCAGATCTCATGCAGCAGGTTCTCCGCCACGACCTCGAAGTAGCGCATGACCCGCTCCTCGGACGCGGCGATCTTCTCGTAGATCCGCTCGTCCATCACCGGTTCAAGTTCAGCGGCCGCGAGCTCGCCCGCGTCGCAGAGCCCCTGCGGCGTCACCTCCACCCCGTAGGCCTGCAAGATGGCCCTCCGGTAGGGCCGATCCTCGTCGTCTGATGCTCATCCGCGGTGCGGGTCGTACCCTCCGGGGTTACGGCGATAATCTCCTCACCGCAGCGCAGTACGCGGCCGAGCTCTGGAACGTCTGCACCCTTCCGGTCGCTGCCCGTGGCGGATTCGGCCTGTCCGGCCTGCGAGGCAATTCCCAAGGCCACCACCACCTCATCCCTGCGCTTCATCGAGCACGACCCCATATCCAGGGCGTGGTACAATGGCCGCTATGGAACCGACAGCCACCCGAGTCACCGAGCCGCACGAGCCCGCGACGAGCCAGGCCAGCCCCACGCTGGAGGAGCTTCTCGACCTCGAGTTTGAGGCGTTCTGCGCCCGCGAAGCGGCCGAGGATGTGACACTCGACGAGGTGCTCAGGGCCACGGCCAGCATTCCCGGCAGCATGGCCCGAGCCGTCATCGAGGAAGAGCGGGCGAATAGGTTCTGATGGCCCGCTCCTTCTTTCGATACCAGTGCCCTCGTCAAGAACTACCACTCCGAGGGCGGCCCCCCGCACGTCCAAGCCATCCTTGGGACCGCCGGCTCGGAGTTCTTCATCTCGCGGCTCTCCGCCGTCGAGATGCTCTCCGGCTTCGCGGGGAAGGTCAGGGCCGGCGCCCTCTCCAGCACCGACTACGGCACCCTCCGCAAAGGGTTCTTCGCCGACATCCGGCGAAAGACGCTCCGGCCGCTCTGGGTCTTTAGACACCCGCTACAAGCTCGCGGGCACCTCATCGGCAAGCAGGCCATGACCCGCCAGTTCCGCACGCTCGACGCGATCCCCCTTGCCGTCGCCCTGCGTTTTCATCGCTCCTTCCCGCTCGACGCGTTCGTCTGCGCCGACCAGCGGCTGAGCGATGTTTCCCGCCCGGAAGGGCTCACGGTCATCCAGCCCTGACTTGGGCCTAAAGACCAACCTTGGCCGCCGCGTTCTCCCGAAACAGCGACCCGTCGCGGATATAGCGCCGCATGACGGCGAGGCTTTTGTGCCCCGACTGGTCCTGGATCGCCCGCTCGGAGACGCCCGCCATCGCCGCCTGGGTAATGAGGCCCGCTCGTAAGCTATGCGCCGCGTACTTCCGAGCGCTCTTGCCTGCGGCGATGAGGCTACGCTTCACGACGTCGGCCACGACTTGATCGGTCAGTCTCCGGTCACTCACGTCCCCGTGCTTGTTCACCGAGCGGAAGAGGGGACCCTCGTCGATGTCGGCCTCCTCGATCCAGGCCTGGACCGCTCGTACGGGGCAGGTCTCGGCGTGCTCACCGAACGGGATGCCGATCTTCCTCCCGACACCCACCTGGTCGGTCTTGCTCTTCCGGATAATGACCACGAGGCCCTCCTCGGCAATCGCGAGATCGGTGACGTCGAGGCCCACCAACTCGCTCCGCCGCATGGCGCCGGCGTAGCCGAGGAGGAGGAGCGCGCGATCCCTCACGCCGAGGAGCGAGTCCGGGAGGTGCTCGACCATCTCGCGGATGTGTTTCGTGAGGGTCGGCTTCATGTGCGACTGGGCGACGCCTTTCTCGCGGCGGATGCCGGCCCAGACGTAGCGTACCTGGGCGTGCTTCGTGGGCGACTCGAATCCGGCGGCCCGGTGGGCCTCGGCGATCGTCGAGAGCCGGCGCCGGAGGGTGCTCGTCTTCAGGTCCTGGGATCGGTCGGCCAGGTAGTAGGCCACCGTGTCGGGCGCCGCAGGCATCGAGGGCCTGCGGTACTTCTCGCACCAGGCGGCGAAGTCGCCCCAATCCGAGCGGTAGCTCTTCTTCGTGTTCTCGGCCTTGGAGTTGTCAATGTAGGCGGAGGTCAGGGCGCCCAGGCGCTCGAGCTTCTGGGCGGCGGAGGCGGCGCCTCGCGGGCGTGGCAGATCGTCGTTCTGGCGTTGGTTCGTCATACCGGTCGGGCGGGTACTCTACGCCTCGAGCGTACCACCGGGCCGGGAAGAGGGCGAGCGGCGAAGGATGGCCGCGGCCGGGCGGTTCGACGACCCGCGCTGGCCCGCGAGCAAAGACGCGCGATCACGACCTCGGGAAAGCGGCCGAGGCGGTGGCGATGGGAAGGTAGAGGTGGAGATCCGAGTCGACGAGCGACCGGAACTGGTACTTCTCGTAGAAGGCCTTGGCCTTCTGGTCGATGGCGTCGACTACCACGGCGTAAATCCCGATCTTCGCCGAGATATCGACGGAGCGCGCGAGCGCGTCCATCAGGAGCTTCTCGCCGAGGCGTTGCCCCTGGGCGCTTCGGTCCACCGCGAGCCGCGCAATGAGGACGACAGGCACGGGATGCCGCGGGAGCTTCTTCGCGCCCTCGGTGGGCAGGTTCTCGAAGGCCACGGCGCCGCTGGCGATCGTGTAGTAGCCGAGCACCTTCGGGTCGTGCTCACGAACCGCGACGTAGGTGCGGCCGAGGTTCCGCTTCTCGTACTGGCTGACGAGCGATCTGAGAAATGTGTCCAGGGACGGCACGCCCGAGTCGAAGGCGTCCCGCGCGTGCGAGCGTTCGAGCCGCACGATCGAGACATCACTTGCTGCCATGGACGTGCCGCGCCGCCGCGCGAAGCAGTGCCGGGCCGGGCTCGGGAGGGTGCTCGAGGGCTTCGAGGAACCGATCGCGGTCGATGTCGGAGAGGACGAGCGGCGACTCCTCCCGGAACCGGACCTCGTCCTCGGGGACGACGCGAGCCTTCCGCACCCGGAGCTCGGTGTCGCTCACCTGCTCGATGATGACCGTCGAGTTGGCGAACCCCTTGGGGAGGCTCACCCGGCCCTTGGAATCGGTCGTGCGTGTCTCGGCGTCCAT